ATGCGGCAAACATATCTGACCAGCGACAATCCGACCGTGGTGAACCGACTGCGCAAGGACTGCCGTGAATACGCGCGTCAACGCGAACTGGAGGAATGGTTCGAAAACATCCACCATGTCCGTCTGGCGTGGAAGGAGGACGCGGATGGCAAGCGAACCGTCGAAGGAGTTGAAGCCGTCATGTCCAAGGAGACCCTGACCATCCAAGGCAAAGGCGATTTGAAAGGCTACTGGCTCATGCCCATGAACGGCGTGTACAAGCCATGCAAGAACAATGTTGAAGTATGGAGGATGCTCCGCCAATTCGAATGGCGTCCCGACCCTCTGCCGGGCATCGTCAGCTCATACACGTATACGCCATACGTGGACATGTTTATCGAAGACGACAAAGCATATCTTTCCATGCCGGTGGAAAGCTGGGATGACTCTTTGTGGCATAAGAGCACGAAGGGAACATTCCGTAAGGCCGAGGAACGTTTCAACGACGGCGCTTCGGGAGATGACCGGTGATGCTTCATGTCTTGACGTTTATGGTGGTGGCGTTCTCCTTGGTAACACTGCTGTTGTCGTTCCTGTTCTTCCTCTCCGTCCAACATCCCCACCTGTTGGGACGTAAGGTCGCAAGATGTGTCCGAGTTGGATGTGTGGGATTCTCCACTATGACAGCCGTCGTGGAGTTCCTTCGGTGCTTCCGGTTCGGTAGCGTAAGCTCCGGCATGTGCGGACTCATTTGGATTGTCACCGCGTTAATCTGGCTGTTTCTTATCCGCTGGGATGATAAGTCCGACGGTTTGGACGGTTCCGACTTGGAAGACCCGTCGGAATGAGCGAGCAGGGTGTCTTCGACGCGTTGACGGCTCTGTACGTGGTTGCGTTCTTCCTGTTCATCGTTGGAACGATAGTCTGGACGGGGAACAGAAGACGCGCCCGCAAACATCCCGGCAAAGGGTATGCTCCCCGATGGATTCGCTTGGGGACGATAGTATGCTCACTGTTGGTCGCCTTGTTGGAAATCTGCCTGTTCATAGGCAAATGGGGTTTCCTTGACGGACTGTCATGCGTATTGTGGATTGTGGTGTCGGCATTGTGGATTGCCGAATACCGGTTGGAAAGAAGCCGAGAAAGGAAAGACGGCTGAATGCTTCCGTTCCGTAGATTCAAACGTGACGCGTATATGCTCGACCAGTGTGCGACCATGGTGGAGGATACTGTTCACGAGATTGGCGAATACGTGAACAAGGATGAGGATATGACCGATTCCATGACTCAGACGCTCTCTCACCTGTTGGATGTGTACAACGACTTGTTGGACGTGTTGGACGATGACGAACTGACTGTGAATCCTCGATTGCATTTCCGACAGTATCCACGTGTTCGCGGGTATATTCGCGACTCCTGTAATCGTTGCCGTTCGGCTGTTGAACAGTTGACGCAACTGGTGGACATGCAGGACGAGCTGAACGACATCGAATGCTATGCGAACGGTGAACTGGATTTCGGTGGTGATTTCTGAAACAAAACCACCGATGTTATACTGAGATTGTTCACATAAAAAGTTTTGGAAGAAGGAAAACGCTATGGGCACACCATGCGTCATCGCCATGCGAAACGGCGAAGACTTGTACCATTGGATATTCAGCCCTTACGACGGGAATATCCAATCCGCGGGACGTATGCTTTTCGACCATTACGACACTAGAGAGAAAGTAGAACGATTGCTGGATAACGGCGACATCGACCTGCTTGCTCCCACCGTCGAGGAATGCGAGCCGTTAAGCGAACGAAGCCCCTACTATTCCGGCGGGCAAGGCTCCAAGGACGAACTTCCGATGTTCGGTGAACTGCACACGTACATCTGGCGTGACGGATACGGGTGGGGTTGCAAACCTATGCTGTGGGAGGCTGTAATGCCCTTGAATCTGTTGCTGGGTGTGGAGAACCCTTGGGTCTGACAGCCAGATTATGCTATAGTGGGCATGTTCACATATTTTGAAAGGCCAAAAACATGCTCAATTTCGAATCCGTCAACTGTGACGGCAAGCACATCAATTGGGAGTTCAACACACTAGAGGAAGTCCACCGACTGTTCTGGTCGGAAGACTGTCCTCTCCCCTCCAACGACGACCTAATCGTCCACGCCGAACTAGACGGCAAACCACTGCCAAAATGTATAGCGTTCCTCGACCTTTTACACATGCTTGGATTGGACGAGGAACAATATCCGCCCGAAAAGGGGAAAACCCATAAGCTTATCGCCATCGACTTGGACAACACTCTCGTAGACTATACGACAGCGTTCAAGGATTGCATCAGCCAATTACAGAAGAAACCGTTCAACGCTCCCGAACCAACCGACTACGGTTTCGCCTGTGAAGGCTGGTTCGAAACCCATGCGGAATTCCGTGAATGGCATCATTGGTCGGTGAACGCGGGACTCTATTTACGTGAACACATGTATCCACATGCTATGGAAGCTTTGGTGAAGCTAATCGGCATGTCGGAAGACAATCGTCTCCTATTCGTCACCTCCCGTGACGACGACCGTGATGATACTCGACGCTGGATGATAGCCATGGAGTTCGACACGAGCCAGAACCATAACCTGTGTCCCCGCCGTAATCTGGACGACCTGCGACGCACGGAAGGTGACGCCGTATTCGCCTCGGACATCCGCCGAATGGCTGAAAAAGACTGGTATGACAAAGACCTCATTACCAACATCGGATACACGTACACGCCGTCACATCGAGGTATCCCTTACTGTCATCTCAAGCAGAAGAACCTGCTCAAAGCCGACTTGTACGTTGAAGACAATCCCATAATGCTGGACACGCTCATGCACGAAGGACTCCCCGTCTTGGCGAAACGCCACGGCTACAACGTGGAACAGTGCGAACGGTTGGAGCATGAGGGCGGTGGAGCTGTGTTCGACTCGTGGAGCGAAGTGCCCGAACTGGTTGACCGGATTTTGTGAAAGGAATGACGTTGAGAAAAAGAAAACCCGTGGTATACGGTTTCAGAGACCCCGCATTAAGCCTACTGCCGTTGGGTGCATGCCCGTACTGTGGAGGAAAAGTCACGTTCGACTTAGTGCAAGTGACATCCGACTCCAAGCTGTTCTCCCGCCCAGAGGGTTTTATCGTTTGGTGTGTGAAGTGCGAGAACGCGTGCGACTTGGAGCATTTCTTCAGGCTTCACGGCGAATGGGATAGCCCATACAAGGATGATGCGGTCGGGATACTCCGCGAACAATGGGCCGGAGCGTGCTCCAAGTTGAAGAATCTCAAACCCTGCGGCAGATGCGGAGTCAAACCGGTTTGGAGAATTCAACCCGACTCAGCCCGCGTGGAGTGTCCCAAATGTGGCAACGGATTCTCGGACGACTCGGAATACTACGAGATAGGACGTCTGGCTCTGAAGTGGACCATGAGCCAGTCCAGACAGGGCGACGCGTACCGTTTGGAATCGATGCTGAACGGCTGAATATCCTACTCAAGGGAAAGGACCGGGGGAATGATAGAACAGGACAAGAAGCCCGTCATCAAGGCCGTGGCCTACGAGGTGAGGCATGAGCCGGAGGATGAATACGATTTCGGATATTCTGAAACCCGCTACCGGCTCGTGAACATGGACACGGGTGAGATTGTGGATGACGCGCAAGGCTACGGGTACAAGACCGCCGCCGGAGCACACCGGGCTTACGGGTATAAGAGCATGCCAAAGAGTCGGAAGAGGAAAATCGCTTCCGTCAAGGAACGTGCGCGCCGCTTCCGCGAGGACAATCCGAGTTTCGTGGACGACTTGGAGTACGGCATGCTGAACGCGTGCAAGGAAGGCGTCGAATACACGTTCGAGGATTTCAAGGAACTGCTGGACGAGGAGAAGCCTGACTTGAAAGGACTGACGGCGGAGCAGTTGTTTCGATACATCTGATTTTTCTTCGATTTTCTATTACGGTTAAATGGGGTGTCTAAGAATATCTTTTTCAGGCACCCTTTGCTTTTGATTGACTAGTATCCTCTTTCTTGTTATACTGGTAGTGTCCACATATGGGCGTGGTTGGCTAACCGCCAATCCCGCCTCACATCAATTACAACCAGAAGGAAACACCTGCATTGGGTATCGAAATCTACGAACAGGACAAGTACGCAACCCACGTCGTCACCAGCAAAGGTGAAATCAAATACGAGTGCAGTGCCCGCAACGTGGCCGAAGCCATCGTCGAAGAACACAACAAGCACAACAGTGGGGAGCCATGGCGTGTTGGCGCCACCGTCACCTTGGTCAGCGCCAAGAACATCGCATGGCGTGCCGAAGCATCAATCGATTGGGATAAGGTCAAGACCGGCAAGAACGCTCCGGCCAAGTGCGTGAAGGTCACGGCTTCGGAAACCCAGACGAACTTGCAGGTAAGCAAGCCGAAGGTCAGTGCCACCTATCTGTTGTTCAACGGTGACAAGCCGGAAAACTACATGCGTTGGCATGCCACGGCGTCCGATAAGGATGTAGCCATGGTGTTGGCGAAACAGGCGGCTGTCAAGGCTTTGGAAGCCTATCTTGAGAAGATTGGCAAGACCGTCAAGACTCCGGCCAAGCCGACCGTAAAGCCGTCCGGGAAGGTTGCTAAATGAGCGACCGGAACAAAGCTGACGAGAATCCGGATGACGAGTATTTGTTGGACGCGCTTCGAGACTTAGGCCCCACGCCAATCGAGGAGCTTATCGACAAGTCCAGCATGGACGACGGGTCGAAGAAACAGTTCCATGAATCACTGCGAGCGCATGATTCCGATGTGGCGCGGGAGCAGTCGGTGAAGATTGCCGTCGGTGAGGCGTTGTTGGAATTGGACAGGTTGCGTGAACGGTTGGATGAAATCAGCGCGTTGACCGTGTGGGATTCCAGTCGGGCGTTGTCCGATGCTATTCCTTCCGTCGAGGCAATCCGCGTCATCCTCAAGCAGATACGCGGCCATGACAATGGTTGTGTGGATTCCGGTTCTCGAATCCGTTATCGTCTGGGGTGTGATGTGGACGGTGGTATCCTGCCGTTGCTCGGTCAAATGTCGGACGGGGCTGATGGGTTGGTGTATCTGAAGAACGTGCTTGACGCTTGCAAGTCCGCCAATATCGAAGGGAACCCGCGCATCCAGTACGCGTATGCGACCGGTTGGAGGGACTTGAACTGAAATGTCCAAGTTCGACAAGACAGCCGTGTACGGGAGGGAGAATCCGTTCATTCCCTCCCCTGAGACCATGGACGCGTTGAAGGACGCGCTCATCGAGGAGGCTGACGAGCGTTCCGACATGCTTATCGGAATGACCACCGCGCCTGATGGGAGGAAGGTTCTTCGTCGTCAGAGCGCGGGGCGCAACACTGGATGGCGTTCCCTTATCGGATTGCGTTATCGTATCCAGACCAAGGAGGAGGCCGACGAACTCCGTTTGGATTATCGTCGTTTCTTCGAGGGGTACGTGGAGCGAACCGACAAGAGCGAGCGTCGTAACCTGTTGGATTTGGAGCATAAGACCGTGGACGGCGCGTACCGTTACACGGTGGAAGGCGTGGTGGCTGACTGTGAGGAGACGAGCGTATCGAACGGGTATGTGTCCCGCCTGTGTCTGATGTTTCCGCATGTGGTGAATTCGGATGGTTCTCAGACGCTTATCGACTCGCATATTTGGCTTGCCACGTTCGTGAAGAACACTGTTATCCGTCCCGACCGTATCGAGCCTCATAATGGTTCCGCCGACCGGCTGATGACGATTCGGTTGGGTGACACGTTGCGTGTGGACGCCGGATTGTGTGCGTATACGGATAAGCGTGGCCGTCACCGTTTCGGATTGGCGGATTGGACTCCGTTGGACTCGCATTTGAGGTATCTGCAACTCCGTTCGGATGGTACCACCACTCCGCGCGTGGTCAGCGAGCGCCTGTGTGGGCGTGAGTATGATATCTGCTGGTTGGAGCGGGATGGTAGGCCGGGTTTTCGTTCGGTGATGTTGGATGGGTTGAATGCTCGTGTGAAGGCGGGTTGGAGTTCGTATGATTGGCGTCATCGTCCGTTCCTGTCGGATGGTGATGGGTTCCCGTCCGTTTGTCTTGACCAGTATTTGACGCTTGACCCGTATAAGGGTGAGGCTCACGTGGTGTCCCGTTAGTCGGATTGAGAGGATTTTTGTGTTGAGGAATTGTCTTAAGAAAGGTTTCCGTCCGGTGGCCGTATTGACTGTGGCGGTTCTGATGTGTTCTCTAGGTGGATGTTCGGACAGTGAGTCGGGTTGGTTGGAAGGCCGAGCGTTCACCATGAACGCGTATAGCAACACCGGTGAGCTGACGTTGACGAGTCATGCCGAGAAAATCGGGTTGGACGGCAATGTGACCACCGACTCCCGTTACTACGGCATCGGCACCAATGGTTCGGTTTCCTCCGGTTCGACCGATTCCCTGTCTTCGGTCATTACCGTGACCCTTGACGGCAGGGAGTTGGACTCCTGCGGGGATACGCTCATCTTCACCGAAGATGGGTTGGAGCCGGTCAAGGATTTCGCCGCCGACGCTCTCAAATCTCAGGATACGGAGAAGACGACCGGTACCGGTTCGACGTCGCAATTGTTGAACCGGTATAAGGATTCGTTTGCCAAGAAGCATGTCGTGGTCATCAAAAGCCAAACGGGAATGCCGATTGAAGCGTTCAACGGCGACAGCATCAAATGGGATATAGACGACAATCTGCCCAAAACAACAAGACTCATGGTTGATGGTAAAACGATGTATATCCATCGGGCGAACTTTCAAATCATGGATAAGGATTCGTTGCAGTGAGCCACGATACCGAACCGGAGGGGGCCAAGTTGGTTAGCATCGTAGAGAGGGAAGCCGAGGAAGCGTATCCCACCCAATATTGGGACGATTCCGATATTAAGAAAACGTTCGAGGCCGATAGTGACGATTTGCAGGAAGCCTACGTGAACGGGCGTCTCCACCCCGCTTGCGGGGAGGAGATAGAAGCCGTGGCGAAATATCTCATGTGGTCGGACGAACTCCCGCGATGGAAGAAGACCTACGGGACGACACCCGACGAGGACTTCTTCTGGAAGCGGGCTGAAACGGTCGGCACACGCGACGGATACCTGACGTTAGCCAAGGAGCTTTTGGAAATCGCACGAAAGAAAATCGAGGAGGGACTAAGGTGATTCGACTGGCCGAGACACGGGAAAAACTCATCGCCGTCGATTTGGACGACATCTTCACCGACCATACGGGCGCGTTCCGCGAGGTATTGGCCCAGCTTGGCATCAACGTTCCCGACGGGTATACGAATCGTGTCCTTCCGGTGTTGGGGGCTTTTCTGGCCTACTAGACACAAACTATGCTATAGTGGACGTATTCACACATAAAGGGCCTTCAGACAAAGGAAGAAGCAAACCATGGACACGTCCACCACCTTGGAGGAACAGATACAGGCTTTGATGGATTCGCTGGCCGACACCGCACTATCCGCCGCCGAGTCGCGCCATCAAAGTCAGGCCGGAGAAGCCCACCTGCTGTACGCGCTCTACCGGAACGACGGACTCGTAGGCTCGATGCTTCGAGGCTACGGGTTGGAATCCTCTGAAATTCGGCTCCTCATGTCCGATATTCCGAACCGTCCGTTGAAAATGGGAGAAGACCCGGTATTGTCTTCTTCCAGCCGTCACATATTGCACGATGCCCACGACGCGGTGGAAGTGTTGCGCCACGTGCAACGTGATAGTCATGTCGAACTCCTGCTCCGCGCCCATGGCATCGAACTGCCCGAACATCAACCCACTCGGGAGCAGGTCGAGGCGGCGTCAAGAACCGGCGTCAACCTAGCCCAGACCGTCAGCCCCAACCGTGGGCGTCAGGTCGGTGTGGATTATCTCTCCTACACTCGGCTCATGCTCGAAGCCGCGTTGAACTGAACGAAACCAGCCGAAAGGAATACCCATGGAAAACACTGAGATGAAAAACGGGGAGACGGACGCCGTGGATGCAATCATCGCATGGTTGGACGAGCGGATAGACAGGACGGAAAAGACCATGTCCGCCGGTGAGGACGATTTTTCATGGCTTGCCGACCGTGAATACCTGCAAGCCTACCGAAACGCCCGCTCACACATGACAGCCCTGCGCGGCACGGACGAATACACGGTGCGACATCTGGCCGAATGGTGCGGGATTCGTAAGAGGGAGGCGAAGAACAGTCTGCAACGACTGTTGGAATCAAACATCCCGTATGGAGATGATTCCATCACCTGCGCCGATTCGAGAAGGTTCGCCTACCAGACAATCATCGACCGTTGCGAAGAAGAAGACAAGGAGGTTCGGAAGTGACCAATACGACAATCAGCGACATCGTCCGGTACGCGGACAAGACCGCCCGCGAACGGAACGTGAAGTGGATGGACACGACCATCCTGCTCAAGGCCCTCATCTGGTCGGCCAGTGAAGCCTATCGCATTCTCCAACGTGGCGGACTGGGGTATTCGGAAGACAACCCCGACTATCTGACGAGATTCGACCGAGAGCTGGTGAGATTCGACAACGAACCGTTGGAGGAAGGCGAGAAGCCACGGTTCACTCCGGTCGCCTTACGGTTGGTCGAGCATGCGAACAGCCCACTCGCATTGTTGAGGGCGATGCAACACACCGACTGCGAGGGCAATCTGATTCTCAAAGAACATTGGATATGCCCCCCCCCGAACATGAGCCTTCGGACGAGCAGGTGGAGCGTGCCGCCGAAGCCGGATACTTCCTTTCCGCCCGCTCCTACTTCTCCTACGGAAACCTGAAACCATGGGACAAGGTGAAGCAAGCGTCCAAGGAGAAATGGCGGGAATGGGCGCGGCTCATGCTCGAAGCCACACTCAACGGAACGGAGGAAGCATGGTGAAGAATCTGGATTGGCTTATCGACAAGCTCTGGCGGGTCGCCGACTACACGGAGTTCGAGGTCGGGCGGAAGACCCGACCCTGAAGGCAGTGGAAGGAATCGAACAGTGAACGTCAACGGCGTGGACATCGAATACCAGTTCGACGGCGCGCACGACGCGCGTCCCGCCGAACATACATTGCACGGCTTGGACGGGTTGAACCTGTCAGGCTTGGATTGGATGCGCCTGTCGCACGTATGCCGTCTCATGGCCGCACGCGACCGTAATCCGGAGCGGGCGTTCGTGCGCGTATCCGGTTGAACGGCGGACAGGCCGAACATGAGGCTCATCATGGACGTGCTTCAAGACGATGACGGTACGGCCAGCGTGCCACTGCCGCTCACATCCGACTATCTGCTGGTTGATTCCGCCGAATGCGATGACCGATGCCAATACGGGTGGTTGAGCGTGCTGGAACAGCTGCCCGAACATGTGGACTACGGTCGGTTGGACGAGACCGGCATGCGGGTCATGGACTGGCTGAACGGCATGGCGGACCCGTCACCGGAAATCTTCGAGGATTGGGAGGCCATCGGCCTTATACGGCAGAACGTCTATGAGGACGAGCCGACCGGACTGGCGGACCTATTGCGTTCCACCACCCGGACGGAGCGCGACGAATGCTTCGACATGTTGGAACAGATGGAAACAGGGAGGCCACTGTAATGAACGACTGGCTACGCGTCACAACCATTGGCGGCGGCGACTACGAATGCCGTATGACCATTCTGAAAACGGACGATACGACCATCACCGTCACTCGTCCTTGGCATCACCATTGGACGGACGGTTGGGATTGGAAGACCATCATTCGCCAATGGCTGTCCGACGTGCCGGAAACGTTCGAACCATACGACGGGTTGGCCGAATGGCTGCGCGACGCGGATGCGGAACGTATCGACTGCTGGCATTGCCTGAGTTGGCTCGCCAACCACCAGCGGTCAGCTGTTGAATCCTTGTCGGACGCGGAAAAGAAGCGGCTTGCGTCTAGATGGGCTTGCCGACGCGGTGGAGGACGTACGACGCTGGGTGATGCGGCTCGAAAAAAGAAAACGGCATCACGGACGAGGAACTAGGCGAATGGGTGGAACACAAAACAGTCAGACAACAGCGGCGAAATGAGGACGACAAGTGAGCGCACGGACCGAAACACTGGCCGAGGTCATCGACTGGCTCGGAGACGAGGCGGACAGGGAATGGGAGCGCGCCAAAGACGGCCTGAGCGACGGATACGGCGGGTTCGACGCCTACACGCGGGCAATCCAGCACTGTCAGGACATGATTGTCGAGGAGAAGGCTTCGAGCGGGGAACACGCGGAAATCGCCCTGTTGAAGCATTTGTCCGACACGTTCGATGAACGGCTCCGCAAGGCCGAACAGGCCAAGGACAGGGGAGCCGACTACACGTACCACGACGGCCAGTCGGACGCCTTCGGGTGGGCGGCGACCTACTGCCGACTCATGCTCGAACGGGAACGACGGCACGAAGGAAAGGAACGGAACGATGCATGATTTCTCGCAATGGCTCCAATCAGCGGGCGGTACGGATGATGTGTGCGTACTCCTTATCGTCGGGGCGATTTTATGTATAGCCGTCGTTTTTATGACTGAATCTGTCATTCCGATTCTGCTCGCGTTCGGATGCTTCTGCCTGTCCGAGGGATTGTCCTCTCCAAATCTTGAATCGGAAATCAAGCAAATCTGGGGATTGCAGGAGGTCTCGTCCGAATGCGACCTGCCCGACCACGACCTGCCGACCAAGGACATGAAATGCTACGTGACCAACGGAAAAGGACATAAGGAATTGGTCGAAATCCGCGTATCGAAGGACGGAACCAAACTCGGCCTCTACGACACGGACGGCAAGGCACTGAAACAGACGGGAAGGGAGTAGGCAAGTGAAGGACTTCACGAAATGGGTGGAAGCTTGGAACACGTACATTCATCCGCCAACAAAGCAGGTGCCCCGGACCGCCGCTGAGTTGAGTGCCGGTGGGCATTCCGCATGGGTCATTATTGCCATAATGTGCATCTTCACTCTGGCTGCCATCATCCTCCATTGTCTGGAGGAGAGGTCCACCCTCTTCGTCGTACTCAGCAGCGTATTCACCGGTCTCGGCATCTTCATCGTCTTCCTTGGCACGGTGGCCGTCCTCATGTTGACCCAGCCGACGAAGACGGTGGACGAGAACGTGCCCCGCCCGGCATCATTCGTCACGCAGGTAGGGAGGGAGTTCGGCGTGCGCAACCTGTCATGTCCGGCCAAGGTTATGACCGCATCCGAACTGCCCGACATGGGGTCGTACCACTGCGTCTACACCTACGGCGCGAACGACGCGAACCTGCGGAACGTGACCCTCGTGGTAGCCGACGGCAACAAGGTCGGCCTGTACAAGGCAGACGGCAAGGCGTTGAAACCAGTAGGAAAGGACTAGATGTGAAGGACTTCTCTGCTTGGGCCAATGCGTGGAGCGACTACAGCAGGTCGGATGTCAATTATCTCGTTTTCGTCGTGGGTGGCACGGCGGCTCTCGTTGTCCTTGCTCTTTCCCTCTTATTGGAAAGCAACGGCACTGTTCTGACCTTTTTCTGCGGTTTAGCCGTCATCGTAACCCTAGCTGGCATATGGGTTGTGAACTTCTACCCGATTTGGATGGAGGATTCCCCTGAGCCAGCCGTCTTCACCACTCAGGTCGAGAAGGAGTTCGGCGTGCATGATTTCTCGTGCCCACCCGACGTCATGTCCGTCAAGGACGGTCTGCCCGATGCGGGCACCTATCGGTGCATCGTCACCGACGGCAAGGACGATTCGACAGTAAGGGACGTGAGGCTCATCGTGACGGCGGACAACAAGGTCGGACTCTACGACGCTGACGGAAAGGCATTGGAATGATAGACATGAGCGAATGGGCGAACGGTTCCCACAACAGTTTCGGGGACGCCATATATATGGCGACGTTGACCACGGTGCTGGTTTTCGCCGTGCTGGGCGTCGTCTGGCGGGCGGGCAGACGCTTGGCGCTTCGCGCGACGCATCGTATCCCACGGGACGCCCAGCCATTGCTGGAGGACACCAAATTCGTCATATGTCTGGCCCTTGTGGGCGGCTTCGGACTGCTCCTGACGTTGAACCCCGGTCTTCTCGTTCTCCCGAAGGACACCACGTTCACCGAACAGGTGGTGCGACAGGCCGGATTGGAGGCGTTGTCTTGCCCGACCATCCTCGACTCCAAGTACATGCCCGGTCAGGGCAGGTACGAATGCGAGTACGTGGACGCGAAAGGAAAGGCCCACGACATGAGCCTGCTGGTCACGTCCGACAACAAGGTATGGCTCTACGACCACAACGGCAAACCGATGAAGGTGACGACGAGATGAACCCGGAAGCCAATCTGATGCCGCTCGTCTCCGACTGTGACCCCGTGGACGCGTGCGAATGCCCCTGCTGTTCGACGGTATTCCGCGTGCGCACGCTCATGACTGACGGGGCTGGGCGGCTCATGCGGGACGAGTATGAGACCATCCCCATGTTCTGCACCATGTGCGGCGGACGGCTCGAACAGTCGGAAAGAAAGGAATAGGATAATGGCCGACCCGAAGTGCATGAGGAAAATACAGGGCATGTGCCGCTGTCAGGATTGCGGCCTCATGGCCGACAATGCGGACATCGACGTGGAATTGGACTGTGACGAAATCGTGTTTGAGTGGAGCGACGCGGACGACAGCCAGACATGTAACCTACCGCCCTGCTACGGCGGACACAGGCTTCAGACCGATATGACCGCCTACGACCTGTTGCTGGAGCTTGGCGTCATAGACGACCCCTACGCGCGGAACAAGGAGCGAGATTGAGAAGACTATTGGCATTACTGCTGGTTCCGGTATGCCTGATGTGCGCCGGATGCGACGAAGTGGCCGACGAATCGGAACAGGAAACGGACACCACACCGGCATCCCAGTCGGAGAAGACCGTCACCGGCTGCGCCGACTACGACACCAGAAACTCCGCCGTTGATAGTGGCGGTATCGGTGAATGCGAACTCACGCTGCACGACGGGCGGCACGTCACATGCGCGGTAATGTCCGACTATAGGAAAGGCGGACTGTCCTGCGACTGGGAGCACGCAAGCAAAACAGAAACAAAATGAACACACTCATACAGGAATCCGTGAAACATCATGAGCCACGAAAATTTCCTATCACACCGAATCAAATGCGACTACCCCGATTGCGGCAAACCGTGCGACGACTGGTGGAACGACCAATGGCTAACCCTCGTCAAATACGGCGTACACGGGAGAATGGTCAGCGTCAGACACTTCTGCACAAGCCACCTCGACACCATGCGCAACCCCATTCCGGCCGGCTCATACCATCTACCCGACAATACGCCAAAAGACTGGCACACTTGGGGAGAAGGATACATGTACCCAATATACGAACCATGCATCCCCACCATTCTCAACGTATTGGAAAAAGCCACGCCCGACAACCCACTCCCCAACGAACTTGTCGAAAAATGCGCGCTCGCATTATTCCGAACGGATACGAACTGGGCTGAAAACAATCCGACGAAACATGAAGTACTCGACTTGTGGGAACAGCAGATGCCTTGCATTCAGGAACAGTTTCTGAAACGGGCATATACGGTACTGCATGAAGCCCTACTAGTAGAGTTCCCGAATATGCGGGAATAGGAACGATTGGAGAAAATACAATTGGCTGAAATCAGAGTTTTCGTCGGACAAGTTATGTACCCGTTGGAAATCCGGCAAGGACAACATGTGAGCTTCGAATATTGCCCGTTGGGATGCAATCACACGCCGAACGGCATGAAGGAGCAAGTATCGGACGCGGTAATCGAAAACGATAACGGTCATACAATCCAAGCCACTTGGAAAACCACTGACAAGAAGACCCGTCACGCCGTCCTACTCCGTAGAATCTATCACCCCAACACTTACCGGTATGATGCCCGTATCGGACACCCAAAAATCGCAGAAAAACTCTAAAGGAGAAAATAATGGGATACAAGCGACACATCTTCTACCAGCCGGAGTGCGACTATCCGGATTGTGGGAAACTTCTGCACGTCGAATCCGGAGGACAATCCGTCGAATGGTTCCATATCCTTAAGGACGCGCAGTGAACCGCGCTGAAACCACCGCCATGTTGTCCGCATTGGTGGAGAAGCGTTTGGACTCCCGTACCTCATATTGGGCGCGGGAGGTTAGTTTCGACCGGGGTACCCCCAATTGGCGTCGTATAGATTATGTCGGATTCAAGCCGTATACGCCGAATTATGCGGTAGAGCCGATTAGTGTGGAGCTTGGTATTTTCTCATGCTATGAAGTCAAATCGTGTTTGGCGGATTTTGAGTCGGGCAACGGGCTGACTTTCTATGGGGACGAGAATTTTTTGGTCACGACCCGTGAACTGGCGGAACAATTGCATGAGATGTTGCGCCTTCCTCGGAATATCAACCAAGTTCTTGTGCCCACTCCCAAGGGTGATAGATTGCAAAAACTGTATGACCTGTCCAATAACGGGAGTGCCAGTTACCGTCACCGTCCTGCGAGTGAAATGTTGTATGCGATGATAGAAGCCAATGGGCAGAGGACCAGTAGATATCAGAAGTAGGATTCTTGTTTCTCTTTTGTCCACCCATTAATGCATACTGGAATTGTCTACACAAAACAAGGGCTGGAACCCACCCGACAAAAGGAGACAAAATGAAAATCGCACACATCTACCCAGCAGTATCAGAAGTCTACCTAACCGCCGTCAAGAAAAAAGCACGGGACGCCATGGCAATGGCCTGTGGTATTCCGACGTCGAGGGAATACCGTCGTAAACGTGTGATTCAGAAAGCCAACCCACACTTTCTTCCCATGCCGGACGCCCGTAAATATCGGCACTCGCAGCTTTCAAACTAAGGAAAAACCATGCCCGCAATCCTCATATACGTTCTTGGAGTGCTGACCCTACCATTCCTCTGTCTAGCCTACTGTCTTCTCGTTGACCTGTTCCATAGGAGCGCATGGTATTGCCCATGGTGCAGTGAGTGGGCCGTCAAGTCAAAAGATAATCCAAACCGTACCGCGTACTTGCCGAACATTATCGTCTGGTTCGCCCGAATAGGCCATAGATTGTCAAAACGGCATCGTAAGTGGAAGAGGGTGTACGAGACGTATGATTTCCACCCTTGCAAGCCGTCGAACGTTCTCAGGGACGGTCACATGGACGAGGTCATCCCGTTGGACGATTTCGACTACGGCTATCAGACAATCAGATACAAGTCCCATAGGAAAGGTCTAGACGGCAAAGAGTTAATTGTAACTGTTGAAGTGCCTTCCGAAACGCCGTACATCACATGCATTCGAGATGGTGAACAAACCGAAGGCGATGTCTACCGCAATCCAGACGGAAGCCTGTCACTCATACCTTGGAAGAACAATCCGAGCGGCAAACGGTTCCCATTATTCGACAAGGATGGAAACCCCGACCCGCTTATTAGTCCGAAAAAAAGGAAACAAACACTGGACGGGAAACACTTAGGCAGAAGGAATAGAACGAGAAAAAGAACAATCTGCTAAAGAGCTAAACACTCTCTAGGAGGATGGGGTGGCTAGGCACTTTTCAGTGTCCAACCGCCCCCATTCTTTTTCGGAACTTTTTACCAACTTCCCACAAACCTCGCAACAACCCCGTTTTCAACCTCTAACATAAAACTAAACAACCTTGAACAAAATCGGTTGCAAACTCAATGCAATCATCCAACGAAGGAGCGAACATGGCCGATATTGAAACACACCCCGTATATGATTTGGAACATCTGCCCGGGCATAGGGAAATCCGAAGACCAAAATATGCGGTGAAATATTGGACTCAGTCAGAAACCTGCCAACGCAATCCCCGCAAATACACGCTCATCGCCAAGTCCGATAGTCAACGGACAATCCGTAACATCATGCGTCGTATCGACACGCAGGACGGCAATCATCAATACTCCTCGTTCCGCGTCCGCTCACTGGTCGATTCGGAAGAATATCCGGAGGGCGTTTTCTCGACTGAAATCCGTCAGGATGATGACGGTAATTTTCTCCTCTACGTCGCATACATTCCCGCCGAAGACGAGCCGGAACCGAACCCACGCAACGAGGATGTGGTGAAAACAATCCGCTACGGTACGGAATGCACTCTTGCCGGTGACATGAAAGCGGCACTGCGAGGCAACGGCAACAAGCCGAAAGACATCGTCCAAGTGACAGGAACAGTGGAACAGTGGAAATGCCGGTTCGATGACCCGAACGTGGCATTCCATTCCGAACAGCTCCACCTGTGGACGGAAGACCGCGTGTACGGGTTCATGCAGTCGGACGGGTGCGCCGTGGTTGTAGACATGCCGAGAAATCCAGCCTCGGATTAGCTTCCTCCAAGCCGGTCGATGTGCGAAAAAACGGATTGCCTCCGGCGTTAGACGTCGAAAGCAATCCGATAACCCTCTTCCCATCGGGAAGGATTAATGCTTCCTACCCGTCTTTTGCGGCCTCAACAAGACGAGGCCGACAACAAGCGACAGACTGGAGATGGCGGCAAGAACCAACAACAATCGGCCTCCCGTAAACGGCATGGATGCTATGGGAGTTTCCAAGTACGGCATCACAACGCGGATGATGCCGCAATTCTCGTACACATCCTCATATACCGGGCTTGCCATCTGAGAGGGTGATGGGAAGTCGTTCAGATTGATGTAAGCGCCTTTCATGCCGGAAGTATCCGAAATCGGGTCTGCGGCACTGTTGGTCGCTTTTGTCGAGCCTTTGGCGTTCTTGGCCGTGACCTTCAATTTCAGCCAAGAATCTCTTCTGCCGGGAGAGAACCGAACCTGATATCCGCTACCGGCGGGAATGCCGACGATACGGTAGGTTCCGTCTTTGTCCGTCGTGTCGGCCAATGGTTTTCCATCGTATCCCAAAACGGGGGTTCCGTTGGAATCGGTCAGAGTGACGGTCACGTTGGAGGCGAGCGCGTCGGTATCCTCGCGGATGCCGTTTCCGTCCTTGTCGTACCATACGATGCCTGAAACGACTCGTTGGACTACGGTGACGTCGGCGTCGGTTTTGTTGTATCCGTCTCCCCAACGGATGCTGTACAGGTCGGCGGGACGGTTGTTGGAAGGTTGGATGGTGATGTCGAACATGAGGCTTGAGCCTCCCGGCAGTGGTTTGTCTCCCACCCATGCCCAAGCTGTTGGATGCAGGTTTTGCGGGATGGCGGCTATGCCTGTCGTGCTGTCGAACGGTAGTGTCTTCCAATCTTTTACGTCAGTGGTTTTGATGTTGCTTGGGTCTGTGGTCAGGTATTTGCTGTCGGTGGAGTAGACAAGATGCCCGTCTCCAAGTTGGGAGCCGTTTCGGGGGCTAATGTGGATGCCTGTCAAAACCCAGTCGCCATGATAGGAGCTGAGTGTGTTGGCGGTGTTCGGCATGATGGCCGTGGCTATCGGATTGGACAACGGTGTTTCGAGATTGTTGGTTTTGATACTCTTCCAATGCAATGCCGAGTTGACCTCATTTACCAACGGGTCAGCCTTGATAGCCAAAGTGGTCAGTTTCAAACGACTGATTTTGATGGTGTACTCGGAATGTGTCAAATCCATTTTCGGTCTGACCGGAGAACGATAAGTGGAAACGGAAACCTTGTTCGTCAACTGTTCCGCGTTGACCACATCATTGTCCGGGTCGGTTGCGTCACCGATGCTGGTCGAATAGTGGATTGTATACTGTTTGGACGTGTCGATATTGTCCAAATGCCAGACAAGAGTGGTGGTTCCGTCTGCGTTGAGTGTGGCGTTCGGTTCGATTCTCGTGCCATTGGCTACGCTTCCCTGACTTGGAGTGTTCTCCTTGTAGTCTCCGCCCAAATATGCGGTCGATGGAAGATAATGGAGTTTTGACGGGAGTGTGTCGGTGACCGTCATATCCGTTTTGGTATCGACGGTATCCCGCCCATACGGGTTGGATACCATGTTTAAATCCAGTTTCCAGTCCACGTAGCGTTGGCCGTTGTCGATGTCGTAGGTTTGTTTGGAGCCTTTGTTCCCGTCGCTTTGGTCTGTGCTTTTGGAGACTTGGGTGATTTCCGCCACGATGTGGAGGCTGTCACCGTAATGCCTGTCGGCTGTGTCTCCGCCCACATATCCTTGGACGTCATCCCATTTTGCCTTCTGATATGGGGTGCTGTCCACTCGTCCGGTCGGAGCGACTTGTTTGACGAGTTCTGCCGGGTCAAGTTTGTTTTTGCTAATCCAATTGGACCAATCCTTATTGGATGCGTTGTCGGCGTCGAGACCGGCTTTTGCGGCCAAGTCTTTACGTGTCCACATGAGGCTTTGCACAGTATATTGGGCGGTCTTGTTGATGATTTCACGTCCGGTTTTGACTTGGACGTCCAGTCCGAAAAAATCACGTCCAATACCTTCGTTGCCTTCCATCCAAGACGAGTTATATGGTGCGGCATTGTATGACGTGGCGAGAATGGCTACGATTTCGCCGTGTTTCTTTGCCTCGCTGATGGAATTGTAATAGTTCAGGTAGCCGATTCCAGCTTTTGCCTGTTCAGTGTCGGAAGACCATGCTTTCCCGTCTTTTTTGACACCATAAGCCAAGGTGCTTTCGGAGAAGATGTTCTTTCCATCACCCAAACTCGCACGATTCCATGTGGAAGCATTCTCATAGGGTTCAAGCACTGTTGAATCGATTTTCATGAGTCGGGTTCTGATGACGGGCAGATTGGTTTTGTTTTGAGAGTAGCTTATGCGGGAGGCCAGCATGACTTTTTGGCCGCGCACGGCAATGTCGGAACCATCGTGAACACTGGAACCTTTTTGCTGGAACAGTATACAGGAGGAATCCCTTGTCTGACTGTCCTGCCATTTCCATCCGGCGCACCCATACTCTATACTTTGATTATATTTGGAGGCCATTCCGGACACGTAAAGAGGAATACTCACCCCAGTCTCATCATCTGAGATTATCGACTGATTGGAAGAGTCCGACGGCGCCGATTTGGCTTTAATGCCACTGACACTGGATGCTTGAAGGTTCATATCCCAAACATCCTGTTGAAGGTTCAGGTCACTTCCGTACTGGTCGGCCAGATTCTTATTGTTGATTTTAGTGGGATTCACGAGGTCGATGCCTGCGGACGCCCAATTGAGGATGCCGTTCTGCTGGTCTTTGTTGTGGGGGTTGTAATATTGGTCTAGATGGGATACGGTGAGATGCAGGATGATGTAGCCGTTTTTGGTTTCCTGCGTCATTTTCCATTCGCTGGCATAGTCGTTTTTCTTTCGGGAGTTGAAAGTTTCGGCTTCTTTCGTATTGCTTCTGTCCGACGGGTATTTGTGGAATATTGCCATCCAGCTGTTGCTGCCGTTGGCGATGCTCCAAGCCAATGGCTGCAAAGAATTCGGCTGGTTGGCTATAGGCGTGGAAGCGCCTTGCCTCCTCCACTGGTTTGAGATTTTAACGTCGAACGTGACCGGCTCATTAGTGGCCTCCAAGCCTTTGACGCCTTTTACATGGTCGGTGGAGGTGTTCGCCACGTTGATGGTCAGATGGGAGAGGACTCCGGTCACTTTGCCCGCCGTCTTGTTTATCGCATCATCATCCTTGGATTCTCCGAAATCGTAGGTGCCGGATTGGATTCGTTTCAAGCTCGCCAATTCGATGTTCCATCGTGGCGCGGCGCTAACGGTGACGGTTTCCAACTGTTTTGTGACAGCCTCGCTATCAGTATTGTGTTCCATACTGGCTTGGACAGTCGGATGAATCTTGGTTCCATTAGGTGCGCCATACACGTTGATGGGCAGATTGACGGTAGCCGCGCCCGGAACGACGGTCGGATTATCCTTTGTCCCATTGATGTGACGCCAGCATGTCAACGTCTGGTATTTAGCACCTTTGACATCCTCATATCCTACCTTGTATCCGTATCCTGCGGCTGTGTCCATCCAAAGCATTTCCTTGGTGGAGAACTCAGCCACGCTTGTATCGAATGGCATGGAGAATTTGAATTTGATTCTGGCGTCCTTGTAGTAATCTTTACTGTTCTTTGACGCCATGGTGTAGGAGATGGTGTAGTTCAAGGAATCGTAGGAGCGGACGATGCTGTTACCAACGCTTGAATCATCGCCGGGATTGTCGTCTTTGTCGAATGGTGCTGTTCCCGTGGTCTTCGAGACTGTGGATACGTCGGTGATTTTCGCATCATCACCTGTAAGCGAATCATGTATGGTCGCGTCGCTTGGTGGGTTCCAGCTTTGCTGGGAAACCCCATTATCGGTAGATTGTGTGGCGGGGGTTTCTTCGGCATTGGCCGAGGAGATACCCCCCCGCTAGGATTAGCGTTGCGGCGATAAAGGCGGACAGTGTTGCCCCCGCTCTATGAAGCATTCTCATACCACTTACTCCAATCGGATTTCTTAGATGTTTCCCTTCCTAAAATACCTTGAAATGTCAGTTAAAAACCGTTCTGTGGGGATTTTGGGACAGGAAACCGAAAGACCCGAATGCAGTGTTGTGACATTCTCCCCAGCCCGATAGAGGCGGGGAACCCTCGGCAAAATCAGCTGAAAATCCCATCCACGGCGTCGAAAACGCCGGAGACGCGCGTCAGACGGCTACGGGAGCTTTGATTGACGGCCATGGGGTGTAGCCGATGAGATGGAACATGTCCGGCTTGTAGTCGAACAGGCTATCCGCCTTGTCGATTTCCATATACGGCCACGGGCGTGGCTCGCGCGACAATTGTTCGCACACTTGTTCCAGATGGTTCAAATACACGTGCGTGTCGCCGCCGACCCAAATGAACCGTCCCGGCTCCAATCCGGCCTGTTGGGCCATCATCATGGTCAGCAACGAGTAGGAGGCGATGTTGAACGGTACGCCCAAGAACATGTCCGCCGACCGCTGATACAGTTGGCAATCCAGAAAACCGTCTCCACGCACGTGGAATTGGAACAGGGCGTGGCATGGCGGTAATGCCATTTCGTCCAATTCTCCCGCGTTCCATGCGGATACGATGATTCGACGGCTGTTCGGATTGTGCTTGATAAGGTCGAGCGCGTTCGACAATTGGTCTACCGTGGTGCCGTCGGTTTTATGCCATGAACGCCATTGGATGGGATACCCTTTGCCAATTGTTCCGTCCGGCAACACCCATTCATCCCAAATGTGGACGTTCTGCTTTTGCAGAGTGTTGACCTTGTTGTCTCCGGCAATGAACCACAACAGTTCCGCGATGATGCCACGCAGGAACACTTTCTTCGTGGTCACGAGCGGGAAACCGTCTTGCAGATTGAATTCCATACGCGTGCCGAACGTGGACAACGTTCCCACTCCGGTACGGTCGTGAGTCAGCTCGCCTTCCAGTACGACTTGTCGTAACAGTCTCTCATATGGCTGGTCGCGTTCCAATGTTCCGGCAACATAGTTTTTAGCTTCTTTCGGTGTCATAGATTTTGTCCTTTCATCAGCCCATTGACGTCCTCCCCCGCCTTATGAGAGGCGGGGGCTTCCTGCTCAAGAACCCTATTAAACAATCTTGTTAAGTCCTCCGAATCGGCGGGGGGACTACAGCATACATCCCCGACTCAGCAAGTCACCGACATACTCCATGTCCACTCCACGCTCATTGAACGCCTTACGAGTGTAGACAAGACGATTCATGTTCGCATGAGACAGCACCCAACGCGCCAGCTCCGCACGTTCTGAATGGTCATTGTCGGCAATCGGCTTGTTACGTAACACAGCACGTTCCAACAGGTTGCGAAGACTCTTGACCTCAAGGTAATAGTCCGACTTCAACTTGAACATGTACCCATCAGCGTCGTACACCACCACGCCTTCACGGTCGGACCAGCGGCGTTCCTCGTCCAACATGTGCCACAGGCTCTCCCGCTGTTCCTCAGTCTGGAAAACAGCCAGAACTTCGGGACGGGCAAAGAATCTATCCGTATCAATCAAATCGTCGGCATCATAGTCGATATGGAAGTCAACGGTGTTCTTGATGGCGTGCAGGAACACGAGACGTGACGTATCGTACTTGATGATATGACGGTCGGAATCTTGGTCGATTACCTCAAAAGCCAAGGTGACGTTGGCGTCATGGGCGATGTTCCACAACGCCTCCTCCTGACCAATGTCCAACGTCTGCTTGAAAAGATGTTCGATAAGATACGAATAGTCGGTCTGACCACTCTTCGACCAGAAACGCCAAGAACCATCCTCACACGCGGACACCAAGCCGAGGAAACCGTTCTCCTTGCGTTCCACGCGCACTGGGAACTTGAGCCGCCTGTCAATGTTCTCCCGAGTGGTCTGCTCGTTCTCCCCAAGGTTGAAGAACTTCTCGAAACCTCGTGCGACAACCTTACCGTTCCTGTCAAGGAACAGTCCGCGAGCCTTGCTGGAATACTCGTCCCAACGCTGGTTTTTGAAAGCGTCACGGCTGAAATTGCAAGCGTACACGTCGTTCTCGCCCTTGACCGGACGGACGTTCACGTTATCGGAATCACGCATGAGTTCGAGCAGGTTCCTTCCATCCGTGGAAAAGTCAGCGAACCTGTCATTGGCCTTATGCGCACCCTGTTCCAACCACTTCAAGTAACGGTCGAGAGTCCACTTCCTACCATCTCTGAGCGGAGGCGTATCCAACTGGATGACACCGGTCAAATCACGTCCCTTTGCCGGGACTGCGGTATAACCGAACTCGGCATTGTCGGGAACACGGGTCTTGTCGTTCCACAGCAATCCCACGTCCACCAGCGCAGGGTCTCCGGACGGATTCATATGGTAGGTTCCGTCAACCTTCCTTACATGGATGTTGACCCAACGGCTTTCATGGTCAAGGTTTTCATGCCAAGTCTCATACTGGGTGCGCAGATATTCCTCCGGCACACGGTCGTTTTCCGGACGGGTCTGGTTGCGTTCCAACAGAACGTCCAACGGCGTGTTGAATGTGAAAGTCTCAACATGCGCCTTGTGGCGGACGGCAATCTGCACCTCGTCCACGCAGAAACGCGGGTTGACATGCTGGGAGTCGCTGATGACGTTCACGCCCTTGGAAAGCAGGTCGCTGATGATGGCATGCGCCTGACGGACGAGAATCCTGTTCAACTGTGGATTCATGGTCTCATGCCATGCCTGACGGCCTCCCGCCATCATTTCACGCAAACCGTCCAAGCTGACGATTACCGTATTCGAATCGACATGCTTCCGTGCCCAAGTGCTCTTTCCTGAGCCGGGCAATCCTCTGAGAATGGTCAAAGTGGTCATTGTATTTTTTCTTTCGTTCTGTCTGTCTGAGCTATTTAACCTGAACGTCGTACAGTTTTTCCAGTATTTCCTCGGTGGATTCTTCCCCACGGTATTCCGTCCGGTCTGACATGTAGATGCTACCCATAATCTCGTAGAGGGAGACTAAGGATTCGTCTGTCAGATTGGAGAGACGGCCTTCGATGTACGCTTTTTTCATGGCGATTCGCGTCTTTCCGTCGGACACCTTCTGCTGGTCGAGCCATTCGTCGGCATCCTTTTTCGCCTTGCGTTTAATCGCCATACGTAAAGCGTCTGCGTATTGTTTCTGGTAGCTGTTCATTTTTCTCCTTTAATCCAAGACGTGTTTGTGTGAACAGTTCCAGTATAGCTAATGTTTGGGCAAAAAGCAAAACGTAACGCAAACAAAAAAAACGCCCGCCAATCCATACGACGAAAAGACGGGCGTCTTGAAAACACTCAGGCTCATCCCTCCCGGAACATGCTGACCAGTTCAACCTCGGATACCGGACTCATCCCCCAAGCATCCAAACCCACGTTGATTTCGTTACGATTCTCAAACTCGTGCGGCGTGCCCGCATGGGTGTGACCATGCAACAAACGCATGTTCTCCCCCACTTGCGGAATGGCATACTGTCTAAGCTCCGGCTTCGCCCAATTAGCCGCCACCCCATCCAAAGCGGGAAGGTCGAAGTCCTCACGCCATTGGAAGTGGCAGAGAAACACGGGCATGACGGTTTCGCCGTCCGTGATGTCCGTCATGCCGATACGTCCGATTTCCCCGAACGCTTCGGTCAAATCCTTGAAGCCTTTGCTTTTACCGTACAGCACGTCATCATGGTTCCCAAGAATCAAATGCCGGTTATTGCGAGGGCAACGCAGACTCTTGATATGCATAAGGGCCTGATGGAGACTCCAAGCACCGCCACTGCACAAGTCCCCGAGAATGTAGAGTTCATCATTCGGCCCTACGATTTCGTTGATGCGGTCGGTCACGTCCATATCATGCCGATACCAGTTGACGCAGTCCTTGACCTGCATGTGGGCTTCGTTAGCCTGTTGCTTGATGGTATTGTCCGAAGTGAACCCGGGCTTCGCATATCCCCGTAATGCGGCCACGAACGGGTGGGCGAAGTGAGTGTCAGAAGTAAAGTATTTGGTCATCGTTTTTTCCTTGAAAAAGTTAAGGGGATAGGATTGGCCCTATCCCCTAGAATTATGAACTACTTGATGGGAACGGGAACAGCCAACAGCTCATTATTGGCGTTCTGCACGAGGATTTCCGGCGAGTGGAACCGCTTGTCCCAGTGGTTGAACTGTTCCTCCGTAAGACTGGTGTCCTCTCCGCTTTCGGGGTCAAACCCTGAGATGAAGAACGTGCCCGCCATCATTTCCACGATTTGCGAACCGGCCCTGTCATCGAGGTCGTAGGCCCTGATTGCACGGTTGAGGCTCCAACTGCCGAGTTTGCCTTCCTCATTGCAGTAGATGGTGGCTCCGTTTTTGAGGCCGTATGGTTCGATGTAACCGCCTACCTCATGCTGTTTCGCTTCGAGGGTGTTGGGGATGGTTTTGCGAATGGGTTTATCGTCCTGCTTGATGACGAGGATTTCGATGGTTTCCTGCTTGTCGCTCATTTTCGCTCCTAGCTTGTTTGTGTGAACGATTCCATTATATCACGTCTTGGAATACGGTTGCGATGCATTCCGTCAGCCAAAAAGCGGAAATAATAGACAATACAGCCAACAGTCGAAGCGGGGAAACCTCCTCAATCAGCCCAACAATGCCGACAATCACTACTGGGATAAGAAGATTCCATTTCGAGAGCTTCAACACCTTCGGCAAAGCCAAAAGCAATCGGGCGAGGAAACTACGCTTCAACATTCCGACTGTCCTGTTCTCTACGCCAATCCTGTAGAGCGCTTTCCACTATAGGGTGATACGACGCATACTCTTCCAGTATGTCCCAATTGTCCACAACCCACTTGTCACGGCTTTTTCCGTCAGGAAATCCAACCCCGTACACGTCATGGAGATAATATGTTTCACCAGCGGAATCTGCCTCGTCTGCCAGCTTCTTCGCAGAATCGACCAGCTGACAATATATCTTACAGTACTTAGGCAACAATAGACGTGACACCATGTCCGGGGAAGATTCCAGAGGATAAGCCCCTGTAACACTAAAGACCACCAGAAGGAAATCGAAAGCGACAATGAAGCCGACAACAGGGATAGCCATAATCCCAAAGAACGCGCCACTTCGGTTAGGCAGACTCAAAGCCCACCCTATGAATTTCAAGCCAAGAAACTGGATGGTGCAAATCATGCAAGCGATATCGGCCGAGATACAGTAAATCGCCGCCAAAGTCACACGGATTAGTTCGCCTGTTGATAGGCTCCACTTGTTCAGAATTCCAAACACGCGACCTGTGGAAGCTACACCAATAATAACCGCCAATATGCCGACTGTCCACAGTAGGACAATCAGTGTGGTATGGCCTATGCTCTCCCAAGGTTGGGCGTTGAACCATTGGACAAACCGGACGAGCAATCTTCTAACCTGTTGAGAAAGGTCGGTGAAAAAGATTACATAAGCTACGACACCTATCATCGGAATGACACATGCGGTGATGATAGCGGCCAACTGCGGCGGATTATGCCTTACTTGCTGTTTTGTACCCATTCTTCCAGTTCTTTCCTGAACGTTGGATGATATTCCGCATACTCTCTCAATGCGGGTAGATTGTCCTGAATCCAAAGGTTGCGTAGGCTTTCCTTGGACGCGATACGCAACATGTATTCGTCGTTCGAACCTCCGCCGAAAGGTTTTTTCGGTAGGCAATAATGGTCTTCCTCGAACAAAGCCAATGACTTCTCAAGCTGTTGCCGTAACTTTACTTGACGGGGTGCAATTAGACGGCAACACCGGCTCTTCGGATAGGGCGACCAACCTTCGACCATTGCTCCCACGAACAGCATTTCAACAAGGAGCGTACTCAGGAAAAGTTCTGTATCGAATCCGTAGCCAATATTGTCGGAAACCAGTTCGATAGCGATAATCACGTTGACGCCTAAACCAATCGTAATGGTTAATGCCGCACGAATCGTTTCCACAATTGAAAGACGCCAAGTCTTCAACATGCCGACGGCACCGCCTACCAATATGAAGGCTGTAGTCAATACTATGCCGACAATGATGGCGAGGAACAAGTATTCTACTATTTGACCGATTTCCGACCATGGGAGACGGAGGAACCATTCGGCAAAACCGTAGAGCGCTTTTAGTAACAGTATTTTCAGAGAGTGAATGCGCTCTCGAATGTGTAGGCTTTTCCAATCAATCCGGTATAGGACATAACCCAATACAATAAGCAAGGGCATGGCCGCAGAGACTATGTGAACCAACCACTGCGGCGGGTCGAATCGTTTTATTCTATCTGCCATTCGTTTCCTCGTTCAGCTTATCTTCGTGATACCAACAAGATGGTTGCCATTCCCATTGCAAGTCTGCATCCAGTCACCGGAGTCGGGAGCATACTGGGCACCCTGAACGCTCTGTCCGTTAACCCGATAGGTGGAGCCGTTCATGGTGAACGTCTGACCCGCTTGCAGATTGTTAATCCACGCGCCACCCGTATTATTGTGTTGCGCATACACGTGGCCGCTGCCATAGTTCAAGTCCACGATGCCGCCGCCGTCAACCGCGCCTTGGCAGTGGTCTGCGGCAGAAGTCAAATCGCAGGACATGGAACTGTAGTAGCCGCGCGGAGTGGACTGGGTTGGAGTGTAGGAACCATAGTTGGAACGGGTAGGCGTATAGTTTCCGCTCGTAGTGTCGGACGCCTGAGAATAGGACGCCGCCACTACGCTCTGCTGACGTTCCTGTCCGATACGGGACTGACGTGCGTTCATATCGTCGGACACCTTGTTAATCAGCTTGTCCAATTCGGACACGTCCACGCTCATGGTTTTCACGTCCGTGGACTCCATCAAATCCTTGGCCTTCTCCAACAGGTCAGACAGTTTATCGCGATTGTTTTCATCGTCCACGTTGCCGTTGGATGATTCCAAAATTCTCTTACCCTTATCAACCATATCGGCAAGCTTCTTCCTCATATCATCAAGCTTGTGGGAGGCGATGGCGGTATCCACAGATTTGGCCGTCCGGTCGATGGAACGGATAAGAGAGTGAATGCGATTATTGGATTTGACCGTCTTGTCGGTCAGGGATGAAACGGTGAAGACAGTAGCCTTCTCTTTTTGCGACATGTGGATTTTAGTCGCTTCCGTTAATTGGGATTGCAATGCCTCACGGGCAATACGGGTAGCGTCATCATCGTCACGAGTGACAATGGTCTTGTTTTGAACGTTTTCCGTATCCTGTTTCAAACGTGCGGTCAGAATGGTGGCATGGTTCAGTGCCGTCTCGTATTCTTTCCGATTCTGCATGAACTCGTTGGCGGTAGCCGTATTGGCGGGAATAAGAACCATTGCGATAGCCAGTGAGAGGAACATGATGGTTCTCATGGTCTTGGTGTTGGTTTTCAATTTTTTGCTCTCTTTTTCTCTTTGATTATTGGTTTCTTTTTGTGAATATGTTTTTAAGGCTTTAACCTAGGAAGGCCATTTCGTCGGCTAGTTCGTCTTCGCCTTTTTCTCTGAGTAGGTTTGCCACACCGTATCGTTGATTCCAACAACGCACTATGGTGTCCGCTTTTATGTTGGGCACTCCCCAGACGGTTGGCAGGATGGAACATTCGTCCGGCTTGTGGCTGATGCCGTAGCATGTTCCGTTTACGGTATTGTCATAGACGAGTCGAACCGGCTTACCGCAGAATGGGCATGGGGCTAGATGGAAACTCAAAGAAGCTCTCCTAATATCTCTTCGATTGGGATGTCTTCTTCCACATCGATAGTCTTATACAAGGAACGTAGAAATAAGGCAGTATTCCAATTTAGGTTTTCTTTGTGTGAATACTCCTAGTATAACACGTTTTTGGTTTGGGTTTACCGCGCATATTCTCACCCCGCCGTTGCATGTCGATTAGTCGGAACACTTCCTCCTCGTCCAAATCGACCCAACGCCCGTCGAACGGACTCTGATAGAACTCGTTCTGCGGCAATGACCGAATCTCACCATCTTTCAAACGTTTTCCTCCTCCTGTTTTCGACATTCGCAGAAGACGCGCAGAAGAATCCGCGTAGCCGCCTGTTCGGGTGTCAAATCTTTCAAGTCCAATACCGGAATACTAGTGGAGCCAACGTTTACGTGTAGTCCGTCGAGAATGCCGTAACAGTCGTCGATATAGGTTCTTAATTCGGCGTGGACTCCACGGTACGGCATGGAAATGTTTTCCACGTCCCCGTTGCAATCCCAGTGGGAACCGCCATGTCGTTCCACCAAATCCAATAACGCATCTTTGACTTGCGAGCCGAACGTGGACGCCGAATATATGATTTTAGGCGTCACATAGTTCATGCACCCGCAGTTCGGGCAAGGATACGACTGCTGTTGTCCGATTGTTTCACCGTGCAGCCGGACGATAGGAGCGGAACAGTATCCGCAATCCAACCTGTCATCGATAACCATATTGCTCTGAGGCGGATTGTTTTTCTTCTCGACCATGATTGTCAGTCCTTCTTCTGCAATCTTTTTGCACGTCGTTCTTCGGGAGTGCCGAAACGCTTGTAGTAGCATTCCTTGGAGCAGATGTCGTAGGCTTTCATGCCGGAATAGTAGGGGTATTTTCGACCGCATTCGGCACATGTTCTGGTGGCCGTAGCCATCATGTTTTTGGCGAAGGCGATGCCCTCCGGAGTTCCAGTTGCGATATACCTGTCACCGCGCTTGACGTAGGTGACGCACCCGTAGCGGCGGAGCCGTTCCATGCTGGCTTTGGCTGTGGGCTGGAAAACGTAGTTCCAGCCGTATCCTTTGCGGGAGATTTCCTCAAGGAGGTTGAACATGTCGTATTGGAGATACTTGCGTTCGAGCTTGTACTGTCCGACGTGCGTTTCAACGAACTCGCTGATAGCGTCCATGTCGGGGGTGAACCAGTCTCCGATGGCGGAGTAGTGTTCGATTCTTCCGAAGCCTTTCCGGACGAGGGATTTGAGGATTTTCTTGGTTTGTTCCAAGAGGATTCGACTGTTGTCTTCCCGCTTGTCGCGGGATGAAATGAATTCCAAGAGACTGTATTCGTCTGCTGTGATGTTGTTCATGTTCGTCTCCTTTATGAAAGATTTTGTGTGAACAGTTCCAGTATAGTGCATGTTGGCTGAAATGCAAAAAACAAAAAGCCCCAACCCTCCTATCAGGAAGGTCAGGGCTTCTAATCTCAAAGAGATATCAGTCGTCGTTGCGGCGGACAGAACGCTTCACTCCAATGAAACCGACACCCATCATTCACAGCCTTCGCCGCCGCCAATCGTCTTATCGACACACGCACGAACGCTTTTACAGGGCGAGTATGGTGACGCGCGGATACGGCCTTGCCTTCAACACGGCGCGGTCGCCCGCGTTGAACCGTTTCATCATCTCCCCGTACCGGTCGGACAGCGCACCCCTCACCGGCATGTCCACATGCTCAAGGGCAACGCAGTTGGAGAACATGGTCGGCGTGCCATCGTCCATCTTCACGTCAGGAGGAAGCTCCAGATTGGAGATGTCTAACTTGCGAAGCCGCTCGCAGAACGTGAACATGCGGTTGATGTCTTTGGCTTGCGGCAACCGTAGTTCCGACAAATCCAGTTCGGTAATCCGATTCCAAGTTCCGAACATCTCGCGGGCAACCTCCGCGCCACTCACATCCAAACCGGGCACCTTCAGGCTCGTCACGTCGGGGCCAAGTCGGAACAGACGCTCGCAGTCCCTCGCGTTCGGAGCCTTCAGGTTGACGATTTCAACGTCCCCGGTCCCCGCATTGTTGAACATCCATGCCAGACTGACGGTCTTCGACATGTCCAGATTCGTGAAGTCCACCCGGCGCAATGCCCACATGTCCTCGAAGAAGACGCTCATGTCCTCCGGCGCCTTGGAACCCGGCACGAAGCGGATTCCCTCAATCCTGTTACGGTTGTCTATGTCCGCCCATTTCGGATTGTGGGCAAGCGTGCGCGGTTCGGGGCATCCGTCGCGCCAGTCGAAGGTAAGCACGTAGGTAAGAGCACCCGGACGATAGTTCAGCTTCCAGCCGTCCCCTTGGGCTATGAGACTGTTGTCACGATAATGGTGGACGAACCCTCCGGGAAGAGTGCTCCCCTTTGTCTTCGTGTTCTCGAAGAACATGCTCCCCGCCCCGTAGGCTTGACCGAAATCCACTCGACGGACATTGCTATTACGGGAACGGAGACTCTGCACGCTCGCTCCGCTTACTGTCGCGTCGGACATCACCGTCTTGTTCAGGAATGCCTTGTCCATCGTCGCGCCGGTCAGATTCACCTTCCGCAGGTCGACGCCTCCCATGTTGGCTCCGGTCAAATCGGCTCCGGCAAGGTTCACGCGCTCCATGTTCGTGCATTCGAAGACGGCGTTTCGTAGTATCGCATCCGACATGTCTGCCCCGTTGAATTGGAACCAGCTTACCTTGGCACGGCTGAAGTCGGCTTCGCGCAGGTCGGCGTTCTCCAGATAGACGGGACGCCCCGCTTTCAGCGTCCCAAGGAACCTCATGCGCCGCATGTCGGCGTCGCGGAAAACGGTGTGGCCTAGAGGGGTGCCTGAGTCGATTAGCGAACCCCTCAAATCAGCCCCCGACATGTCTACGTCGCAAAGGTCAACGCCGGAGAAGTCGAGGTATCGCAGGTCAAGCCCACTCAGGTCACGGCCGCGAAGAACGTTCCCCAAGCGGTAAAGCTCGGTTTCCACGACGACGCCCGGACTCGGCCTGCCGACGCGCATGTATCGCGTCAGCCTGATGTCGTCCGGCAGGCCGCGTCCATCGTCCCGGATGTCGGGTGCGTACAGGCGGATACCAAGCCCCAGCTTTGTCCCATCGGGGATGCGGCCAATGACCTTGTCGGCGTTCTTTCCGTCGTTCGCAAAAAGTTCCACCAGACGTTGTGCCGTCCGTCGCACGTTTTCCACGATGCCGGGGGTTTCCGCCCATTCGACCAGCGAAGGCAGTGTTTGGTCGGTGATTTCCCTGTCGGAGAGGTCTCCGTATTCTCTCACGGAGACTTCCATCGTCTCCGTTCCGTCTGTGATTCTCATGTTCTCTCCTTTTAGCGTTTCTCTAGCACGTCCGGTAAGCCGTCCGAGCAGGATGGGTTTGCCGACTGATTGATTTTGTGTAGACAATCCCAGTATAGATGTTTTTGGAAGAATCGTCAAAAACTATAACGCCAAGCAGACTACAGATACAGAAACCCCGGCCAACTAATCAAAAGAAAGGAAGGCCGGGGTCTCTAAGGTCAAAAGCCCATCAGGCGTCATTCCGACTGATGGAACGCTCCACTCCAACGAAGCCAACACCCATCATCAGAGCGACGATGAACACTGCGGCGATACCCGCCACATCCACGCCGGTGGCGGCAAGATTATCCTCACCAGTGGCCGTGACGGTCTTGTTGTCGGCGTCCACCTTATATGTGGTGGTCTTGTCGTTCTTCTTGTCAGCGGTGTTCATGCCCTTGTTGACGGACGTGGCATTGCCGTTGTTGCCGTTGGAGGAACCGTTGGCACCATTGGAACCGGTGGTATTGCCACCGTTGCCGATATTGCCGGTGTCTTCCTCGTTGGACGGAATCGTGTAACCGGGGTCGATGTCGTCCTTCTCGCCCGGCTTCGTGGCGATGCCGTCAAGAGCGTTCTTCGCGTCCGTCAGAGCGGCCTCGGTCTGCTTCTTGTCGGCCTTGGCCTTGTCCAGCTTCGCGTTCGCGTCGGCCAGCGTCTTGTCGGCGTCGGCCTTAGCGGCCTTGGCCTTGTCCAAGTTGGCTTGGGCGGTCTTCTGCTCGTCCTGCGCCTTGGACAACGTCTTCTCCGCTTCCGCCAGCTTCTTCCGGGCTTCGGCCAGCTTCGCGTTCGCGTCGGTGTAGCCGTCCAGCTTGGCTTGGGCTTCCTTGACCTGCTTCTTGGCTTCGTCTACTGCGGCCTGAGCCTTGTCCACGTTCGACTGGGCGGTCTTCACCTGCTGGTTCGCCTCATCGAACTCGTTCTGGGCTTTCTTGGTTGCGGACTGCTTCTGCTCGTACACGGTCTGCTTCGCGTCGGCCTCGTCCTTCGCCTGAGCGTAGGTGCTGTCGGCGGTCTGACCGGCCTTGACTGCGGCATTGTATGCGTCGAGGGCCTTCTGGTAGGCTTCGTTCTTAGCCTTGGCGGTCTTGGCCGCTTCATCGGCGGTCTGCTGTGCGGACTGTGCGCGTTCCTGTAGTTCGGCAAGCTCCTGCTGGGCCTGTTGCGCGGCCTTCTTCGCCTCGTTCGCCTTGTCAAGAGCCTTCTGATACACGTCGGCGGCGGAGTCCAATGCGTTCTTGTAGGAGAGAATCTGCTGACGGTACTCGTCCACGGAAACGCCGCTAGAGTACAGGTATTTCTGGCTGAAGTTCTGCGCGGCGGTCAGCGAACCTGTGATTGCGAAGCCGGTGGTGTCGCAATCCGGGTCGATGATGTTCAGATAGTGTCCGGTCTGCTCGTAGATGTCCGGATACTTCATGTAGATTTCCACGGCGGTCATGTTGCGCAGTTCCGGATTCTTCTCCGCATACCTGTCGAACACGGCCTTCTCTTCCGTATACCAGCCATCGTAGGGGTTATCGTAACCCCAAGCGAGGTTCTGGGAGGTTCCAGTGAACACGTGTCCCGTGTTCGGAGAGTACGTGTTGTAGTCGGCGGCAAGCTGCGCGTCGGCGGTATCTGCATCGTTGACCGTCCACTCCGGCAGTCCGAGGTTACGGCGAATCTCATTGCCCTTGTCAATCATGTCGAGAGCGTCGAGCATGTTCTGCAAGCTGGTTGCGGAGTTTTCCTCACCAATCTTCACCCAATCCTCGTTCTGATACTTGACGAGCTGGTCGAGGGCGAACTGGGTGTCCTCGTTCTTATAGCTGGAGGCAAGCTTCCACTGGTAGAAGCCGATGGAACCGGATGCCAGCTGCTTGTCCGCGTTGTCGGCGGCAGTCTTCTTCGAGTCCGCGTCCGCCTGAGCCGTGTTGGCGGCTGTGTTCTTCGCGTCCGCGTCCTTCTGCTTCTCGCTGATGCCGGTCTTCGCGTCCTCCGCGTTCTTGTCGGCAGTGGTCTTCGCGGTGTCGGCGTCGTTCTTCGCTGCTAACGCGGCTTCGAGTTCGGCCTTGAGCTGGCTGATGGTCTTCTGGGATTCGTCGGCCTTGGCCTTGGCGTCCGAAGCGTTCTTGTCAGCCTTGTCCTTGTCGGATTTGGCGGCGGCTTCGTCCTTCTTGGCTGCGGTCAGACTATCGGCCTTCTTCTGGGCTTCCTGCTGAGCCTTCTTAACCTGCTGGTTGGCGGATTCCAACTGCTTGGTGGTCTGGTCGAGCTGGCTGTTCGCGTCGGAAAGCGCCTGTTGAGCCTTCTTCTGGTTTTCCGGATTGGCGGATTCGCTGGCGTTCTGCTGTGCCTGATTCAGATTCGTCTGAGCCTGATTGACGGTGGTCTGCGCGTTCTGAACCTGCTGGTTGGCGGCGTCCAGAGTGGTCTGGGCGTTGTTCACCTGAGTCTGGGTCTGATTGACGGTGGTCTGTGCGCTGTCAACGTCGGTCTGTGCCTGATTCAGATTCGCCTGTGCCTGATTGTCGTTGGCTTGGGCCTCGTCCACCTTGGCCTGTCCGTCGGACACGGGGTCTGACTGTGCGGGGGTCGTGGTGGCCGTAGTGGTATTGTCCGGCGTGGTGGCGGTCTGGGGGGTTGCCTGTGTGGCCTGTGCCACGGTGTCCTGAGTCTGGGATACTGCGGTCTGCGCCTGTTCGATAGCGCCGTTCACGTCCGGCTGGATATTGTTGGCGTCATCCGCGAACGCGGTGGCCGGTGCGGCGAGTGTCGCAACAGCCACGGTAGTGGCGATGAGCGTCTTCTTGACGTTTGCCAAGATTATCTCCTTTGTTTGGTTTCTTTTCCACGTGTGGGGTGGAGTCTTTTACATTATACCCCCTTGTTAGAAGGGTTTCCAGCTCGCGCAAGGAAACCCCGAACGAGAGGAAAAGCGCCTTGGATGGGATTCGAACCCACAACCATCCGCTTAGAGGGCGGACGCCCTATCCGATTGGGCTACCAAGGCAAAGCCCCATTGTGAGGCCATTGGATTCAGAAGATGTTCTCCTCCAAAGAAGTCAACGACTTGCTCGTCTGATTCAACTCCCAGAATCCACGCTCGAACTTCTCCGCCAATCCCAAGACCTGTTCGACCTTGTCGAGAAGTATCTTGGCAGACTTGTCAACACCCTTGAAAGTGGTGATAGGCACACCATCCCGATACATGGGGATTCGGGCAGTCTCCGTGGGGATTCCAGCCGCGCTTCCATTGTCTCCAGCGTATTGCAGTGAGAGGTCATAAGTGAGAGAGAAAGTAGCCTCCTTGACGTATCCTTCTTCGCCCCACATGCATAAGGTCATCTTCCAAGAGCGAGAGAAGGAACGTTCGGGATTGCAGACATGGCTTTTCGTCCAAACGTACTTGCCTTCCTTGGTGTTCCTTTGAAGGTAGGAAAGGTTTTCGGTCATTCCTTTTTCGAACTCTTCGAGAGTGGTCTGCTTGTCCATTTTTTGCTCCTTTTGATTTTCTGTTTTTTGTGTGAACAATTTCAATATAACACAAATATTGGGGCAAATCAACCCAACGAAGCCAACTCCACCTCAACCCCGGCCAACTCCTCCAACAAACGCTTACGACGGGCTACCAGCAGACTCTTCCTACGAGCACCCGAGAACACAGGATGCCCCGAAACAACATCATGAGCGTTCACCATATTCTTCCCCGTCGGACTTCCATCACGATTATTGCCCAACATGGTCAAATCAGCCGTATTCAACGAACCATCCCGAAAACGGAACCCGTTCTCGAACATGACCCGCTCCAAATGGGCGATATTCAACGCTCCAAACTGGGGAACCGTGACCCCACTGGAATATTGGAGACGGCGGGACTCCCGCAGCCGGGCCAGATAATGCAGGAATTGAGCCAAGGATATTTTAGACAGTTTCGCCAATGAGCCGACACCAATCGAATACAGGCGGATACGGAAATCGGAGTCATCCACCCCCTCACGATATAAAGCGGAATCCTCCACCGGGCGGAAATCCAAACCGTTTTTTCTCAAACGGTTCCCAACGACTCGCATATAATCCGAGCCAAAAAGTCCAGTAAACTGTTCGGCGGTCATCGCGGTGATATCCCCGACCGTGCCAAGTCTCATTTTCAGCTTGCGCAACCGGAATTGGTCGGAGATTTGGCCGCGAGTGTTGACGAACAGTTTTTCTATCGGGTCTACCGGAGTCACTGTGGACATTCTATAATCCCCTTTTCTTAACAGCCTTCGCCGTGGATGGCGTTGCGGTAGGCTCCCCCATAACCGTCTTCATCCTCATCCTCAACGGCGGTCGGAACGTAATCCTCGACGTAATCGACGGAACCCAAGGGGATGCTCACGCGGTTGGTGGCGGAAAGGAACGCCTGTATCCGTTCAGGGTTCGCCACCCTGTATTCGGTGCGGCGAATCGGCGGACGGTAGGTCATTGGGTAGAACACGTTTTCCAATAGTTCACCGCTGATGGCGTGGAGTGCGATGCCGGTTTCGTGGTCGAGCACGTTGGCTGTGATGACGGGTTTCGTCAGGTCTATGTTGTCTTCCGTTACGAGCGTATGGCCGCTGTTGAGGTGGATTATCTTCCACATTTTTACGTTCCTTCTTTTTACTTCAGCTTGATTGTGTGAACGATTCCAGTATACCACATAAATAAGAGGATTAAGACAGCATGCCAAACAAGTCCCATCAATGATATATACTGGACACGTCCACAAATAAAAAACCAAAGCGCTGTTCGAAAAACGGAAACGACACGCCGGGGTTGCCAGAAGAACACTGTGTGTTATAGTGGGAACCACGGCATATAGTCTAAACAAGTCCGGTAACAGACCGGAATTGACCGTAGAGCGGCGATAGGACGCAAGTCCCAATCGCCGCTTTTTTCATGCAGTGCGGAAAGAGAACAACAGACCTTGACCGCAAAAACCAATATCCGCTACCGCGTGGGAGCCGACGTAGGACTCAACAGCCTAGGATTCTCCGCAATCCAACTCGATGCCAACGGCAACCCAATCACACTACTCAAAACCCTCAGCTACATTCACGACGGCGGAGTAGACCCAACCCAAAACAAGTCCGGCACCACCCGCAAAGCCATGGCCGGAATCGCCCGACGTACCCGCAACATGCGCAAACGCCGCCGCCACCGTCTCAACCAACTCGACCGTCAGCTCTACCAACTGGGTTATCCGGTAGACGACGTGCCGGAAAGCGAGCATGGACTCTACGAATACTGGAACGTCCGCTCCGCATTGGCAACCGCTTACGTCCCCGACAAGGACAAGCGTGACCGGATGATGGTCATGGCTATCCGACATATCGCACGCCATCGCGGTTGGCGCAACTCCTATAGTCGTGTCGAAACCCTGTTCGAGGATGTGGAGCCGTCCGACCAGTACAAGGATTTGAAACAGCGAGCGGAGACCCGTCTTGGAATGAAACTGGACGAGAATATGACCCCGGCGCAACTCGTCGCATTGACGCTTTCCGACCGTGATGAGAATTTCATGAGGGTTCGTACCAGCACAAAATACGGTGAGGGTGTTCTGCCAAGCCGTCTCATGCAGTCCGACAATGCGCGTGAACTCCGTCGTATCTTCACCGTCCAGCAGGTTCCCGAGGATGTTTGGAAGCCCATCCTGCGTACCGTGTTCCATTGCGCATCCCCCAAAGGTTCAGCCGAAAAACGTGTCGGAACTGACCCGCTCGACCAGACCCAGAAGAGAGCGTTGAAAGCCAGTATCGCCTTCCAGAAGTACCGTATCCTCAACGTCATCACCAACCTGCGTATCCGCCGTAAAGGCGAAGCATCCCGACCGTTGACCGTCAGTGAGAAACAGAACGTGTACGAACTGCTCACCACCGCCAAGGAAGACGTGGAATGGTTGGACGTGTGCGCCGTGCTCGACATCGAACGCAACGAACTCAAAGGCGTCGGCACCCTCACCCATGACGGGGAGGAACGCATCGGCAACAAGCCGCCGGTATTGGACACTGTAATCCGACTCCACGGCATCAAAAACACCAAACTCCGCAAGATGATGGACGCATGGTGGGATGCCGCCACCGAGGACGAACAGGCCGCGATGATTCGACTCCTGTCCAACACGGTTGACTTGGACAAGGTACGCGACCTCATCGAATACGCCTCCCCCATCGAATTCATCGACGGGTTGGACGAAGACCTGCTCACCCCATTGGACTCCATCAGCCTTCCCGTCGGACGTGCCGCCTACTCCGAAAAGACCCTCACACGACTGTCCAAACGCATGTTGGAAACGGAAGACGATTTGCATTATGCCATCCGCCACGAGTTCGACGTGCCAGCCGACTGGAAGCCTCCGGTTCCACCCGTTCAGGAGCCGACCGGCAATCCCGCCGTTGACCGAGTGTTGAAAGCGTTCAACCGTTTCCTCAGCCAATGCGAACAAGAGTACGGCATTCCGGAAAGCATCGCCATCGAAACCACGAAGGAATCGTTCTCTTCCGTCGCGTTCGGACGTACGCTCGACTATGAGCGCCGTCAACGTCGGGACAAGGACAATCAGATGCGTGCCGCAATCCGTGAGGATATGAGGAAGCAACTGTCGAACGGTGGAAGTTTCAAAGTCCACGACTACGATATTCGCCGTTGGGAAATCGTCCAATCGCAGAACAACACATGCCTGTACTGTGGTGCGACCAGCCCACGATTCAGTTTCGACAAGTCCGAACTCGACCATATCGTACCCCGTCGTGGCGTCGGCTCGGACAGCAAACGCACCAACATGGCTGCGGTCTGCCCCGAATGCAATGCCAGCAAGTCGAACATTCCGTTCACCGTTTGGGTACATTCCGACTATGCGAAAGCACATGGCATCACCATGAATGATGTCATCGCAAGAGTGAACCAGTTGATGTTCCCGCCGTCCATGAACCGCAAGCAGGTCGGTCAGGTGAAGAAAAGCATCATCAGCCGACTCAAGCAGACCGAACAGGACGAACCATTGGACAATCGTTCCATCGAATCCGTGGGTTGGATGGCCGACGAACTCCACCGCCGACTCGACGGACGATACTCCAACAAGACGGTGAAAGTGTTCACGTTCCCCGGCTCCATCACCTATGAGGCACGTCGCGCTTCCGGCATCGACGGGCAAATCCATTTCATCGGCGCACAGTGGAAGACCCGACTCGACCGCCGCCATCACGCGGTTGACGCTTCGGTCATCGCCATGATGAACCAGAGTGTCGCCCTCCGTCTTGCCGAACGCCACTACCTACGCGAATCGCAACGCCTGTGCGGAACCCCGTTCGGACAAGCGGACTGGAAACAGTATCCAAACAAGAACACCCCCGGCTACGTCCGGTACCAGCAATGGATTGAACAGATGAAAAGTCTGCTCAACCTGTTGAACAAGGGCTTGGACGAGGATACCATTCCGGTCGTTCGAAGCCGCCGACTCCGCTTGGGCAACAGCACCGCGCATGATGCGACGGTGAAACCGTTGCAATACGTGCGACTGGGAGACGCACTCTCCCCCACGCTCATCGACCATGCCATCACACCGCAGGTATGGAAGGCATTGACCCGACTGTCGGACTATGACCCTCAGACCGGTCTGCCAGCCAATCCGAACCGTGTCATCACAGCCTTGGGCGAAGTATGCCACGCGAAGGACGAAATCGGCTTCCTACCCGGCAACAACGCGCAACTGTACGTCAACGGTGGTGCCGCCGACATTGGCGGGACCATCCATCATGCCCGTATCTACCGTTGCGAGCAAGCGTTGAAGAGCGGCAAGAGGAAGACCTTCTATGGTATGGTGCGTGTGTTCCAATGCGATTTGATGAAACGCAAGAAGAATACCGACCTGTTCCGTACTCCGTTGCGTCCGGCTGACGTATCACTCCGTTATGCGGATGGCAAGGTCAGAGAGTCTATCTTGAGTGGAAATGCGACTTGCATCGCACAACTTACCGTTAACGATGAAATCAGGCTGACTCCGGAAGTCATGGAAGACACTTGCCCGGAATACTCGCGCATATTCCATACTGATTCGGGAGTGGAACGAAGGTTCACGGTCTTAGGTTTCCCCACCTCTTCTAAACTACGTCTGGTTCCTTCCGTTATTTCGGAAGAGGGGTTAGACAAGTTGAAGGAACAAGGAGTGGAAATACCGGTCAAGGTTGAAAAAATGTTCAAACTACACACTTATACTCCAGCAATCAGTAAAATCGGGTCGCTTTTGGAGTGCTGAACACACTGCTTTCAACCACCCCTCTAAATAGAAAGGGTCTACCGAAAACCATATAAGGTTATCGGTAGACCCTTTTTTAGGAGGTTTATTATGACAACAGGATGGAGGATAGTGGACTGCACCGCCATGACTGGGATACTCCGTTATAAGCGGGGACAGCTTGTCATCGAACACCACGATTTGGAAACACGTATTCCTTTAGCGGATACAGCCGTACTGCTTTTAGGTGTTCAAACGACCGTGTCCACGGCACTATTGCAACAGTTGGCGTTCTTCGATGTGGAAGTACGCATATGCCAATGGAACGAAATTCCAATAGCCGCGATGCAATCATGGGCTAAAACCAACACTCGTTCCGCCGCACGCCAAAACGCGCAACAGACAATGAGTCTACCATCTAGAAAATCCGCTTGGGGAAGAATCATACATGCGAAGATATTAGGCCAGTCTCATACGCTGGACATGCTTGGACTGGAAGGAGGGCAGTTTTTAAGAAGTCTAGCTTCGAAAGTTCGTTCCGGAGACCCAAACAATATCGAAGGACAGGCGGCACGTGAATATTGGCATCGCATGTTTCCCGATGAGAATTTCCGTCGTTTTCCCGGCTCCGGTGAAGGGAGAAATAGTCAATTAGACTACGCTTACACAATACTACGGGGTTTTCTTATCAAGTCGATTTGTTCAGCGGGACTCTCCCCAACAATTGGAATACACCATCATTCCGCTAATAATTATTTTTGTCTAGCCGACGATTTGGTAGAACCTTTCCGACCAGCCATAGACTATCAGATAAGTCAGCTGCCCAACGAGCCTTTAGACGCGGAATTGAAACAACAGATAGTTCTAGCAGTCAACAGTCAGTTCTCTCCAAAGGGATTAACTATTCCCTCACTGGTGGACGAGTTCTGCGGGCAATACGCGCAATACTGTGAAGGCTGGTTGGACAAACTACCCGTTCCAGTCTTCGGGAAAAGGAAACAAAAATGAAAAGAGACAAGGATAAAGGCATGTGGACGCTAGTCATGTATGACTTACCCATTAAAACCAAAGAGGATGCGGGAGCCGCTAACAGATTCAATCATCTTTTAGCAGACTTAGGTTTCTTCCGAGTGCAATACTCCGTATACGCAAGATACACTCCAACACAATCGGGAGGAAGGTCGGCACTAACCTATATAAAAGCTGGGCTACCTCCCCACGGAAGTGTGAGAGTGTTATGTGTGACGGACACTCAATGGGCGGATTCGTTGAGATTCATCGATAAAAAACAGCAAAATACACCGGAACAACCGGGTCTACTGACTCTTTTCGATGATGACGAATAGTCGGAAAACGTTGATATGAAGGCTCTTATTCGGGACTAGAGTTTGAATAAGAGTTAATACGGCATATATCCAAACTTAAGCAGGACTGATGACCATGAAAAAGAGTTTGAATAAGAGTTAATACGGCATATATCCAAACACTGTGAGCACCGCGAGCGAATGATGCGAGTTTGAATAAGAATTAATACGGCATATATCCAAACGTTGGAAGAGAGGTCTGACCAAAAAAAGTTTGAATAAGAGTTAATACGGCATATATCCAAACAGAAACATGAGGGACAAGCACTCCAAAGTTTGAATAAGAGTTAATACGGCATATATCCAAACAATGCGAGATGAGCCACGGGGCGACACCAGTTTGAATAGAGTTAATACGGCATATATCCAAACCTTCTGGAGAATGTTGTTCCTGCAATGGGAGTTTGAATAAGAGTTAATACGGCATATATCCAAACTGCAAGCGTGCCGTCGCGACCATCGTCCAGTTTGAATAAGAGTTAATACGGCATATATCCAAACGCCTCGAATGGTATTTAGCAATTGAGTTTGAATAAGAGTTAATACGGCATATATCCAAACTCGCGGGATTTGAAGAATTCCTTGCGAGAGTTTGGATAAGAGTTAATACGACATATATCCAAACAATAGTGATAGCAAAAATTATCCCAAGGAAGTTTGAATAAGAGTTAATACGGCATATATCCAAACCCGTGGATTTTTGGACAACGCCACGTAAAGTTTGAATAAGAGTTAATACGGCATATATCCAAACAAGGCGAGGACGGACATACGCAATCCGTAGTTTGAATAAGAGTTAATACGACATATATCCAAACTTCAATTTAAACAACAAAGAATAAGCCGGTGTTTCGCCACTCCCACCGGCGAGGAGCTGTTCACACAAAGACGCGGAGCAGGAGAAGGGTGGAGAGAAAAAACACCCGTAGACTCCGCTTTTTGTTTGGCGTTTGACATGGCTTGGTTGTTTCCCATCAGTGAGTTCATGTCGTGAACACTGGCATGTATGCGTGAGTCAAGAGGGTGCAAGGCATACGGCTTGCTGACAGTCCTTCATGGATTTCCGGACTATCATCCATCGCGCATGTGAGAGTCATGCCATGGATTGTCCCACGAGCTTTAGGGGATAAAAAGTGTGGGACTTTGTGCGGGAGACGAGATTCGAACTCGCAATACTTGCTTGGAAGGCAGGTGTGATGACCTTTTCACTACTCCCGCAGTAAGAGGAATAGAATTGTGGTTGTTTACGGGAAAGCACTACATGCACGAGATGGTTTTATTACGACCGTTCCAAACTTTTCGGAACGGAAGGCTCGCAACCGCAACCCATTCCCCAGCGGAGTCGGAGGGATTCGAACCCTCGAACCGTATGAAACGGTTAACACCTTAGCAGGGTGCCCCTATCGGCCACTCAGGCACGACTCCGAAGTTTCGACACGCCAAAAACAGCCGGTTGAAACTTAGCTCCCCATGATGGACTCGAACCACCTCTAAAGGTTCCAAAGACCCGTGTGCTGCCATTACACTAATGGGGAATGTGCAGACCGTTTTGACGGCCCGCGAATAATTATTTGGATTTTGAAATCAGCTTGTCAATGTCCGCGCCCAACTGCCTTAACTGGGCGAAAGAGTTGGCGACGTTGTTTTGCGCCGTTTCCTCTCTCTGTTGAGCGGCTTCCATCAGCTTCTTGCTGTTCGCGTCCAATTCGGCGGCATGCTGTTCAGCCTTCTTGGTTCGGAGGTCGATTTCCTGTGACGCCTTGTCCAAACGGTTGACTGCGTCAGCTTCCGCCTTGCTGATAATCTGTTCGGCTTGTTTCTTGGCCGCGTCCAACTGGTTGGCAACCTTATCGTCGGTTTCCTTTTTCAGTTTGGCGCATTCCTGTTCAAGCTTCTGCTTCTTATCGTGTGCGGCGGTCATCATCTGTTTGGTGGTTTCCGTCGCGGAGTCGAGCCGCTTCTGTGATTCATCCTTGGCCTGTTGGAGAATCTGTTCGGCTTGCGTGCGGGCATGTTCCAGCTCCTCACGTTTCTTCGACTCGTAAGTGTTTTTCAACGTTTGGAATTCTTTGCCGAGGCTGGTGCCTAATTCCTGCATCGGGTTTTCCGACGCTTGACGGGCGTCCTGCAAGTCGACGTTCAACCGTTCAATCTGCTGGCGGAGGGATTCAGCTTCCTGCTCCCGTTTGCCGAGTTCGGATTGACGCTTGTCCAAGACCATGTTTTTTTCCGTCAACTGGCGTTGCAGATTCCAAATCTGTGTTTCCAACCCGTTCACGTACTGTTCAACGGAATCCTTGCGATAACCGTTGAATCCGGTGGGGAGGTTGAGTGGTTGTACCTGTGGCTGGGTCATTCCTTCCACGGTGAGAGCGTGGGAGGAGATGACCCGTGTTTCATCAGACATGGTCATTTTGAGTTCCTTCTTTTCTGGTTGAAAAACACGAGGGGGTCGTGCGGGAGTCGAACCCGCTTCTTCAAACATCCACAGTTTTCTAATCGAAGTGGCACCGCCGATTGGAAAACTGTGGCTGCGTGAGGAATCCTGTCTTCGACCCATGGCCTACTATTTGAACATTCCAACGCCCGTAGGCCGAAACGTTGGAATACTTTCCCGCCTGTGTAGTGTGTGATGGGAAAATTTTCCTGCTTGCAGTGTGCCCAATGCGTCAGTATTGGTACAAAATATCGCGTGAATTGAATTTATATTACGCAAGCAGGAAAATTCGAGCCTAAAGTAGGAATCGAACCTACGACCTGCGTTTTACAAGAACGCCGCTCTAACCAACTGAGCTATTTAGGCAATGACATAGGTTTCAAGATTTGAGTTTTGAAACCCATGTCTGAACTAAGGAAGAACCAATTACGGTTCGTGCTTTGAGAGGGAATCGAACCCTCACGTCCTTTTCGGACAGTTGCTTTTGAGGCAACCGCGTATACCAATTCCGCCACCAAAGCAAAGCAAGAGCCGCCACGGCGACTCAGGAGACTGTTCCCGCAGACTAGGCGGGTCAGCTAAAACTGGAGCCGCCACAAGACGGTTCCGACGCCTTCTCAAACAACCTGTAAGAGAAGTAGCACGGCATGTTGGACTCGAACCAACATCGACGGTTTTGGAGACCGCCATGCTACCGGTTGCACCAATGCCATATACCCGACTTAGTTAACGTCCAAGTCGGAAAGACGTTCGGCATAGTGGAATGGGTTTTACCACCAACGGCAAGGAACGTGAAACATCTATGCACCCGTTTGGCCGTGCCTCCCCTTCGGTCATCAACCACCTGATTAAGGCAGGGAGCCTCTTATCCCCCACAAGTTCCAGCGGGGATATTCGAGCAATACCATCGGTCACACAGGCAGCTACCCCCATGAGACCTAGTACCCAAGGTTGGAGTCGAACCAACGACGTCCGGTTTAGGAAACCGGCGCTCTATCCACTGAGCTACAAGGGCGTATGCCGTCTCGTCGCGGGGACGTCGCAACTCGTCTTCCGACTCGACGGCATTCACATCATCTTTTCGCTAGTTGTCATGGGTTGCGATTTCCACGGCTTTCGCTACTGAGATGATGGTGTTTTACATGCGTTCCACACGGCCGTTTTAACTTATGCTCCAAGCTCTGGAATCTCACCCGGGCATCGCAGACCGGCGACTGCATAGTGCCTCCCGTGGGATTCGAACCCACAACCCAAGGTTTAAAAGACCCTTGCTCTAACCATTGAGCTAGAGAGGCTTGCTAGGAGGTGAAGGAACGAAAGAATCCACCTCCTAGAGTTGATTGGATTGACGGAAACTGTTTTTTGTTTGCAAAGTTTTACCTGAGTTATAGAGTCTGTACCGCACGGTCGCTTAGCACGCATATTCAGTTTCCGTGTGGCGAGCATCTTGCGGACGCTCGTCACGTCGTGGAGCCGGAGGGAATTGAACCCTCGTCCTTGAAAACGTTGATGATGTTTTCTACATGTTTAGCCATCTCGTTTATATATGTTGAAAGTTCCAGTCGAAGAGGCACCCCGGAACAGTTTTGCAACTCAGTCATGAAACGATGAACAGTTGCCGTTCACCGAGTTTTTGCTGTCCTTTCTTTTTCAGAATCGCCATACAGCAAATCAGCGACCCTGTTCTTCCTTCACCGTGTTTCAGGCGGCGAGCTGGAAGTTACGCGAAGAATTAGTCTTGGCGTTTATTGTTTGACATGGATTGATGACGGTTGTCCACGTCAGCCTCCGACATGCTTACATTACCTTGATTTTCAAGTCGAAACCTGTCGGCCCCAAAATGCCGTCTTCCTTCCGGTTTTCCGTCCGAGCTTCCCATAGGTGTGGTTTAGAACCAATAGAATGGTTGGCTGGGATTTCCAGCCGGAAGGTTGACAGCGGTTTTGCCTGTCATGGTTTTGTCTTCAAGCGTTTTCATGCTTTTCCTCGTGTGTTTGAGTGAACAGGTGAGGATAGGTGTGATAGTTCTTGAAGATTCAACCATGATGGGCAAGTCTTCATATCGAACATGATTCGACGGGCTTTAAGTCCTATCGACCATGTTTCCTTATCTCTATTCATTTTTCAAACGGACGGCAACATTCAGGGAGTGTTCCTTACTAGGTAAGGTCTTTACCCCGGTTGCCTTGGTGACTGTTCCAGTAGTGGACTGGAGATGAGAAGCGTTCTTCTCACAGCCTTATTCACACGTGATGTTTTTTGAACCTCGTTTTGTGTGAACACTGCCAGTATAGCAGTTCTAGGAAACATGTCAAATCAGAAACGAAAAACAAGGTTTTCCTAGGTGTGTCGCGCTCAAAAACCTTTCACGCCAGCCTTGGAAACTTGGACAACAACGTCGCTCACAGGCTACACTCCCCTGCATGCAGTCAAAGCAAATACGAGAAGCAACCACAGTCGCATATATAGAAGACCAGCTCAAGTCGGAAGACCCCACTCTCATACAGTCGGCCACGGGGAATCTCGCCAGACTGTATGGGATGACTACGCTCTCCCAATTGACCGGTTTGGCGAGGCCATCCCTCTACCGGAGCCTGTGCGAGAACGGGAACCCGTCCTTCCAGACCATGTGCCGAATATTGGACGCTATGGGCTACACGGTGTCGGTTCGCCGCAAGGAGCAGAAGCCGAATGAGTGACATACAAGTTGAGCAGGATGTTCTCGACCTTGGTTCGACGGGCATGGAGTTGGATGTTCGACGGGTCAACCTGTTGGATGATATAGAATCCCGCGAGCCAAACAGTATGGAAATATGGTATGGGCATTCCATTCTCACCGCCACACTGTTTCCACCGGCCCAACCGTCCGATGATGTGGATTTCGTCAGCAAGTCGAACGGACGGTTGGAATACATGCTTGAAGCTGGCGTGACGGGTGATGGGGATGATAGGAAACGCCGGTTCCCGTTCGGCAAATATCCGAGACTGTTGATGGCTTGGATGGCGAAGCAGATTCGTGCGGCGAAAGGCCATAAGACGAGGAATGTTGACCCGGAGACGAAGACCATCACCATTCCGAGCATCTACCAGTTGTGTGAGGAAATGGGATTGCCGCATGGCGGGCGTACAGCGAAGAGCGTGCAGGAACAGTTGGAACTGTTGTTGGCTTGCCGTATCAGTATTCGCGCGTCCGGCACGGGCAAGGGGTTGAACGTGAGGGATACGGCTTATCTGCCTATCGTTCAGGCCGTGCGCATTATCAATGATGAGAAGAACGTGGGCTATTCCGGTGCCACGTTCCGTCTGACCGATGAGGTGTATGAACGGTTGAGTCGCGAGTCGGCTCCGTTCGATACGAGAGTGTCCACTTACCTGTTGAAAGGCAGGTCGGTCATGCCTTACGACATTTACATTTGGCTGACTGGCAGTATGAAGAATCTTCGCCGTGACCTTCCGGTGAGTTGGGATTGGCTGTATGAACGGTTCGGAGACCAGATTGCGGTCAAGAAGTCTTTTCGGCGCATGTTCCGTCAATCGTTGGAGAAGGTCAAGAAGGTGTATCCGGGGTTGAATGTTGAGTGCCCCACGTATGAGGATTACATTATTCTGCATCCAAGTCCCACGTCGGTTCCTACCCGTGCTGTCCGTGAGGTTGAGGTGGGTGCTAATGGGGATGTGTTCGAGGTGGCTTTGCATTCGTTGCAATCGGTTCAACGGAAAGGTGCGCGAAAGGCCACGTCAGACTGAGTTGACCGTGGCTTTTCAAACACCTTGGAGGGTATTGGTGTCTGAAAGGCCATGTGTGGGCGGGTGTCTGCGTGGCTTTTCGGACACCTTTCGCATGGCTTTTCAAACACCTCCCAACGGGTTGAACGGTTTCTCGACGTGGCCTTTCACGCACCCTCGTATATGCTACGGATTGCACGCGCCTTTTCCAGCTTTAATTTATCCACTGGTTTTTCGTTGGAATTTCAACCATTCCACACGCTTATCCACATTTCCACAGGCGGAACGTCGAACATTCCGTGGACTAACAAGCACCTTTAGTGGCGTTTCAAACACCATGACGGTTATGAATCATGCCGGACGTGGACTATCAAACACCATCAGCATGGACTATCGAACACCCTTTTATGGGGTTTCCGACACCTTTCCGTGGACTAACAGGCACCTCGCATGGTAGAAAAACCGTTACGGGAGTAAGGCTCAACCGGCATGGTTATATATTATATGCTCATAGTTTCTTATAGTTCCGGTTTTACGGTCAAAGGAACCAGCCGATACGAAATACTGGGAATATGAGACTTCTATACAAAATCACAAGCTTATATCGCAAAGCCCGTTGGCTCATGTGGCTGGGTGGAATGTTGACCACCACGCTCATTCCCCTGCTGGGTTACGGAATGCATGCTTTGAACATCGCCAAGGACAGGCAGGAGTTGGCGACGGATAATCCGGAGCTTGCTTCGGAGGAGACGGCTGGCTCCCTATTTGATTGGATGACCGGCGAGACGGTGGGAAGAATCATTGGAATCATTGTGATTCTTGGCATTATTTTCATCCTACTGTTGATTTTGTTGCAAATCTTCTCGTTCATTGGTGCCCGAACGTCAGTGTCCGGAATAGACCGCAATACGGTCACCAAGGAAGCCAACCGTAGACAAGCCGATTTGGACGAAATGGACGTGGAACCAGAGGATGGGGACGTGGCCTTTCAAACACCTTCCCAATCGAAGCCAAAAAGGAAAGGCAAGCCGAAACCGGCTCCCGCCACTGAGGGCGACGAGGATGACTGGTTCATCGACTAGTCACAATGGTGTTCGAAAAGCCACGCGCCGACCGGCTTGCGCGGACTATTTTTCCAGTTCGCTGAGCTTGGTCGGCGCTTTCTTATGTTTGAGCGGCAACGGTTTCCCGTCCGTCTGATTGTAAATGCAGTAGTTGCCGTTGTTGGTTTTGTGGATTACCACGTTGACATGTTTGTTGTCTTTTGTATAGACGGAGCATTCGGCGTCCACACCGTTCTCGATGTCCTTCATCGAGTCCACGGTGTATTCGCCCCTTCTTGTGGAATGTAATATCCCTTTGGTTGTTGGAATGGTCTCGTCCGTATCGGAGTACTCTTTGTGTTTGCATTCGATACCGGACAGTCCGTACACGTATTCCAAGCTTTGGTTGAGGGACGGGGCTTTCGGCATTTTCACCGTGGTCGCGGTGACGAACGAGAGGAAGAACACGAGAACGGAAACAATCGAAACCAGTATCCGACCCTTGTTCACAGCGAAAGCGCCGGCAACAAGAGCAATAATACTAACAATAATGAGAGAACTGATGATAAAATCGCCCGTACTTGCTTGGTCGGCAACCTCCTGCCAAGCGGAGAAATCCGCTGTCACTTCTGAACTTCTTTCAGTCGGTTGGACAGTTCCGCCAATCCGTCGATGATTTTATTCTCCTCCACGGTTTTCCTCCCACCGGCTTGACCGTCACGGAATCGTTTCTCGCATTCGCCCATGCCTTTGCGTATGTCCTCGTCGGTGATGCCGTAGGCGATGGCGAACGTTCCCAACGCTTCCACCACATCGCAGTATTCTTCGACCAGCCGGTCGTAGATTCGACTGTCGGAAGTGCCGTCTGCGACCCAATCCATGCCAACGGCGGCGAGTTCCGCCGTCTCCTCCAACAGTTTCCGCCATTGCCGGTCGGACGGCTGCGCGTATTCCGGCGAGAAGGTTCGGACGGTGCCGAGACTGACCGACCCACGTCCGGGTATTTCCGCGTCACGTCCGATGAACTTGTAGCCCGGATTCTGTTCGCAATAGTCGCGCACGTCACGCAACCATTGGATAGCACCGGGGATACTCCCCCAGCGGATGACCTTCCCATTGTTGTCGAGAAAATATTTCTGTTCCAATTCGTCGATGGGATGTTTTCCGATTTCCTTCAGGGCATCGTCCACCATGTCCTTGACCACGATGGCGGACTTGCCATGCAGGTCGGTGGTGGGGCGCACATGGAACGCTTGGAAGAAGCGTGCATAATTGTAGGTCGGATTGCAGGACGTGCCGACCATATCCGAATATTCCAATCCACGGTCTTGCCAATCGCAGGAGACCATGAACGCCATATCGTCCGGAATGTCGGAACGGATTATCGCAATATCGTAACTCAAATCGCACCTATTCTTTCAAAGAGTGCCCAACAGAACATGATGAAAAGGATTGTCGCCATGATGATGAACGCCACCATCAGGGCGACGGCCAAATGATAAAGGAAACGCCAGCCGTAGATTCGTACTCCCAGCCAACGTTTCTGCCCCGAAGTGTAGGAGTGTTCCAAAACCGCTTTTTCCAAGAGCGTGACGGAACGGTCGAACAATACCGCCATCGTGTGCGACATGAGCACACCGGCTATACAACCTATGCTCAATACCAGTCGGACGAGTATGCCAGCCATGATTCCATTCAATCCTCTAAGTTCAGTACCGCCAGCTCGCAATCCAATCGTCGGGCAATGTCCAGTTTGGTACCGGAGAGTCGGAATTGCGGGCCGACGGCGGTTCTGTTTCGATACTTTTGGGCGACCATATTCGACTGGATGTGAATGATGTTCCGTGCATGCTTGTAACGCCACACGTTGCCTCCACCATCACTGTCGAGGTTCATCCGCATGCTACGGTAGAAGTCCACGTTGTCGTACAGGTCTCGGGGGGTTAACGGGTCAGTCTGCATCGAGCATTTCCTTCCACTTTTCCAATTCGTTCAAATCGATAGAGAATTGTTTATGTTCGGTGCAGTCGGAAAAGTCGATGGTCAGATACGGTTTTCCACGGAAAGTGTCACTGGACACGATGACGGTGTCACTGCCCAGTCCGCCCTTCTCATGCAACAGTTTGTAATATTTTTTATCCGGAACCATCGGCTTTCCCTTTCTAATATCAGGTCAGGAGAGTTTGACCAGAATTCCGTAAGCGATGATGAGAACGAACCAGACGACAGCCGCCACTACCGTCCAACGGTTCAGGTTCTTTTCCGCCACGCCCGAACTTCCCGCCGAACCTGTCAACGATTCAGCGAAATTCGAGAAGCCGCCTCCCTTGCCTTTGTGCATGAGAATGAGGGGAACGAGCATGAGACTCAACACGGCGATGAATACAAGAAGAATATGTTTCATAATTACTGCTCCTTTGTTTTGTTGTAGAAGACCAGACTTTTCCATCCGCTCGCAAGCCGCCAATGTTCTCCCGGCAACCGTATAAGCAACGGTTGCAGGATGCCTTCGACGATGAGCTGGTCTAGTGACCCGTGTACGGCGACCGTCCGTCCTCGCACGATGGTGCCGTCCACGGTAACGGCCTTGACCATGCGGCTGTCCAAAACCTTCGGTTCGACGTTCTCCCAGTCGAGGTCGGCGGGCTGGTCTTCCTGCGAGTCCAAGGCGGCTTTAGCGAGACGGCGGAACGAGTCGCGTATCGCGTCCATCTGCCCGTCCCACAAGTCTCGTATCTGTTCTTCGCTCGGATTGAAGTCGGCCCAGTTGGTTTGCGCGGCGAATACCGCGATTGCGGCTTTTTCGATGCGTTCATCCGGCATAGAATTTTCCTTCCTTACTGCAATCCAACACCTGCAATGCGCTCACATGGTCGGCTTCCTCCAATAGGCCGGACGGGGCTTTTTCGATGATGGGCACCATGACTCCCATGTAGACGCCTATCGCCCCACCGGGAGCTATGATGATGGTCCCGTCCACGACGGTGCCGTTGTCGAATCGGGCGATGACTCGTTGCCCTTCAAGTTCGGCTGTTGTGGCGTGCCGCCAGTCCACGGGATTGTAGACGATGCCTTCGCCGCCCATCAGCCGAACACCCACAATGTCAGCTTGCCCAGTCCGAAGTCCATTCCTGAGACAAGCGCCATGAGCAGCAGCACGAAGATTCCGGACGCGACGCACCAGCCCACCCATTCGCGGACGGTGGGCGTGACTACCTTGCGAATTTCGTCCACAACCTGTTTGACGAAACGGATGACGCCGAGGAATCCTTGACCGATTCTGACGAACGGATTGTTTTTCCTATCGGCAATGACGGGCGTGGCTTTCTCAACCATAGATTTCCTTCCATTGAATCAGACCGTCGATAATTTTCGCGGCGGTTCGATTGTCCAAATATTTCTTATTCAAGTCTTCCTTATAGCGGACTACGGGAGGGCAGTTTTCGAGGTTTTTCACGTTATTAAGGTCGGACTGGTCGGTGAGTTTGAGAATCAGTCGAATCTGAGCTTCCGTGGCCTTGCGTTTCCGTCCCGCGTAAATCATCATCGTTCTCCCTGACCGGAGTGGTGAACGTCTGTCGTTAGGAAGTGTTCCGACAACAGGTCTTTCGTGTTTTTTCTTAATTGGGCGGACGCGAGTTCCTGCACTTGAGAGACCGCTATCACATAGTCGGTCAGCTGGTTGGCGAAATCATTATCGTGATGGCGTCGAGCCAGTTCGCAGACAGCGCCGATTGCCGAAACATGGAAAACGTCCGATACGGGTTCGATGTAATTGCCGTCTTCCATGAGAGCACGATATTCGAATCGGTTTCCACAGTTGATTTCCCGAACCATGCCGTAGACCTTACCGTCAACCACGACTAGATAGTCTTTAGTTTTGCTGGAGGATTGCGTGTAGCAGGGGAAGTTGATGGCAGACAGTGTTGCCGAATACTGGTCCTGTATCATTGCCAGTTCATCGTCCACCCATTTGAGTGAATGAAGTTGGATGAGGTTAACCTGATTTGTTGTTTTTTGGTCTTCCAATGGTTTCCTCCCGAAAACTGCTCATGTGTGGACTTACCCAGTATAGCAGAGTTTTCCTCGGAAGGAAAACCGACGTTCAGGCGAGAATGTTGACCGACTTGAAAAGCGTGTCTGCCAGATGATTGCCTCCACTGTTGAGGCAAACCACCACATATTGGGGCAGGTTCACGAAATTCAGGCTTTCCACACGTAGACCATCCTCGGTCTTCTCCATACGGTATTCCAATTCGCCGTCGATGGTGGTTCCGCCTACGGTGATGGCGATGGCCCTTTTACCGGCCAGTTCCTCAATGGGCTTGTCCATCCAATCGGAAATGGTCTCATGCACATCCGTATGCATATAATCCTCCAATATTCTACTTACTCGCGTCCGTAAACAGTGTGGCCTTGTCTTCTTTGTGAAGCTTGTCCGCTTGGCGTTTGATGTCGCTCGTCGTATACCAGAGAGTGAATTCGGTCGGGTCGGTTCCGGTAATCAATTCCTCAACCATGTTGATTCCCCAAGATGGAATGGTGTCGTATACGCGGTACAAGTCAAGTTTCTTCACATCCTTGTCCACGATGCCGCCGACATGGATACCATGTGGCGCATCCCCCAACGGATGATAGTCCGCGAGCACGCTGATGGCGCGTGCGACCTCGTCCCGAATCTCCTCAAGGGTTTCCACTTTCAATGGACATTCCTCGCTGAACAGTGGAAGATAACGCTCTTGAGCGAGCCAGAACGGGAACTCCTCCAAATCGTACTTGTCCATGTCATGTCGGCTTAACGGCTTCTCATAGTCGATGATTGCGGTGAGCTTGCCGGTCGGGTCGGCTATTGGACGTTCGTGGATTGAGATGAGTTTTTCGTCGGGATACTGATGGTCGTATAGCGACTTGGTGTATGCGTATGAGTATTTTTTGGTCAACGATTGTCCTTCACTCTTGTATGATGTGAATGTTTCCAGTATAGCAGAGGAAACGGTAGAAACTTCAGCAGTCAGTGACCTTGACCTTGTTGTACGCAAGAATAGACTCGAACAGTCGGAGTGGATTGCGGGAGTCCAGCTTGTACTGATGTTGATTCCTCGCGGTTTCCGTTTCGAGAAATCGTCCGCTCTCGGACGGCTCTTCCACAATCATGGGAATCCAGCGCCATTTCTCACGGCCTTTACTGTTCTCCCAAACGATTTCCCCGGTATCCAATACCCGCTTGTAGGCGGTCTTGTCGGGGAATGACGAGTCTATTCGTGCGACCAGATTCAATCGGCTCATGGTTTAATTCCTTCTTCTCTCAGTTCTTCGTAGTCTTGCGGCGTGAGGAAAAGCCAAGCTCCACAGTAGGGACACTTGACCCTATTGGCATCGACGGTGTTCCTGCAATACCAGCAGGTGACATACCATCCGTTTACATATCGGTTTTGCATTATTGCTCCTTTTTCTTGGCAAAGAAGTCGATGACTTCGATGAGATAGAGGAACATTTCAAGCAGGACAAAGAACACGAATCCCAGTACGTCAAAAGTCCAGTTTTTTCAGTTTTTTGAATATGTTGGACATTGCTCTCCTTGTCTTAATGATTGTGTGAACAACCTCAGTATAACCAAAAAAAGCAAGACTGGCAATCACACCAAAAACCGGAAAATAAACAGGCCAATCGTATCTTCGGGCAACATCAGCGGCTTACTTTCTCGCTCTGATTTGGCACTTCCAACGGCATGGAACCCGAATATCCCAACAGTTCCTCGCAATGAGCGGCGACGGCTTGCAGGGCGAACCGTTCTCCCGTCAGAAAGCCTTCATCCGACGCGTTGGGAATCTTTTCATCGATTCGGGCTACATGCTTTTCGCACCAGTTGATTACGTCGTTCAGGGTCTTGTCCTTCTGCGTGACGTTCACTGCCATGTGAGTTGCCTTTCTATCTGATTTGTTGTCGTGGAAGGACTATTTCTAGCCTGTACTTCCCGTTGACGGTTGCGTGAAGCTTGTACACGCCTTTCGTGTCCGTAAGGCTTCGTACAGGTTTGCCGTCTTCATCCTTGTAGGGGACGCCATTGTTGCGCACGATTGTGACCGTCGCATGGGGAATACGATTGCCGTACCGGTCTGTGACAGTGCCTTCCAAGGTGATTTGACGGCCATGGATGGTCGTATCCAAGTAGCTTATTCCGTTCGATAGTTGAGGTGCGAATACCAGACCGATGAGAGTCAGTGCCGCTGCCAATTGGATTAGATTCGAGCCTAATCGAACAGTCTCATTCATTTTCGTTCCACTTCCGGCCTGTTCTGCTGAGTACGTACCCGTCCAGATACAGTTGGAACAGGCTCACGTACTCTCCATCGGATATATCGTCTTCCGGTTTCGCGTACAGTCCGACGTTCATAAGCGCTACCAGCAGTCCGGTATGCTCCTCCCGTTCGATGTGAAACGGTGTCTCCTCCTGACCGTCGGCGGTCTCTCGGACTGCCACACCGTAATCACCCACCTGTGGTTGGGTGGATGAACTGCTATCGTCAATATCCTCATAGGTGAGATAGAACGGCAAAAGTAGCGGATTGGGAACATTCTTCAACGGGATAAGTTCTATACCAGCCTGTTGGGAGTGCTGTTGGCAGACGCCACTGTAACTGTCCCCTTCACCGTAATCCGGCCAGTGACGGATTGCCACGATGGGTTTACTGCACGGGTATATTTGACCGTCCGAGTCAACCATGGTTTGGGCGCAACCTACGTCAATGAGTTCCTTAAGATTCAACATGATTCGTCTTCTTCCAAGAGTTTTTCGCAGATGTGAATTATGTCGCCGTAGGAATTGTGGCCTCCTTGTTCGTCGGGTGACGGTGACTCGTCTGGGGAGGTGAGATTCCGTATCATACGGTTGTAGCGGAGTTCTTTTTTCTTTTTGTCCGCATAGTCGATGATTTCCATGAGTGCGGCTGTCCGACTATCTGTGGTCGGTTGGACTCCATACTGTTTGACGCGGGCGATGGTGAATTCGTAGGCTGTGGTGAGGCCGTCGTAGAAAGTGTATTTCTCCAACAACTCCTTATCTGGGTTTTCGGAATCTTTGGCGGCTTTATCCCATTGTTGTTCCAACCATGCTATAAGGTCGGTTCCCGGTTGACTCATGAGGTTTCTTTCTGCGAAAGTTTTCATGTGTGGACGTATCCACTATATCACAATCGACTGAGATGAGTCTAATCAGATAATGTCTTCCAAAGACTCGAACACATCCTCCAAAAACTCCAACTCCAGTTTCTTCTCCGAAGCGTCTCGACCATTCTCCTCGTCGGCACGAATCACGGACTCCAACACCTGACGTTTCAGATTCAAACGGTCGTAGACGGCCTCACCCAACTGTCGGCGCGAATCGACGGGATACCTTCTGTTCAGAACATCCCTCACCTGTTCCGCCACGTCATCATCCGGCAAGCCGATGAACACTTCCCCACGGTCGTTGAACTGGAAGGATGGGAGCGGGTCGTATTCACTGTCCCGCGAGAAAACCAGACCGTATTCGTCGTTACCGTTATCCTCAAAGTCGACGTTCAAGGTCATACCCCCTCTGTTTGCCGTCGAAGGTCATTTCAGGCTTATCCCCATGGTTCGTGCCGTGTATTCGACGGCCGCGCGTCCCTTGTCGGTCAGTTCGTCGAACACGTCGCCGGGACAGTATTTGCGCTCCACAAGTCCCATGTCACGCAGGCGTTGTCCGGTGACGTCGGTCAGAAGGTCGCGTGGGTCGTGCTGGCGGAGCAGTTTGAAGTCGGCGAAGTTGTCGATGAAAACGGGCACTCTGTCGTCCTTGATGGCGTCACGGAGCCGTTCCGCCATGCGCTCGTATCCATCGGCCTTTTCGGCCAGATTCGCGGGCATGGGCGTATCGTCGCCGCAGAGCCCACCCCACGCGTCGCGCGTGTCTTGTGCCTTCCCCTCATATTGGTCGGCAAGACGGCGCATCAGTTCATGCCGGAACTCGCAGAAGATATCGGTGTCATAGACGTCACTGAGGTTTCCGGCCCAGATGGTGAGGTAGAACCCCTTGTTAACCCACCAGCTGAGTCCGCCGCCGAACTCTCCGAAGTGGAATTCCGGCATTCCATCGTCCCGCTCGTCCAATACGGCTTCGACACCCATCGAATTCAGTTCGTGTTCCAAATCGCGCAGGTCGGATAGCGGTTGTTCAAGGTCAAGCATGGTTCACCACTTCCTTGCGTAGGATTCCATGGTGTCCGCGTCGAATTGGGTCGATGAGCTTAATATCATCCGTTACCATAGATTTTTCCTCCCTCGTCTTTGATGCCTTTTTCGACCAGACTGACAATCGCATACAGGTCGATGCTGCCGTGTTCGCCCACATGGACGATGCCGGTGTCCTTATCGACCGTTGCCGTCTCGTATAGTCCGTCGCTGAGCCAGCCGCGTTCATTGTTGGCGTCTTCGCAGAGCAGTTCCACCGCTTGTTTGTTCGGAAAATATTCCATCTCAACCCCTTAGTCCCTATACAACGCCCTTACGACGGCCCGCATGCGTAATGCGGCCTGACGGCGCGTCTCATACGGACTGCCAAGCTCCTCGCCCAGCAGCCACCCTTCGAACACGAGCACTGGGTCGTGTCCGGGATATTCGTTGCAGGATTCGCATACGCGCATGTACTGTTCGGCCATATCCTCGGTGTCCTTCGCCGCCTGTTCGTTGCCAATCGCGTTCCGGCACCATTCGGCGGTCTTGTCGAACCGTTCCTTCAGCCGCATGAGCCAGTCGGTGCGCGGCATGGGCGCAGACAGCAGGCGGGCCAGCTCGTCCAATGCCTGTTCCTCACCCATGCCAGCCATGCCGATGGAGGTTGTATCCTCGACAAGCTCGTACTGCGTGCGGACGATGTGGATGGTGTCGCGGTCGGGAAGGTTGACGGTAATCTCGTATCGTGCTTGAGGGTCGTATGCGGTGATACGTCCGAATTGGCGGTCGTGACTCACACGCCAGCCCGGCAGCGTGTGGGTGACGGTGTTGAGGATGTCACGTGTTTTCATTATGTCAGTTCCATTCCTTCGGGGCGACGACAATCCAGCCGTTTGACAGCGGGTATACTTCGCAGGGTTCGTCCGAGTCCAAATCGTCGTCCAACGGGTTCCAGTCTTCGAGACCGTCGTGGGCGATTTCGTCGTTGAGCGCCCCACTGTGGATGCGTTCGGTTTCGACGTGGACATCCTCTGAGGGGAGGAAGAGGAACGAGAATGGTTCGAGCATTGGTTCAAAAAGATACGGCAGTCCGTCCTTGGCTCCCCAGTTGGCGACCATGTTCATGTGTCGTCCATCATCCGTTTCCACGAGGATTATTCCCGATTCCTGTCCAGTGAGGTCGTGCAGGTTGATGGTCATGTTTTCTCCTTGGTTTTAACTTTTTGTGCGAACAACTCCAGTATAACCCACAAAAACAGGATTGTCAAACAGAAACCAAGCAAGGTTCCCCACTGTTGTTCTCCTTTTTGGATACCTGCCTGTGTGAACAATTCCAGCATACCTCATATAAAGGAAGCGTCAACCCGCCCAAAAACAAAAAAAGGGAACTTGTACGTTTCCCGTACAAGTTCCCCCAATCAGGAAATCAATCCCAGTTGCACATGAAGTAGCCATTAGGGTTGATATCCTCAACCAGATGGGCGGTGGCGCAATCGTTCACAGTGAACATAGGGCGAGGCTTCACGTCATAATCACCCTTGATACGCTTGTTTCTCAACTCCTCCCCCACAAAGCAGTCCTTGACGGGAACCACGTACCCTCCCTGTGGGGAGCTGGTGGCACCATCCACGACCTTGTAGGCGAGCTTGCGGACGTTGACGCTTTTGCCGGTCTTGCTGACCTTGGTCACTTGGTAGAAGTCCACGAGGGTCATGCTGTAGCCCCAAGTGCTGATGAACACGTCTCCCACATGCACTTCCACGTCGGTGGTGGAGGTCTGTGGCTTGCGACGTTCCTCTTCGGTGCCGTTGATGCGGAAGTTCTCACGAGTGAGCCAAGGGTAGGTCTTGATGGCCTTGTCGATGAAGTTCCTGACACCCTTCATGGTTCGCCAGTACTTACATCCACTGAGGTAATTGCGGCTAGTGATGTTAAGGAAGTCGTTGGTGACATCCACCCAACGATTGGTGCGTTTGCTGATTTGGACTTCGAGGCTGAGCATTCTGGTTTCTCCTTTTTTGGGGTGGTGGGTTTTTTAACCCTGCTTGTGTGAACAATTCCAGTATAGGCTATATTAAACCAAAAGTCAACCCAGAAAAACAGGGGCACAATCCAACTAAGCAGACCATGCCCCAAAGCCCAAAACTCACCGACCAGCCAAGGCGATGGAACGAACCATGGAGTCCAGTCTTTCGCCTCCCAACGATTGAGTCACATAGTAGCTGTCGTTGTCGAGGTCAAGCCAGTAGACGACCTCGTTCTTGTCCTTATGGTACTCAGAGAAGATATAGCGTTCATCCGGCTCGCTTTTTGGAGACGATTCCTTATGCTCGTCGTAGACGTGCTTCCAGTGCTCTTTCGTCAGCTTATTATGTCGAATGCACAGCAGAGCGGTGTCATCATCGCTCCAGAATTCCAGTTCGACATCAAACGGCTGGATGGTGTCGCTGATATTCATAGGGGTTCTCCTTTTTTGCGTGGCCTGTTCGGCCTTTTTGTGTGAACAATTCCAGTATAAGCTATGTTAAACCAAAAGTCATCAAATCATGAGAGCGAGAACACGCCTATCCCCCGCCTCAGCGTCCTTCAGATAGCAACGATGACGGTCGGGTTCCCCGTCCATCGCATAATCATCCCTGACCTCGAACTCCTCCAAGGAACCTTCATTGTCACCATAGTAGGCGAACACGATAGGAGTGTCGCCGCCAAGGGTTCCACGTGCGTAGCGCAGTGCGGAAATCATCTGGTCGATGGTAGCGGGCGTGGTGAACACTTTCTGTCTCAGGTCTTCCTCAAGCTCGCATTCGCAGTCGGGGCAAACCTTCTTCAAACCATTGGAGGCGTCCGTCATATGTTGCGGGCAGTTGATGGCTCCGCACCGGTCGCAGATGGCTCGGCAGTTCTTGCAGATGTGCCTTCCGCAGGTTTCGCAAAGGGTGAGCTGGGTGAAGGGGTCAACGTTTCCGCAGTTGACGCATTTGATGTCGTCGTTCATTTTTTCTCCTTTGTTGATGGGTTTTTCAACCCTTCGTTTGTGTGGATAATTCCAGTATGGCATAGGTTTGGATAAAACAAAAAGCGGCAGGTCGCAAAAACCCGCCGCCAAAAATCAATCAGTCATGGAAGTCCACGAGCCAGACATGCGCGTTTGGGTTCTCCTCAAACCTCTCCCACAGAGTCATATGGGACACGGGATAGAACATGCCTCCCTCATACCCGTCCTTGTCGCAAAGCACGCACAAGTCGTCCAACAGTGTCACGACGGTTGAATCACCATTCTCGTAGAGGGTGGAAAGCTCCTTGCAGGTTTTTCCCTGAACACCTTCGGTCAGTTCCTCCCAACGACCGCCGAACTCATACCAGTCATAGAACGAATCGTCGTTGAAAGTAGATACCACATCGCCGTCTTCGTTCAGACTGTACCCACAGTATTGAGCATAGGCTTCGAGCGCTTCTTCATCATTCAATGCCAGTCGGCGTTCCGCTTCCTCGAAGGCTTCGCTCATTCTGTCGTGCTGGTTTTCGCCCTCGCGTTCAATTAGACGCCTGTCGTTCTCTCGATTGTCCTTCAGGAATTCGTCCCGCGTGTAGAGGACGTATTCCTCGACTTCCTCGTATTCGCTGTATGGGTCGATGATGGCTTCGGCTTCGCTGGTGTTGTTGCCTCCGATGACTGCGCCTAGGAAGTGCATTTTTTCTCCTTGTTTTTGGTGGGTTTTTCAACCCTTCGTTTTGTGTGAACGATTCCAGTATACATCTTTGGGAGAACGACACGCTCACATTCAAGGCAGAAAGACATGAGTGGGCAAAAAGGTGGAAGGTCTTATTGGCAAAAACGTTGATATACCGCCATTTTTCAAACCGTTGGCAATGGTTTCCGCAATCTCGGCAAGAGCGTATTGCAGACCGTTCGTACTGACGTGGGCAACGCCAAGTCGTGGCTTAGGGGAATGTATGGTAGCGCCCAGAAAGGCGAAACTGCTCGCTAATCCCTAAAAAACAGGAAGGCCGGAATCCCCAAGGGAAGAAAAACCTTGAGCTTTCCGGCCTTCCTGTTTTTTTCAGTCGTTGTGGTCTTCCGTGGAACCGTATACCGCTTCCTTCATATCCATCGGGCGAGCGTATTCGTAGGTGCTGATTTTCACATAGGCTTCGCCATCCCTGTTGGCGAGAACACGATGGCTGGTGGCCTTGCCCGCGAAGCGGGTCGGGCTTGTCAGGTCGGGGTAGACGGTGCATCCGGCGATGTCGTTGGGGCTTCCATCATAATTCTTGCGGAGTGGGCGGATTTGCACGGTCTTGCCACTGGGGCTGACCTTGACCACTTCGTAGTAGCTGTTGAGAATCATGTCGTAGCCGTAGACGGAGTGGAGCACGTCTCCCACTTTGAGGGTTCCCACCGCCTTGGTGTTGTCCTTGCGGGATTCTTCGCCTTTGATTTTGAAGTCTTCGAGCGTGTAACCGTTGTAATCCATGACTTTTTGGCGGAAGTTTTCAAGCCCACGCATGGTCTTCCAAGTACGGCGGTAGGTGCCTTGGTAGGTGCGTTCGCCTTGGCTGTTCTTAGTCCAAAGTTCAAGGCTGAACATTTTGGTTCTCCTTTTTGTTTGCAGTCTTCGTTTGTGTGAACAATTCCAGTATACCACATGCGAGAACAACCAAAAAAAACGGTGAGTCGGAACTTTTTAACTATGATTCAGCCACAAGGGTTTAGAAATCTTTTCTTCTCGCCCTCAAATAGGACTTAATCGTTTTACGGGGTACTTCTCTGTTAGAAAACAGCACGTCGTGACTGTTGAGTCTGACTAACACCAAAGAGACCACATCGTTGTCCACGTAGTAAACCAGTAATAGGTCTGATTCCACGTGCAATTCGCGGAAACCTTTCCAATCACCGGTCAGCTCGTGGTCGGAATACTTGGTTTTGAGTAGGTCAACATCGTTTTCGATAAGAGCTTGAAGAGGTTCGCGAATCTTGTTAATGTCGTAATGCTTCTTTTTCAGCCGTTTGATGTCATTGTCGAACGGCTGAATGGTTTCCAACGTTCGTTTACAAAGCATTGAGATAATCCATCATGTCGTTTACGTTTTGGGAAGAGTGGGTGTACTCATGATTCAACGCCTGACGGCGAGCCTCCTCGTTGCGCAATGCTTCCACTTCGCATTCAAGCTCACGGAAATGCCTGTAATCATGCTCGTTCAGTATGAAATAGGTTGGCCGATTGTTTTTCATGACTGTGACCGGAGAATCGTCCGCCACTTTTGAAAACTCCGCGCTTGCGGTTCCTCTTCCAAAACGACTGATGGGAACCATTGTCTCTACCGGTATTGTCAACTGCATTTTTCCTCCCTTATGTTTGCATGTAAAAATACATGCTATCACATGAGGTGGCTAAAAATCTCAGCAAAAACAAAAAGGCTGGACGGGAGCCGTAAGGTTCCCTATCCAGCCTTTTCACTTATCTGCCGTAACCTACTTCTTGTGGCGTGCGGTCACGGTCGTGTTTCCGCGACGGTGGGCGAGCATCAATCCCATTCCCACGAGTGCGAACAGGATGACCGCCATGATGGGCGTGTTCACACCGGTTTGGGCGAGTTGGCGTACCGCTTTCACGATGGCCGGTGTCACCGGAGGAATGTAGGAGTTGGTGAACTCGGGTTGGGTTCCATTGGTTGTGACCATGCTGGGGGTTGTGGTCGGATTGTTCTCATCCTCACCAGCATCTCCGTCGGTCTTGTCGGCCTTATCGGTCGGCGTGACGAGCATGGTGCTGGAATCCTTAGCCGAATCGTCCGTCGGGTCGTATTCGACTCTGGCGGTCAGATTGCCTTGCAGGTTGTCGCTTACGGTGACGGTCACATGGTGTTCCATCTTGTCGTAGGTGACGTTCTTCTCGCCGGTGTTCTTCTCGCGAATCACATACCGGTATTCGCCGCAATCATCCACTCCATCATTGTCTCGACCGTAGGTGAGCGGCCTGAACTGGATGTTGCCCTGCTTGTCGTTCTTCTCACTGTCGATGACATTGCCCTTGTCGTCCACAAGTTCGAACTCGAATTCGTAGGCTTGCAGTTCACGTCCGGTCAGATTCTTCTTGGCCGACAGTTCGACCAACACGTCTTCCGGCTGGTACGTGTTCTGGAAGAGGATGCTCTTCTCGCTAGTCTTGCCGTTGGAGTAGGCGACGCTGGCGGCGAGCTTGTGGCTCTTCGCGTCCTCGGTGACGGTGATGGTGACGGTGTGGCTGGTGGTGTCGTAGGTGATGCCGCCCAAGGTTCCGTCCTGTTCGTCAACCGTGTACGTGTACATGCCGGTCTTGTCGAAGGTGAGCTTGTCGAAGTCGAGTGTCCCGTCACCTTCGCGGACGTTCTGCTCCTTGTCGGATTGCGCGTCGCGTGGAACGCGGGCGAACTGTTTGGCTTGGAGCAGGTTGCCGTTGGAATCCTTCAATTCGGCGGAGAATTCGTTGTCGTTCAGGTCGCGTCCGGTCAGATGTTTGGCCGCTTCGAGTCGCACGCTGACCGGTGTCGGAGTGTACGTGTTGTCAAATCGGATGTCATTGGTCTGACGGTCGGCGGTGGCAGCGAGCATGCCGTCTTGGTCGGTGACGGTGACGGTCACATCGTATTCCTGAGTGGAGTAACCGATGGTCTTGTCCGTTCCGGCGAGTTCCTTCACGTGATACGTGTATACGCCGGGCATGGTGTAGACCATTTGGCCGAATGTGAATCCGCTTCCCTTGTTGGTGACGGTGACTGTTCCGTTTTGGCTTCCGGCTGGCATTGGCATGTCGTTCACGCTGATGGTGTTGCCGTCCGCGTCGCGTGCGGATATCGCGTTCAGTTGGAACTTGAATTCACCGTCCTGCGGGGTGCGGCTGGTTGCCGTATCCGTGTTGACGATGTTCTTCACGCCGCTGATGGAGTATCCGACGTTCTTCGGACTGTAATGGTTGGTGAACGTGATGTTCTTGCTGTTGCCGTTTGTCGGGGTGACGGTCTTGGATACGACGGTCAGCTTGCCCTTGTGGTCAACATCCTTGACCACGTAGGTGATGGTCGCAACCGTCCCGTCCTTCGTGACGCCCGGAATGGTCGTATCCTGTTCGGTCATGGTGAACACGTAGGTGTCGACGAGCGGGAACGACAGTTGGTCGAATCGGATGTTGCCCTGCTGGTCGTTCTGCTTCGTCTGGTCTGCGTTCTGCACGTTGGCGGGTGCCGACTGCTGGTGGAGTGTGAAGTTGAAGTCTCCGCCTTTGAGCGTGTACTTGTTGCCCTTGGAGGAGGTCATCTTCTTCATTGCGGTCGGATTGTCCGTGGCGGGTTGGGCCTTGTACGTGTTGGTGAATTCCGGAATGTTGGTTCCGTCATCATATTTCACGTCGGACAACAGTTGGCCTTCGCCATTGTCGGTGACGGTGACTTTCACATGATGTTTCGTAGCATCATAGGTGACGCCTCCGTTATCGCCGTGGACTTCGCTGAGCGTGTAGTCGTACACTCCCGTCTTCGTGTAGGAGATGGTGTCGAACAGGATGTTGCCCTGCTGGTCGTTGGTTTTCACCGTTCCGACCTGACCGCCGGTCTTATCCTCGACGCATTTGAACTCGTATTGTCCGGCTTGCAGTTGGATGCCTGTATGGTCGGGGTCGTTGAGTGTCTTGTGCGCACGGAATTGCACGCTGACCGGTTTCGCCTGATACGTGTTCGTGAACGTGGTCGGATAGGCCGCGTTCGTTCTGGTTTCGGCTTTCAACTGTCCGGTCAAATCGTCGGTGACGGTAATCTGCCACATTCCCATGTGGGAATCGTAGTTGACGCCGCCCGCCGATTGGCGGACTTCACGCACCGTGTAGGTGAACGTGCGGGATTTGACACCGTTCAACTGTTGGGCGGTGAACGTCAACGGTTGGAAGCTGATGTTTTCGTTCTGGTCGGCGTTCACGGTTTGCAAAGGCTTGCCTACCGCCTGCTCGTTGTCGAACAGTTGGAATTGGAAGTCGGTGAGTTTCGCATGGCTGGCGTTCTTGTTGTCGAACGTCTTGTGTGCGGTGAGGCTCACGGTCACGTCCTTCGGCTGATACGTGTTGTGGAAGACCGGGGTCTTGTTCGTATTGTCGTAGGAGGTGGAGGTTTTCAACTGTCCGTAACCGTTGTCGGTGACGTTGACGTGCATGGTGTGGACGGTTTGGTCGTAGGTGATGCCTTTGAGCTGTCCCGTCTTTTCCATGATACGGTAATCGTGTTCGCCTACCGTATTGTAGGCGAGCTTGTCGAAGGTTACGGTTCCGTCCGCATTGTTGGTCTTGGATTGGATGGTCTTGCCATTCTTGTCCTGCAATTCGAATGTGAACTCGTTGGCGTTCAACAGGCGGAGCGTGTGCTTCGGATTGTCGATTACCTTGCTGGCTTTCGGCGTGACGGACACAGGCTGGCTGGAATACGAGTTGACGAACTGGCCGTTGTCAATGGTCTCGCCATTCTTCATGGAGATGGCCGGATTGATGAGCGAGGCTTTCAACTGTCCACTGTTATCGTCGGTGACGGTCACAGTCCATATGGCGTAATGGTCGTCATATTTGACGCCCGCCGCACCCGTGTTGCGTTCACGAACCGAATAGGAGAAGGTGGCCTTGTCTTTGCCGTTCAGCTTCGCCTTGGTGAACAGGAGCGGAGAGAATTCCACTTTGCCGTCCGCCGTGGCGTTCACGGTTTGGATAGGAGTGCCTGTCGCCTTGTCGTTCGCATACAGGTCGAATTGGAAGTCGGTAATCTTGGTGGCAGACTTGTCCGCGTTCGTGAACAGTTTGCTCGCCACGATACGGGCTTGCGTATCCTTCGGAGCATACGTGTTCGTGAATTGGATGGTGTCGGATTGGATTCCATTATTGGACACGTTGGCCGTGACATGACGGTCGAACGTGTTCAAATCGTCGGTGACGGTCAGTATCCAAACACGGTCATCATACGTGACTCCAGCATTGTCTCCCTTGCGTTCCTTCACCTCATACTGGTAGACGCCTTCCTTGGTGAACGCGCCGGTGTTGATTCGGACTGTCTGCGTCTTGTTGTCGGTGAACGTGATGGAGGATGGCACCGCGCTCTTCGGAGCATTGTTCAACGGGGTGATGTCCGCAACATACTTGTCTTTTTCAGTCCAAGCGCCGTTCGGACGACCGTTCAACACTTTGACCGCTTTGAACGTGACCGGAACCGTGGGCATGACCATGCCGTAAATGCCATGGTCTTCGTTCGGGTCTTCGTAGATGGCGGTGGTCATCTCATCCAATGCGGGGAAATCCTTCAAAGGGATTACGCCCGCAACCATATTGCCGTTGGAATCATCCTCTTCATCACTGTCGGAATCCGTCGCTTCGGACGCTTCCTTCGCGTTCTTGATGGTGACGTGCTGTCCATGCCAAGTGGTGCCGGTCTTCGGAGTGAACCGAAGTTTGAAACCGGAGCCACCCGGAATGGCCGACAGTTCGTAATGTCCGTTCTGGTCGGTGACTGTGGTGCAAGGCTTGCCGTTCATGCTGGTGACGGTCTTGCCGTTCTTGTTCAACAGGGTGACGTTCACGCCAGCAAGGAGACGGTCTGTGCTCTCACGCACACCGTTATGGTCGTTGTCGAACCATGCGACGCCGTTCACTCTACGTTCCACGACCTGCGTGACCGCATCCACCTTATTATCACCGTCAGCCCAACGGTTCACGTAAGCGTCAGCCGCCTTATTGCCGGACGGTTTGAACGCGAGACTGAAATCATAGCGGGCGTTCGCGGGAAGCTTGTCGGATGTAAAAGCCCAAGCGACCGGCTTATCGCAACCGTCGGGGATAGTCACCGTACCAGTGTTACGGTCAACCTTCGCCTCAGTCCACTGTTCGACCTGCTCGCGCGTAATCTTCGTCGCGTCAACGGTACGCCACTTCGGGTCGGTGGTGAAGTAGACGCGCCCATTATCCAAGGACGCGCCATTCTTCACACCCATGTTCAAACCGGTCATCACATAACCGCCGGAATACTTCGACAGGGAGCCAGCACCCGAATACGGCATAATATCAACCGCATACGGATTCTTTTTCTCATCCTTGGAGAAGTTATTCAACATGTTCGTGAAACCTAACGGGCGTTCGATGTCGTTCAGCAACGGTTGGGCGCGGGTCGCCAATGAGGAGGAGTGCGTGCGTGAGACGCGGATGGTGTAGGCGGCGGTCTGACCGTAGGCGGCGGACGGGGTGCCCATCCACCGTTTCGACCTGATTTCCGTATGCACCGTGTACTGTTGGTTGTTCTTCGCATCATTGTCCGGGTCGGACGGGTCGCCGATGGTGGTGGAGAATCTGACGAGCGTGTCCGTCCCGTCCGCCTTCACTCCGTTGACCCTGTACTCCAATGTGGTTGTTCCGTCCTTGTTCGGGGTGGCGGTCGGCGTGACGGGCGTACCGCCGGTAACAACGCCCTGCGTTTGTCCTGAATCAGTGTCCTTGTATTCTCCGCCTACGGTCGATGAGCCGTCCGTGTAGGTCAGACCCTTGGGCAGTGTGACCTTGATGTGGTAGTCGGTCAGATAGTCGCCGCCGGTGCTGCTGTTGCCGGTCTTGGCGGTCGCGTTTATCGTCCAGTCGGCGTGACGCTGCTCCTTGCCCAAATCGTAGATGGTCTTCGACACGGTGTTGGCCGTGTCTTTCTGGCTGGTGTGGATGCCGATTGCCGGGCGTTCGCCCACGACGTACAGGGTGTCGCCCTTGTTGTTTCCGGCGGTGTCGCCGCCCTGATACACGCCGTCCTCGCTGAAAGTGGCCTTCACATAGTTTTTGCCGTCGTAGTGGAGGCTGGGTTTACCCAGTTGTTTGACGAGGCTCGTGTAGTCGTCGCCGGTGATGGAGTGCGCGTATGCCGTCCACTTGGTCAAATCGTCCTCAATGTCGAGGTTGGCTTTCTTGGCGAGGTCGCTGCGCGTCCAGTAGTCTATCTGTCCGGTGGTCTGCGCGGTCCTGCCCGCCGTATTGTCGTTGACCTGCATGGGGAGCGTGGTGCCGACGCTGATTCGTGAATCGTATGACGTGTTTGCCGTATCCCATACGCGGGTGTCGATTATCTGCGCGGCGAGCACCCTGCCATGCTTGGCGGCCTCGGCGTATGTCGGATACCAGTCGAAATCGTCATAGTCGGCCTTGGCCTGCGCCGTATCGGTGGAGTAGCTGCCGCCGTCGGGCAGTACGCCCCAGATGACGGGTTCCATGTTGTCATTGGTGCGGGTGTCCGACCACCAGAATCGTCCGCCCCACGTGCCGTAGCTGTCGTGGACGGTGTACTGCTGGTCGGGATTGTCGTTTGCGGCCAATGGGGTGAGGATAGTGGGGTCCCATTTGACCAAGTGGACGCCTAAAACCCTGCCGTTGCCGGTCGAGTCCAGTTTGTTTTCTGCTGCGGTGTTGATGCCGAACTTGGTGTTCTCCAACACGCGGTCGGAGCCGTTATATCGTTCCGTATCCTGCCAACGTCCGGTGGTGGCGTTGTCGCAGCGTCCGAACGTGCGGGCGAAAACGTTCGTGTAGTACATGCTTTGGATGAATGTGCCGGGCAGTCTTACGACCCAGTTGCCGGATGCCGAATCGTCGTCGGTGACCGTCTGGTTCGTGTTCGAATCGGATTCGTCCAACGTGTCGCCGCTCAGACTGGTGGCCGACAGCGTGGTGTCGGTGATGGTCACGTTGCCGGTCTGGTCCTTGCCGTAATACTGGGCGGCGGTCTTGCCGTCCGTGGTGGCTGTGGGGAGGATGAATGTGAACTCGTCCACGTGCAGTGCGGCTACCTGCTGTTGGGTGAGGGAGCCGTCCATGTAGGCGGTGGTGCATTTGCCGTATGCGCTGTACTGGGTGGCGTTGGCGCATGGGTAGTTCAGGGTGTCGTAGCCGGTGAAGCCGACGTTGACGGTGGTGCCCTTGTCGGTGGTGGTGCCGTCGTCGTAGACGGTGGTGCCGTCGTTGACGGAATCCTTGCCCACGGTGCTGGAGCTGGGGAAGCTGCCGTTGTGGTCGAACGAGTCGTTCTTCCTGTTGTGTGTGTTCACTCCGCTGTTGTTGGCGGCGGGGTGGTGGATTCTGTCCCAAAGTATCGGCTGCCATTGCTTCTCGCCCGAATGCTTCGCATGCTTGTCGTCATCATCCTGAAACACGCTGGACACGTTCAGCTTGTAGCCGATGCTTCCCGTGGGCACTTCAATGCCCTTCAACCCCTTCGACTTGTCCTTCCAACGCATCGCGGTACGGACGAGCACATGCAGTTGGCGTCCCTGAATCTTGCCTTTGCCTTTGTTTGGCGCGGTAGCGTCACCCGTATTGAAATCGTAGGTGCCGCCGCCCGTAATCTGGTATTGCAGGCTTACGTTCAGGTTGAGTTTTGCGCTGACTGTTACGTCTTGTGGCGTGTTTTCGGCTTGTTTGTGGGTGCCGGTGTTGGTTGGATTGCTTGCATCCCATGCTGCCCATGCTTTGACGGTTGGATGGAATTTGTATCCGTGGGGTGCGCCTTTGACCGCGACTGCGAGACTGATGGCTGACGTGCCGGGGTTGACGGTCGGACTGTTGGAAGTCGGCTCCAACAGGCGATAGCAGGTGTATACTTGCGTCTTCACACCGTTGATGGTTTCGGTCGTGAGTTTCGGCTGATAGCTGGGAGTCTGGTCTACCCAACCCATTTGGTCGGTGTCGAACGTGACCTTATCCGCCGGATAAGGCAGTTCGGAACGGAAGCCGACACGGGTACGCTTGTAATAGTCCATGGTCGAATCCGGGGTGACGGTGTAATCGTAGTCGTAGATTACATCATCGAACGAGCGGACTATATCATTGCTCGCGTCCTTATCGTCGCCACGCTCATTGTCATTGTCGAATGGTGCGGTTCCGGTGACTCGGTCGGTTAGTTTGAGTTTTGACACGTATGCGCTGTCGGTGTCGAGCATGTCATGAATGGTAACGTCTTTAGCGTCTTCCGGAGCGGATTGCGCTCGGATACTAGTGTCGGAGTGAACGTCCGACTGTGTTTGACTGTCAGCATTACTACTGCTGGTAGTGTCTGACTGGGTGTCGCCACTATTAGTGTCGGCGTTCCCACTATTACTGGTGTCGGCTTGGACTTGCGTGGACGAATCCACCGTCAAATCGTCAGCCAAAGCAGTGGACGCGGACAATGCGCCACCACCAAACATTGTCGCCGTAGCCAAGATAAGCGCGGCAACCTTTCTCAGGCCGGGTTTCATAACCTTGAGCTTCCCTTCTGGAGAGTGTGTCATGAAAACGGGAGAAGGGCTAAAAAGAAGCCCCCCCCCGCGCGTTTTTTGATTGTTTAGTTATAAGTATGGAAGGCTGGTCTCAAGTACGGTTTGCAGGAGAGTTCCCAAGGCCAGTCTTCCGATTTTTCACCCTCTCCGACCATGCTTCTTCCAATCGTTGGAGACTGGTTGAAGCATGGTTTCATGTCGGGGAGGGCAAGGCTTTATCTGTTATTCGGCTTTATGTGTCGGTTGTTTCTTGCCCGGGTCGGATTCGGTTTCGGTCTCGGCATTGGATTGACCGTCGGAGGATTCTTCGGTCTGGCTTGCGGTTTTACGTTTGCCAAGCTTCTTGACGGCCACGGCCAACAGTCCGCCGACTGCGGCGAGCACGATGATGACCAGTCCGATGATTCCAGTGTTCACGCCGGTCTGCGCGAGGTCGCTTACGCCAGCGGTTCCAGCGCCTCCGAACAGTTTCTTGGTGACGTGAATCTTGTAATCCTTGGACACGAGTCCATCACCGGACGTGACGGTGAGCGTGGCGTCCGCACCATTCTTGTTGATGGTGATGCTCATGCCCGTGTCCTTGTCGTACTGTCCGACGACCGTCCACTTGTCGGGATTGTCCACAGCCACTTCGTAGGAGGTTTTGTTCGGGTCGAATCCGTTGATGAGTTTTCCGTCAACCGCGATGCCCGTCAGTTCCGCCTTGTGGGTGGCGGCGGTGATGTAGGTGACGGTGTAGTCATGTTGAGTGAACGTATTGCCGTCCGGAGAGAGCACGCTGACCGTATACGTGTAGGTCATGCCCTTGTGGGAACTGGACACTACGGCGCTTTGACCGACCTTCGTCTCATAGGAGAAGGTGCCACCTTCCGGAATGTCGAATTTGTCGGATGTGACGGGCACATATTTGCCGTCCTTGCCAACGTAGCCGACGGATGCGAGGCTCGTGTCAGTCTGAGAGTCTGGTGTCTTGACCGGAGACTGTTCCACCGGCTCCTTCGGCTGGAATTCGGTGACGGCGGTTTTGACCGGACGGGTGACGGTCACACTGTAGGTGCGGCTTGCTCCCGTGGCGGTGTCGGTGACAATCCATTCCTGTCGGTTGGATTGCGCGCTTTGGGTCACGTTTCCGGCTTTGACGGTTACTCCTGCCGGGGCTTCCGGTAGCAGGTAGGCACTGGTGTTCGCGTCTTTCAATGCGACCACGTAGTCGAGCCTGTTCGGATTCCAATTGTCGATGAGCGTGCCTTTTTCGGCTTTGCCGGTGAGGTTCACGTAGATGCCGGTGAGTTTGGCGGGACTGTCCGGTTGGATGTCGGAGGTTTGGAAGTTGACCCGTACCGTGTAGTCCACGTCGTTCACGTTGACTGTGATGATTCGGCTGGTGCCGTCAACACTCAATTTCGGACGGGATACTTCCGCGTCGAGACCATGTTCGGCGGAGAGGGAGAAGGAGTCCTTCGCGTCGGAGGCGGGAAGGTCAACGACTTTCTGATGGTTCTCATCAAAGTCCGTCTTATTGATTTCGTAACTCTTGGACTTGCCGTCGGAGGAAGTCTGGGTGAGCGTCATCTTCGTGAAGTTCTTATCCTCGGGACGAACGTCTCGGGTTCCCACCGTGTAGGCTTGTTCAATCTTGTTGCCGTGTCCGTCATCGACGGTCACGGTTCCCTCTGCTGTTCCGAAGAGCACGACGATATTATGCTCGTTGTCGGCACCCACCATGGTCTTGGGAGTGGATTCCCATTTGACGGTGGCTTTGTTCTTGTTGGACAGTGTGACCTCATGGTAGGAAGGACTGTTGTCCTTGTCGGACAGGCCGGTGGCGGAGTAGCCAGCGTGATAGGAATCATCTTCGTACTTGCTGAAAGGAGTTCCCTTATCGGTGCCATTGTTCAACGTGATTTCCTCGCCAATCGAATATTCGAATGGTACGGTGATGTCGAACTGCGGCAAGCCTTTATCCGGGTTCGCGTCGGCATGGTAGACGGCTGTGCCGGATACGATTGCTGTGCCGAGTTTATCGCCCGAAGTGATGTGTTGTTCCCTGAAGGTCGGTTCAATCGTGAACTTGGTGTTGTCGTCTTCGTTCAGTGAGCCGATGGTCACGGTGGTCGGACGGACGTTCACGGTCGGAGTGGTGAGGGACTGGTTGCCGCCCGCGTTCGGAAGATTTATGAGCGGAATCTGCTTGTCTCCGACCTGCGCATACCAAGTGTTGGTACGTGAATAATCTCCCAAGTTGACGGTCATATGCCAGATTTTGGTTTGTCCGGTCTGAACGTCCGTGTACTCGTAGTTGCCTGTGGCGACGCCGGTGGCGGATGTCACGTGAGTGGCATTGTCCACACTGACGTTCCATGCGATGTTCAGGCTTTTGCCGTTGGACAGTTTGACTGTCTTGACCTCATTGCCGTCCTTGTCAACGACCTTGCGGTCTTTGGTCACACGATAGGACTCGTTTTTAGGCACATTGGCTACGGCTTCCACGGTTCCGTCCGGGTTTTCTCCGGATACGGTGAACTGGGTGCCGTCGGCCAGAGTGATGTTCTCACCTGTGGAATATTTAAACGGGATGGAAACGTCGAACGCCGGATTGCCGTTCTTAGCACCGACATGGTAGACGGCGGTGCCGGTCACATCCACTTGGGCGAACGTGCCGTTTGCTGTGAGTTTCACATCCTGCAAATCGCTACGCTTCAATGTGAACGTGTCATCGGAATCGTTCGTATGCACGGTGATGCGTCCCGGAACCTTGCCGTAAGGTTCGATGGCCGTATAGGATTGGTCGCCGGTTTCCGGATTGTTCGTGAACTGGAACGTCTTCCCTTCGACCTCACCGCTCCAAGTGTCGGTACGGGAGTATGATTGGTTGACTTGAATCGTCCACTCGTATTCGGCTTTGGTTTCCGGGTCGATGGTCTTGTACTTCTGGTTGACGGTTCCCACGACGGTGGTCACATGGGTTTTGGAGTCAGTGGTCTTGGCCCATGTGATGGGCAGTTCGGTGTCGTCGGACAGTTTGAGTCCGGTGATTTCCTTACCGTCCTTGCCGACCACTTTGCCTGCCTTGTTGACGGTGTAGTCCTTGTTCGCATAGTCGAGCACGGCGGTCTTGCCGTCCTGTTGGATGGTGAACTGGGTGCCGTCAGACAAGGTGATTTCCTTGCCGTAATCCTTCGTATAGTTCACGGTGGCGGCGAATTCGGGGAGCACGCCTTCGGCTTTTTTGGAGTATCCGGCTGTGCCAGTCTCGTGAATCATGCCGAGCTTGCCCGCGCCGGTGGTGGTTTCCGGAGTGATGTCCGGGTCGGTGAGGGTCACGTCGTTGCCGTTCTTGCCGGTGACTTCCAGTTTCTTCGGAATGCTGGTGCCGGTCATGGACGCGAGCTGTTTTCCATCCTCGTCGGACGTGTCGAAGCTGACGTCTTGGCCTTCGTATTTGGTTGACCAACTGGCGGTGTTGGACGCGGTAGCTTCCGTATGGGTGTTCCAACTGTACGAGGTGTTACGGGAGTGGCTTTCCCAGTCGAAGTCCTTGATTTCAACGCTGGCGGTCGCGGAGCCAGTACGGGTGACGGTGTAGCCGTTCTTGTAATCGTACGCCGGGTCAAACCATTCTATGTTTGCATGGGAGCCGTCGGACAGGGTGACTGTGTTTTCGGACGGGTTGCCGTCCTTGTCCAAGGTCACGCCGTTCAGTGTGGCGTTCGCGGTGTTGGTGTCGCCTTGCACGACGAACTTCGTCCCGTCCTTTAGGGTGACTTCCTTGCCGTAGGTTTCGTCCACGTTCACGGTCAATGTGACCTTGTGGCTTACGGTGTCCGACTCATCGAATGTGCCATTGTAGGTGACGGTGCCGGTCAGATGGCTGACGCCGACCTTGCTGTGGTCGATATTGAGCGTCGGGGTTTCAGCAGACAGTGCGATAGGCTTGTCCTCGCCGTCGAATGTGGCGGTGGCGGCTTCCAACGGGTCTCCGTCGTACTTGTCGATGGTGGCCGTATAGTTGCCGTCGCTGTCCTTCTCGTAGGTGACGGTCTGCTTTCCGTAGGTGGTTTGGAGTTTACGGCTTGTCGTGGTGGTTTCGTCGCCGGAAGTGGATGGCGGGGTTGTGAGATTGGTGTCGTCAACGGCCAACGCCGTCACGGCTCCCGTTCCCATGGAGCCTACGGCCATCACGGCAGCAAGACCCACGCCGCCGATTTTCTTCGCGGCATTGTTCCAATTATCACTCATTCAATGTCCTATCCGAAATGTGAAACGTTTCCTTTGCGGATTTCGTCTACCACCTTAGCGGACATGTATGCCGTCAACCTCGTATAGGCGGGAAAATACCTCGAAAAAAATTCGGGGTGGACGGTATCCGGACTTTTAGCGGATTGTCCACCCCGAAAAAATCGTTTTGGAAAATGTCATGCCCTCTGGGGAAGGTTCGCTTTAAGCAGGGGTTCGGTGTCGGTGTGGTGTCCGCGCTTGTTGTACCAAGACACGACGCTCATGCCGCTGGCCTTGTCGCGTAGGGTGATGCCGTACTGGCCCTCATGCTTGCCGGTGCCGACATGCACGGCTTGGGCGGGTACCGGATTGTTCTGGTGCGAATAGTTGAACATGCTACGGAATCCGTCGGCGTCGTTCGCCTCGTATCCGACACGGGAACCGTATCCGTCGTAAAGGGTGTTGGTATGCTCTCCGCGAACCGCGAAGGACACTTCCTTGTCCTGATGGCGCATTTCGATGCTGTCCTGTGGAATGTTCATGTTGCCGGTCTTACGGCGCATGAGCTTGGCGGCGCTTTCGCTGTCCACCGGATGATAGTAGTTGGACGCGGCTTTGTTTCGACGGTCTGCGACTTTCGACTTGTAGTCCGCGTACTCCTTGTCGCTGCTGAACTCGCCACGGGCCTTCTCGACCTCGGTGCCTTTGTTGTTCATTTCGATGGTTCCCCAAGAGGTCACATGGTCTCCACTGGTCTTATTGCGGTAGAACTCCTTGCGGAAGTGCAGGGCGTTCTGCGGATGGCCGTTCGCCTGTTTGCCGGTACCGGCGCTGATGGCGCATTGTACGTCGTCCAGTCCTTCGGCTTGCATGGCGCGGGTCATTCGGGTCAAATCGTCGCCCGGAACGATAGCCATTGGGGAGCCGCCCTCATTGTGCGGGCGGGGGGCACGTTTCAGAAGGCCGGTCTTCGAGTCTCGCTTCAAGGCTGGTGCGACGTGCGTCTTGCCTTCCTTGTCCATGTAGACGAACACTTCTGCGGAACGCGCGTCGGCATTGTTCAGACCAAGCTTATTCTCGTAGTAGTGGCGGGCTTTGACCTCCGCCTCCGCGAAGTCCTTCGGGTCGATGTGGTACACCTTCGCGTTCTCGCCTTCGAACGCGGCACGGTTGACCTGCTCGTTCGTTCGGGCGTTCAGGGTGTCGTACACCTTGCCGTCCTTACGCCCCTCCAATTGTGCGGCACGACCGCCGAAACTGGTCTCGTCCAACGGCAGGTTCTCGCTGACCGGCTGGAACTTGTTGCCTCGGCACATGCTCAACGTGTGTTCCGGGGCCTCACGGTCATGGTTGATGACTCCGAAGCAGGTGTTGCCGGTGGACGCGATGGCGAGCTGTTCGCCGTCCTCGGTGCCGGTGATATGCACTCGTTCGTGAACCTCATGGTTTTTGAGCGTGCTGAAATTACGTCCACTCGCGCCGACGTGCATCATCTCGTAGCCGCTGGGCATTTGGGAGAGATTGTTCTTGTAGTACTTGCGCACGTTGCCGCGACGGTCAACGTACTCATGCCAGCCGACGGTCAAGCCCCATTCAGTCCACTGTCCGATGGGGTTTCGCGGCTGTGCCGGATTGTAGGCCATGTCTTGTCCTTCCTCGACCTGATTCCTCCCCGAACGGGAGGTTTTTCCAACATCAGATTCCAGTCTACAATCCTCAAGGTCTATAAAAGGCGAAAGAAGGTAATCTACCGGTTTTTCTTACGCTTCGACTTTTTGGAAAGATGGTCGGAAACGTGGACGAACACGGTTTCAGCGAACACGCCCACATCCTTGGCGAGAATCCTCAAACCCTTCCACAGCAATCGTCCCCACGTCTCCCCCAATATCCAGAAGCCTACTATCAGGCCGAAAAGGGACAGGATGGATTCACGAATGTCCAGTCTGCCGTCTGCGGGAACGTCGAACGACATGTAGATGACGGTCGCAAACAGGATACCCGCCCCGAGCAGGGTCTTGCCCAATACGCTTTTCCAACTCATTTCAACCTCCGGTCGTGTTCCTCCCAGCTCGCGTCCGCTGAATCCGCTATCGCTTCCAGCATTTGGAACCCGTCTGGCACGGGGAACACGAGCAGTCTGACCAAATGCCGTCCGCCATGGTTCAGATTCTTAGACCGGACGAACGCCACGCCCTTGCAATAGTTCGACGTGGTGCCATGCCATGCGCCGACGTTCGTTCCCGCTTTCAGAATCGCGTTCACGCTTTCTGCGGTATTGTCCGGGTCGGCTTGCGCCACGCCATACGGGTAGGCGATGCTGGCGATGACGATGTACTTGCCGTATCCGCAGTAGGGCTGGCGTTTCCAACACTCCTCCGCGTAGGCGATGAGCTGGGAGCCGACCTTCTCACGCACGCCCAACGTGTTGCCCCTACCCCACGTGGTCGCCTTGCGTTGACCATGCTGGCGGGCTTTCAAATCCGAATCCGTGTAATTGCTGGTAATCCAGATTTTGTCCGGCACGCTGAACTTCACCTCATAGCCGTCGCACCATGCGGGACGCTCCCCCACGGGAATGTTCCTCCACATGCCGACCACGCTCGACGCCAATCCGCCCGTAATCTGATACTGCGGGTTCTCGTCGGAAATCGGAATGATGAGAATGTCCAGCAGATAACAGCCGGAAGGCGCTTCGATGGGCGATTGCAGGTAGATGGTCGAATGCCGGTGCAGACTATCATCATCATCCCACAGGCGCACGTCGGAACCGGCGTCGATTATCGGCTTCACGGTTTCGGCGGCACGGGCTGGGAACACGTTCCCACCGTGGGGTGCCGACACCGTGACCACGGCCAGAAACCGTTCCACCTTCCACGCCTGTTTCATCGTTTTCAGATTCCGCCACTTGTCTTTCGCATACCGACGGATTCTCGCACGCCGTAGGGCACGCGTCTTTTCGGTCTGCACGGTGTCGGTGCCGCTCCACCATTCGATTGGAATGTTGATGGTCAACCGGTATCCGCCGCGTTTCACCGCTACGGTTTGACGAACCATGACGCTCCTCCGAACCATGACGATTCTCCGAACGGACGGTGGCTGCCGGACTCATGCACGCCCAGACAGTGCTGGCACATGGTCTCCCCGTCGTATGGGGTTTTCCTGACGCCGCAGCGGACGCAACGGCTGGTTCCCTTGTCGGTCGAATGCAGTGTGAATCTCATTTTCGGCTCCCCATCTCCAATGCGCTGATATCGGCTTTTAGAAGGTCGATGATGTCCTTACGGGTATGATTGGTCTCGATTTTGCCGGAAACCCCGTGAAGGGCATTTAAAACGACGATACGGTCATGTTCAGCAAGCCACTCATCGTAATCCTTTCCGTCTGCGGGAAGACCGGTCTGAACGTAGGCACCATCGCAATACCGGCCACGAACGGTCTCATCATCAAGAGGCCGAACCGGCGAACCAGTCGGAAGCGCGATAGGCAAAAGCATGTTTTCTCTTTTCCGTTAGCCAATGTGGACTAATCCAGTCTAACGGAAACAACATTGGAAGAGTCTGAAAAGCACGGAAATACGACGAAGAGAAAAACCGGCGGCACGGGAGGGGCGGGCTTTTTCCTTCTTTAGGGAACCCGGGTTAAACAGATGGGCTACGAGAGTGTAGGCATATGCAAATCATGAACTAAAAATAGAGAAAAATGCATTTTCTCATTTTTATTTCCCAAAAATGGTTTTTCATAAAAAAATTGAGCCTATATATTATGTAATACTTATGTATACTTATGTACTTATGGGGCGTCTGAAAACCCTTGTGGCAGTAGGGCTGAGAGCATGCCCGCATGTCAATATCTCCCAAAAACATGTCAATATCTCCCACTTTGCATGCCAATATCTCCCAGCGGCATACCAGTATCTCCCACCGAAAAAATGGTGAAAATCGATAAAAACATTTTTTCCTATTTTTAGTTCATGATTTGCATATGCTCTCATATCTATCTGTACGTGTCTCAAACAACCTCTAAAATAGAAAAAAGAAACCCGCCTCTGTCTGGCAACAGAGACGGGCGGATGACCAATCAGTTAGAAAAAGGAGTGGTCACGTGTCTAATGATAGCGGCAAAGACAAACTTTTGGAGGTTGTCTACAGTCCGAAACTCATGTCGATTGTCAGTATCTTTCCTGTGGACAATCCAGATGCCGAATTTTTTGAGCGGAGAAACGGCGCGGTTACTGTTAATATCGCCCCGTTAAGGCGGGAATGGGCTTATGGGAAAATTCCTAGGCTTATTCTTCTTTATTCGCGGTCTTTGATTATGGAACGGTCAGAAAAAGTTGATTTCAACAAGAAGACCATCGTCTTTGATGAGTCGTTCCGTTCTTTCTGCAAGCACGCCGGTCTGACATATTACGGCGGTCTAGCCAAAGACGTCGATGAGATGCTGAACCGTATGCTGAATACGACTATTCAGCTTAGGGGCTGGTTTGACGCGAAGGAAGAACAAATACTTGCCGTGGGCAATTATCGGATTCTCGATTATGGCGAATTTCATTTCCACGATGGCGACTCTTCCGAGAAAACATATATTAGGTTCTCCGACTTGCTTTGGCAGATTCTTACTGAAAATTGTGTTCCTTTGAGCAGAGAAATCGCCGCCCAATTAGGACGTTCTCCTAGGGCTTTGGATATTTACCAATGGCTTGCTTATCGAACATATGCCCTGAAAAAGCCCGCCGTCGTTTCTTGGGAGAATCTTCGGAGTCAGTTCGATTCAGCGGATACGCCGATGTACTCTTTCAGACGGAGGTTTTGCAGGTCGTTGGAGAAGGTGTCGGACGCGTGGCCGGAGCTGGCGACTTCCGTTGGGGAAAAAGGATTGACGCTCTATCCCAGCAGAAGCTCCCTCACTTCGGGGAAAGGAAAGGAAAAGGCTTTCGGACAGGGGGACGTCTCTTCCGCAAAGGAGTCCGCCATGACGGAAAACCCGTTCTAACAAAAAGCTTGGGGCACCGGTTTTTCGATGCCCCAAGTTGAATGTTGGAAAACGGAGGGGAAAGAGCTATGCGACAACGTCGTTGTACATGGCGAAGTTTTGCGCGTCGGCCATATCCCATGCTGTGAATTCGACTTCCTTCAAGGACTTGTCGTATCCGCAGTTTCGGAGCGCGTAGCGTGCCGCCGCGTCGATGCCTTTGCCGTAGTGCCCGTCGGCTTCCGCCTTGTCACGGAGTTCGGCAATGCCATGCAAGGCCGCGCTGATAGCCATTCCGGCCATTTTCGTCACATCATTGTCCGCGCTGATGGAGAACGGTTGCCAATCGCATGCGCCGCTTTTCTCGAACACCCAGAATTGCATAGCCACAGGCTTGCGTCTGGTGCGTTGGAATGCTTCCGCCGGACAGTTCGCAACCGCCTGACGGTAGAACGACGCCTGAATGTGATAACCGTATTCGATGACATGCTTGTGGAAGTCCGTGGCGCTGGCACTGCTCGCGGTCTTCAAATCCACGAGATAGTCAACGCCGGTCGGAATCAAATCCGGCTTGGCTTTCAATTCCAGACCGGTATCGTCATCCGTCCACACGATGCACTGTTCGCATGTGCCTTTGCCGATAAGGTCGTACATGTCGGGACGGGAGTCGATGATGTTCTGCTTCATGCGTTTGAGCAACTGCATATCCTTGTAGGATACGACGATGTTGCCCATCGCCTCTTGCGCTTCACGCCATGCTTTGTTGGCTTTGTTTTGGAAGGTCTGCCCCTCGTCAAGGCATACGACCTCGCTCGTGTTCAACAGGTAGGCGTGGAATGCGGTGCCGAACTTCATCGCGTCCGTCGGCGTATGGTCGCCCAACAGTCGGTCGTAAGCCCATTCCTTCGGATTTTTCAGGAACGCTTTCAACTGGCTCTGGTCGAGCGCGTCCATGGCGAAGTATTCCTCGTCGGTCGCGTCTATAATTTCCGCTTGGCTCATGGAGGATTACTCCTCTTCGTCTCCGGTGATGGAAGTGTCTTCGCCTCGCGCTTCGGCGTCGGCCTTGACCGCGTCTTCGTCGGGCAGATGCACCTCGACCTTGTTGGTTTCGGCGTTCTGGAAGATAACAGGCTCCTCATAGTCGATGGGTTCGCCGGTCTGCGGGTCGAACTCCGGCTGGAGTTTCATGTTGTCAACGTAGTTGTAGGGGTTTCCATCGGCTTCGGCCTGTGCCCGGTCGATTTCCTCCCACGCGTCCTGCCATGCGGCGTACTCCTCCGCATAACCCGGATATGGTTCGATGTGGCGAATCTCCCAGTCGAGGAATTGTTTATCGGTGATGGGCTGGGATGGTTCGAAACTGTTGGTCAGAGAGTCCGGAATCGGAACCGTATATGATGCTCGGTTCCTTTCCTCCTCCTCGTCGGTCATCGGTTCGTCGAATACCACTTCGGAGTGGCCGTAATCGGTTGCCATTTTGGTCTTCTTTCTGATTTGCGCGGACATTTCCAAATATTGGACGGTTTCCAACCACATGCCGTGTGGCATTTCAAGCGGGTTTTTCTCCCACCGTTTATATGTGCTTGTTGACACGTCCAGTACTTCGGCTGTTTCAGCCTGTGTTTTTCCCGCTTGTATTCGAAGGTTGCGTAATGAGATGTTTCCCATTTTTTAGACAACTCCTTTCCTACAAGTTTCAACCCAACTATAGCATTGGTTCACTTTTGAGCCAAATCGTATGATTGAGTATGCTGATAATCCTTGAAATTCAAAGGGACACGCCTGATTTCACAATAGTTCAAATATGACCTATACTTGGACATGTCCACATAAAAGAACCGACTTCCTCCACTCATGTCAGAGCATGTTCAAACTGTTTCCCGAATGGAAAAGGTTCATGCCTGATATTGGTGTGAGAGGAAAACGAAAATAAAGGAGAAAGCCAAAAATGGCAGAGCAAGAGCAGTCCGCGTCAGTGCCGTCCACGCTCGACGTGTTCCTCCCCCACATCACTCTTGGACGTTGCTCCCTCTTCGAGCCTTACGTTTTCAAGCAGAGCGACGATGACAAGAACAAGGACAAGACTCCAAGCAAGCCGTCCTACATGTTCCGTGCGATTCTCGACAAGCGTCGTGACCGCGCCATTATCAAGAAGATTTCCGGCTATCAGAACGCATACATCGAAGAGCTGAAAGCCAAGCGCATGTTCGACAAGCGTGCCGCAATCCACTTCGCCCTCGTTGACTGCGATAGTGAGGAAGTAGAGGATAAGGACACCGGCGAACTGGTAATCATGTCCGAACGTGATTCCTCGCTGAGGGGCAAGTACATGCTTTCCGCCAAGTCTCGCGCAACCGAACCGCCGAGCGTCGGCTGGGTCGATGACAAGAACATCCTCCACCCCATGCCGAAACATTTCATCGTGAACGAGGAAGACCCCGATTCCGTTGAAGAGTACGAACGCCGACTCGACTTCTGGAAAGACAAGGTGTATGCGGGACAGTATGCGAGTGCCGTGCTTCGTCTTTCCGGCTGGCATCAGGCCAAGATTGGTCAGGGTGTGACCGGTCGAATCAAGAGCGTTGTCATTATCGGCGGCGGTACTCCGGCTGGCATCATGTCCCTTGAGGATGCTTTCACCGAAGAGCAGATTGCTGAAATGGTCGCATGGCGTGACCAGATGGTGCCGGATTACGAGTCGGGCGACGACCCGTGGAACAAGCGTGTCAAGCTTCGTTCCAGTTCTGACGTTGACGATTATGCTGAGGATGACGATGTGGAGGAAGAGGAGACTCCGAAGCCGCGTCGCAAGGCGAAGCCGGTCAAGCCGGTCGAACCGGAACCGGAAGAAGAGGACGACTACGAGTATGAGGAGGAGACTCCGAAGCCGCGTCGTAAGACCAAGCCCGCCCGTAAGGTGAAGCCGGTCGAACCGGAAGAGGAATACGACGGCGAGGAGGAAGAGGAGACTCCCGCTCCCCGACCGCGTAAGACCCGCAAGCCTGTCAAGGAAACGGTCGAAGACGATTACGACTCCGACTTTGACGAGGGTGCGGACACCGAATGGTGATTGATTTCAGTTAGCTAGAAAGCCCAGCCTACAAGATTTTCTTGCAGGCCGGGCTTTCTCTATCAAGAAAGACTACTGACTCTTTGAGGGGTTACGCCAATCATTCCCGCAATGTCTCTAACCGTCATTCCTTTTTTACGAAATACATCAATGGTCTGTCTGGTTAAATAAGAAGCTTTTTCTTGGGCTTCGTTGGCTTCGCTTCTTGCGTCCAACAGTTCCTTAAGCATCCTCTCGTCCTCTTCGCTTAGTTTTGGACGAATGTCTATTTCGTCAATTTCGTAGTCGAGCATTTTCGCCGCGTCTCGAACCATCTTGTCCACTTGGTCAAGACGGCGTGTTTGGGTGAAAAGACCGGGGATTTCCGGTACTTCGATTGCCCACCATCCCTCGGAACGTTGTGCGATGGCGGTGACCTTGTTGATTTTCATTTTATTTTCTCTCTGAAATATTTGATTATTGATTTTGCTGTGATTTCGTTTATCTCGTTGTGGCGCGGAATTGTCGTGGTTACGTTTTTGATAGTGACTTTAGTGTGGTTGCCTCCTTCTTTCCATTGGGCCGTGGCTCCTTTTTCTTTGGCGAGTTGATTGATTTGTCGCTCTAAGTCTTTTCTTTTCATATAATAAGTATATACCTATTTACTAAAATATTCAATAGGTATATACTTATTGTAGTCCTTTCCTTGATGGAACCCAAACGGTGGACATAATGTGGATATAACCCATCAGAACATCACGCCACTGTTTCCATCGCCACCCGTAGACGGTTGGGACGGTGTGGACGGAGCAGTCGGCGTGGATGGCGTGGACTGCTGTTGCCTTGGAGCCGTGTACTGCCGTTGCGGCGTATAAGTGTACGTGTATTGGCGTTGCGGCGTATACGTCTGCTGGGATTGCTGCTGCTGTTGCGCCTGAGCCTGAGCTTCCTCCTCGGCCTTCCTCTTGGCCTCCTCCTCCGCCTTCTTCGCATTATCCGCGTCGGTCTTGGCCTTGCTGACCTTGCCCACCACATCTTGCAGACTGGACACCGCCTTGTTGGCGTCGGCCACATTGTCAGCCGTCACCTGCGTATCCTTCCACTGTTTGACGAGACTGTTCATGGTCTTCTTATCCGACGAATCCGGAGCGTCGCCAAGTTTTCCGGCTTGGTCGATGAGACTCTTCAACTTGTTGGACACGTCCACGCTCTTCGACTGCAATGCCTTCCGATACGCGTTGTCGGCCGCCTTGTATTGAGCGTTCAACGCCTTCATTTTCTTGCCGATTGCCGCTTCGGTCATCGGATTTCCTTCCGTGGCCTTGCTGAGCTTGTCACACTCCCCCAACGTGGTCTTGTCGTCCTTCACGAGACTGTTCTTGATTTCCTTAATCAGGTCTTTCGCGTCGGCCACACGCTTGTCCCAATTGTTTTGGGCTTTCGTGAGCGAATCCTGCTTCTTTTGGATTTCAACCTGCCGGGCCTTCTCGGCTTGGGCGTGAGTGTATGTCGAATAAGCGTAATAGCCGCCACCGCATAGAAGCGCGATACCGGACAGAATCACCACGACCATGATAATGATTTTACGGATTCTGACACCATCGCCCTCACCGTCGGTGGTGCTTTCGGCTTCGGCATTATCCGCATAATCCGGCAGTTCGCCGGCGAATTGTTGCGGCGGAAAACCGGAGGACTGTTCTACGGGCGTACTGTCGAACTGGTTTGCCTGTATACTATCATCCCAGAAACCGTCATCCTCCTGTTGTGGCGCGGATTGTTGTTGCTGGGGTGCCGACTGTTCCTGACCGTTGGAACCATCCTCCCACCATTGGCCTTCACCATGGTCGTTGAAGATGCTGTTTCGACGGTAGAAGTCATCATCCGGCTGGTTGGACTGTTCGCCGTTCTGCTGGTTCGCCGGTTCGGTGTCGGATTGGCTCACCGGCGTATTGTCGTACTGGTTTTCCTGTCCGCCGTCGAACGGGCTTGCCTGTCCGCCGTCATCCGGTTCAGGCTGTTGGACTGGAATCTCATCTCCCCAAATATCATCGTAGGCTACCGGAGCGGCGTTCTGTCCATACGGCGAATTGTCGTCACTGCTCCCCCATATATCCGGCTCGTTGGACGGCTGGCTTTCCGGCGTACCGTTCAACTGGGTTGCTGTTTCGCCTGTGGGATTGTCTCCCCAAATATCCTGTTCACCGTTTGACTGGATTGCCTGTCCGCTGTCCGACTGTTGAACCGGCTGAACGTCGGATTCATCTCCCCAGAAGTCTTGTTCGCTGGCCTGCCTGTCCGCCGTTTCACCATTCGACTGTTGGACTTGCCTGCTTGTGGGATTGTCTCCCCAGATATCCTGTTCGCCGTTCTGTTGGAACGCCCGAACGTCATCGGACTGTTGTTCAGGCATACTGGTCTGCTGTTGCGCCGGTTCGCCGGTATTCCAGAAATCATCATTTGACTGGTTTGCCGTTTCGCCGTTCGACTGTTGCGCCTGACCGTCGGCATACTGTTGTTCCGGCGAATCAACACTCCAAATATCCGCTTGACTGTCCTGCTGGCTGTCCGGATAATCGGATTGTTGCGGTTCCGCCTGTCGCGGTATGTCATCCATCCGCCAGATGGAATCCTGTTCCGCCTGTCCAACGTTCTGCCGGTTCGCCGTTTCGCTGTTCTGTCGCCCATCCGGATTGACGGTATTCTGTCCTACCGTGGAGGCATCGGACTGTTCCTGCATGTTCCACATGGAGAACGGGTCTATGTCATCTTCGGACTGCTGGTTTTCCGTTACACCGGTTTGCTGTTCTGCCGGTTCGCCGTAAAACTGTTGTTCCTGCTGGAACGCTGACTGCTCTTCCGTTCCAACATCCGACTGTCCGACCGGCTCACCGTAGGATTGCTCAGCCGGTACGCCGTTTTCGATGGGGAACTGTCCGACCGGCATACCGGAATCCTGTTCAACCGTTTCGCCTGTATCGGACGATGGGGAACCCCACGGGTCTTCCAACAGACTGTCGATATCGATGGAATCCTCATCGACCGTACCATCAGTCTGCTGGCTGACCGGTTTCACATCGACCGGCTCCACCGGTTGACTGTTGAAACGTAGAGGCGGCGTTGTGGAGGACTGGTTTTCACTATCGGACGGTACGGCGTCATTCCGTTCCGCCTGTCCACCGTTTCGCCTGTTCGACGTACCAGCATCGTTCCGGGAAGACGATTCTCCACTCGACTGCTTCGCCGTCGCACTGTTTTTCTTCCTCACAGTCGAAGAGGTGTTCCGCTTCGCCGGAGACTCCTTTTTCCTGCTCGCCGGTTTAACGGCGGACTGCTCCGCCGGCATGTCGGACATGTCCATCAAAAGAGACTCATCCAACCGGTTGTTGCCAATCAGAAAATCATCCTGCTCAGACATCTGCGAAACACCTCCAGACTATGATGGTCGGACTCTTACAAGCCCTGCTGTGCGGACTCTTTGGCAAGACTACGAGCGGCGGCTACCGCGCTCACGTGGGGCACGTCAACTCCAGCCGCATACAGTTTGCTCGCATGAGCTGCGGCGGCGGCACCTTTCAACGGTTCGTCCCGGTCTGCCACGTCACGACCGTCTTCACCGAATCCGCCTTCGGTTTCCAACCGGCTGGGGGAGTGGCTGTCATCCTCGTACATGGCACCGTCGTCGGGTTTTTCTGCGGCGGCGGGCACGGCGACGATGATGTCATCCCAAGACCAGTGACCGGCCTCATCATTGCCTTTCGGGGGATTGTTCTCCAACATGTGTTCGCGGAGAATGTCGCTCCAGCTTTTCCCGTGCTTGTGGTCGTCCTCGTAGAAGCCCTTGTAAACGCAAGCCTCCTGACCGACAAGCTCGGCTATGCCGCAACCACGGGACACTCCAGCCTCGATAAGATAACTCGGCACAGTCGGAGCGTTCTTCGCATCATTCAGCACGGTGCCACGAACGGTATCGTTGACCTTGTCGCCCAACAGAATCTTCGACGGAAGATTGGTCCGGACACTCGGGTCAAGACCATTCTGGCTGGTTGCGGACTGGGCCGCATACATGAAGAAGATACCGCTGAAACGAACCGTCTGGCAGATTTTCAGCAACGCCATATAATTCATCGCACGGATACCCTTCTCGTATTCGGCTTTGATACGGGTCGGATTATCCTTCGACAATCCCGGCGGAACGGTCAACGGTGCCGCCCATTGCGCAATCTCATCGCACACCAACAGAATCGGCGGATACTGTTTACGGACATCCTCCGGCAGACCCCACCAATTCTCCTTGCCATACTGGTTGATGACATTCGCACGAACCGCGCTCAAGTCCAGAATGTGTTGCAAGGTGGCCGCGCAGGATTCCATGCTGTCGCAACCCCAACCATGGTCGATGACCCACGGACGGCACCATTTGAAATCGACGCTCTTGTACTTGTCATCGCATACCGCGAGTTGGCATCCGGCTGACACCGCCGCATAGACCAGACAGTTGATGACCACACTCTTACCGCCATTGGAAGCGCCCGCGACCAGCACTCCGGACGCGTCCTTCCAATCGTTGTACAGCAGGTCTCCCGTCTCACGTCCACGGTCGGGAAGCTTCATGCCGAAGTAGGCGTGGCGCAAATCGCTTTTCTTCCAGAACTCCTTCGGCGGATTGATGACCGCAGGGAAGGTCGGTGGCACTCCCGGATACACGGTGATGACACCGTTCTCGGCATCAGCCTTGAAGAACCAGCCTTCACCGCCGATAATCTCAACGGTCTCCTGAATCTTCGTATCATGCTTGGAAGGACGGTAAGTGGCCGCATTGCCTTTGATACGGATTTTCCAACCACCCTCAGCGGTCGGCGTCAGACGGATAAGCCACGGATACTTCTGCAAACCCAACGCCTCAGCGAACTGTTGGCGAATCGAAATGGTCTTATCGTCCATCAACTGCAACAGCACGACGCTCTTGGAACTGGTGCGCGGAATGAAATCGATTACCTTCCATGTCATGCCCGACACATGTTTGATGGTCGGGTCTGTACTGTTGGCATAATTCAGTTCGATACGGGCGACGGTATCCTTCTGACGGGCTTCGCCCATACAGTCGGCGGCGTCGATTTCATCACCGTGCGCCATACCCTCCGTGAGAAGCTTCTGCATCTCCTTATCGTCGGTAGACATAGCCATCGGAGCGATGTAGGCGTAGAGTCCGTCCGGGCTGATGCTGTCGATGAGATAGCCTTCATATTTTTCAGGCTGGCGTGCGGCCTTCTCCTGAATTTTTCGGGTCAGACGCATCATATCGTCCGGATTGTGCGCGTCGAACCCTTCGGGGAACATTTTGGACAATCCGATTTTGATTTTCGGTCGTGTCTCAGGCATTGTGGTTTCCTCCTTCGAATGCGTGGGGTTGACTGATTGGTTTCAACGCTCCGAACCGGTCTTCGTAGAATCCTTGTCCGGGTAGCAGTTGGAAGCTGTGGTAGGCGAGACGGGTGATGAGATGGCTCGCCTGTTCCCTGTTGGATGGGAGTACATATTCCTCGATGGGGGAGTACCCCAAGTGGACGTGACCACTATGGGAGATGACGTTCTTCAAAAGGGAATGCTCCTCCATGGGGAACGTGGATGATACAAGCATCAGATACACGCGCAGTCCGGAGATTCCGGTTTCGACTTCCCGTAGGCGTTCCTCGACGGCACGCAGATAATATCGGTCTTCGGTCTCCACGAGCGTGTCCAAGTCCTCGAAGACAAGCAGAAGCGGACGTGGGGTCGGCTCTCCTTCCACTCCATGCTTTTCGATGCATGTTCCACGCCGTCTGATTTCAGCCACCGTCCGGTCAAGCACCTCCAACGTTTCGGCCTTTGCTTCATAGTCAACCTGACTGACAATGGGGGAGGGAAGCGGCTTGCCCTCGAAGTCGAAACGAATGACCGCATACTGTGCGGCCAAAGCCTGCAACATGATGGAATCCGCAAGCATGGTCTTGCCCGAACCATGATTGCCGCTGATGGTCAGCATGTTCTGATTGCCTTCTTCAGTACGCCATTCGACCGGAAGGCCGTGAATATCATCACCTAGAATGAACGACATTTTTCTGGAATTCCCCTCCTTTGGGATTGTTGGAAAAGACGAGCCGGAAGAGCGGGATGATTACCATTCCTCTTCCTCCACGTCCTCGTCCTCGACGTTTTCCGAACCGTTGTTGGAAGTGAAGATTTCCTTGATATCCTCCACGTCGAGCTTTGTGAACTGTTCCGCAGCTCGCGGCATGTACTGCTGGTAGTCGATGGGTTCCGGGTTCGGAATGTCGGCAACGAGCTTAGCCAGTTCGTCCTGACCGCCCGAATACCATGTCTGCACGGCCATCAGAGTGCCTTGCATGCTTTCGTACATTCCACGACCGACCGGGATTAGACCATCCTCGTTCTTCAACGACTTCTGGGTGCGGTTCGCTTCGGAGAGATTCTGGGCGCTGACCACGCCTGCGGGGGAGTCCATTCCCAAGAGGATACGGCCCAACGAACGGAAGAACGCGTTGCCGTTGTACTTCTTCATATCGTCCATCGTCAAACGCTGAGCGCCGAAAATGCATCGGATGCCAGCGGTACGACCCTGCACGATAATCTTGCTCAACGCGCTCATCGTCCGGGCGATGGAAGCGTTCGTGGCGGACACGGCGGCATTGTCGTTGGCAATCTGCATGTCCTTCTGAGGGTTCTGCGTGGTCTTGCCCGTCTCCTGCAAATACGAGTTGAACTCATCGAACAGGATGTTCAACGGTTTCAGATGCTTACGGTCTGCCTCCTCCACGTCATCCGGATTCAGTTCGAAGATGTTGCCCACGCCATACTTGTTGTTGATGCGCACGCGTTCGGCCATCTCCTCACGCGCCCAAGAAATCACAGCCTCCGTCTCACGCAACTGGTACAGGCCGACGAACGCCAGAGCCTTCGGCTTCGCCCACTGGGTGAAATCGATGCAACCCTTCGACGGGTCGATGAGAATGATGTCCTCGCCTTTCAGCAAAGCCTCCGCAATGACAATCTGCGACGCGGACGACTTGCCGCTACCGCTCTTACCGCTGATGAGCAGATGTGGCGTGGTCTTCGTATCCCAATACACGGGATTGCCCAAATCGTCCACGCCAATCGGGAACTTGCGACGGTCGCACTTCTTCGCGGTCTCCCAATCCGCCATGACGCTTGTCGGGAACGGACTCTTCTTCGCCAACACCATGGAGAAATCCGTGCCGTAGGCTTGGATGATTCGACCATACGGATAGTTCGCTTCGGTGAGGAATTTGCCGAGATTGTATTGCGGCTTGTCCAAATCCAATCCGCCCGGAATCTGGAATTTGGCGAGCAGGACTTCCTTGTTGTTCGGAAGCACGCCCAACGATTCGACGGTCGGCGTCTTGCCGGAACTGTCCTGAACTCCGGCAACACCCCAAGCGTCAGACAAGGCTAGTTGAATGAGTTCCTTCTGGGCGGCTCGAATCTTCCAATGGGCCACGCTGTCCGGGTCTGTTCCCAAATACGGGTTGGAGCACAGCCATACTGTCGCACGGTCTGCCGATTGCCAATCCCAATACACTCGTTCGGAACCGACGGCGGCGCTGATGTTGGCGCTTTTCTTACGCACGTCGGCAACGGTTCCGCCACGACCCAAATGGAAGCCGATACGCCAGATGGCCGTGTCCTTGCCCATTTGCTGACAGGAGTCGATGACCACCTCCGCCCGCGATGGCATCACGTCCATGAGCGCCTTGTAGATGAGCGCCTGAGCGTAACGACGGTATTCCGGACGGGAACCGGTCAGACGGTCGATTCTCAAAGGGGCGTTGTCCGCCATGACTAGCGAGGTGATGCCGTTTTCCTCGATGAGTCCGACGAAATCCTTGGACGGGTCGAGACTCGATAGGTCGTAGCGCATGAAGTCGGACGTGCGGTCTGGTGCCGTCAGCATTTCCGGCATGAACGAGATAGACCAGCCCTCACTGGTTTCGGCAATCTTCTCTTCGTCGTAATTGCAGACGGGAAGATTCAGTTTCGAGCCGACGATATCCTGCCAAGCCTTCTGGTCTTGCTTGAACCGGCGGGACAGTTCGATATACCGGTTGAACGATTTGCTTTGCGTCAAACCCGCCGGACGATACTTGTTGCCTTTGTCGTTCAGTCTCGTTTCGGGTTGTGCGGCGAGCATGAACGAGTTCTCCAAGTCGGAGAAGATAGGCATTTTGATGATGTCGGCGGGGCTGAACGGGTTCGCCAACCATTCCAATCCCAACTGGGTGATGAGAGCACCACCACTGGGAGGATTGTGCAACAGCATCAGCCATGCCGCTTCCTCCTCATCGTCTGCGGCGGCGTCGATGACCTGAACGAGCGGCGGACGCTTGTGCCATTCGTTCTGAGCGCAATAATCGTAGGCGATGTCGGCAACCAGTTGGGCGATTTTCGTCCCGACCTTCTTCTTGGTGATGTCGGGAATGCAGGACTCGTCCTTGCCGTATACGATTCGCACTAGGCTTGGGTCGAACTGCCAGCCGTTCTCCTTGATGGTTTTGGCGGCGAGCAGGGCTATGAAATTGTATCCGCTGGAAGTGGCGGAGGAGCGCAATGGTTCCACACCGGCCTTCAATACCTTCTCATTGCTTCTTGGGGCGTCATACTGGTCTTGCAAGCGGACGCGCATGACGTGCATCGGATTCTTGCGATGGCCGACCTTCTTGACTTGGGTGACGTAGGCTCCTCCCCACATCTTCGCCAAGTCGTCGCTTTTGACCCAACCGTCCAGCATGCGTTGCGCTTTTACAAGTTCACGCCAATATGCGGTCTGCTTCTTCTTGTCAAATTTCGTCACGAGCAACAGGAACAGAAGTGCGGGAAGACTGAGCGTCGTGGGAATATCCACGAACCCCAAATATGCGCAAGCTCCCAGTATAACAAGGAGAACAACAGCGGAGACGATGGCGGTGGTCTTCTGCGACGGCTTACCTTTTTGCAGGAAGGCGAACACGCTCACACCCTGATAGATATGCCGACGGTCTACAAGACGGTCACGCCAATGGATGACGCCCATGACCGACATGAAACCGAATATCATGTTGAACGGTATCGTCCACAATCCGCATCCACGACTGGCGTACAGGCCGACGAACCAGCCGACCCACCATGAGACCCTATGCACGGCAAGCCAGTCGGACTTGGACATGAGGTCTGTGAATGTCTCGGGGTTCTCATCGAACTCGTCGTCCTTTTCGGGACGGGAGTAAGGTTTCAGCCCGGAGAACATATCTTTCCAACGGTAGTAGACGTTGAGTTTCTTCGGGTCTATGGGGTCTGTCTTACGTGCGGGCGTCGGATAGGTGGCCGTGGTTCCTCCTACGAGGATTCCCAGCCAGATGAACGGCATGAGCGGAAGTCTCAGTAAAGTCCAGAGGATTACGCCGACGATGATTATGAGTCCACACCAGAAGCCGCTCCAGATATGAGTCGGCTCTTTGCTCCTACTGCGGCTTCGTCCACCGCGATTCTGTGCCATCGAGGACTCCATTCATTGTCTGTTTTTGAATGTCGGAAATCTATTAACGACACTAATGGACTGTTTGTTGTAAACCTTTTGAAAACAGGAAAAATGTTTGGGGGAGGTTGGGGCTGGTTGGGGTGTTTTTTGGGCGTGTCGTCGTCTTGGGTGGCGAGTTATTGTAGAAAGTTTAGGTTCGTGCTATACTGAGATTGTCCACAAAAAAAGAGTCGCCATAAGGAAACAAATTATGACCTAAAGAAAAAGGAGAAAAACAAAATGGCAACGCTACTTATCTCAATCGGCACGTTCATCGTCTACTCGATTTGCGTCATCGTCCTCGCAATCGGAGGACTGTCCATGACCAGTGCAGGACAAACGTTCGAAACGATGTTCAACAACTTCTTCGGAACAGTCATCCCCTCAATAGCCGTCGGAGCATTCGACATCTTCACGTTCCTCATCTTCGTTGCCATCCTCCAAACCATCATCTGGTGCTTCCGAATCGAATTCCATGAGGGCAAACTGCGTGACATCCCCATCGACTGCGTGCTCATGGCAATCGTTCCAATGCTCTACGTTCACTGGAACCCCGGAGATAATTTCTGCCTCATGCTCGCACTTATCGGATACCTCATCCCCACGGGTGTCATGTGGATGAACACCATCCTGCTTCGCCTCGGAAAGAACGGATTGGACGGAAGGGAATCCCAGTACAAGAAGGCTGACGGCAGGGCTGCTCGCTAAGATTCTTCTAGATGTTCGAACACCCGTCCGAACTCCCTAGCAAAAGGCTGAACTCATGTCCCACAACAAAAAAACCATCACCATAATCACAGCAGTCGTCCTAGTGTTGGCGCTCGTCATCGGATGGGGCGCATGGCGCAAGCACGTCACGTCCACCAAAGAGCCCCAAGCCAGCGCCAACACCAGCTCCTCCAGCTCCACCAACAAGGCCAAAAAGAAAACCCCAGTCTTGTCCGACAAACAAAAGGAACAGAACAAGACCATCGCCCTCCAAATGGAAAAAGACATGCGCAATTGGGGAGTGGACTCGCTCGCAGACCCACACCAGTGGGCCAAACAGCCAGCCGACCAAGTATTGGCCGCATTAAGAACACCAGACAATATCACAGCCCCCGCCGACATGCCCTCATCCATGAAAATGAACCAATCATGGGGAAGCAACGCCCCCTCCTACGTGTGCAACACCTCCGACTACCAGTCTTTGTGCGACACCATGCCCACATCCCAAGCATGGTGGAAGAACGAAGTGTGGGGCACTGGAACCAGATGGGTCAAAGACCCGACGGCCAAAGTGTACGATGATGGTAAAGTCCGGGTGAAGGGTAAAGTTCGTACCATCCTCGTGACTAGTGGAGACACTTATTCTGAGGGTGACTACAATGCCCTTACCCCAGCGTGGAGGGATTATCAAATCGATGACTTGCTCACCATTGAAAACGGCAAGGTCTCCGATATTGAATACGAAGGAGCCCAGTATTGGTGGATTAACCCATTCCTATCACAGTGGACTCCGGATAAAGTGGCCGACAGTCTGGGGTATGGAACTAGAATCGCCATTCCGGTTTCTGGCGGTTTGAACTGGAACGGTATGAATCCCACCGGCATTACACGAGTGTTGAATGCGCCTGAAAGCAAAGGTGATTTGGATGGCAAGGTTGATTGGAGCATGTGGGACGACGTGTCCTTCTCCTCCAATACCGGCTGTCAGAACTGTCCCGCAAGCTGACGGAAAAAATAAGTAGGGGCGAACCTAACCGTTCGCCCCTACTTATGTGTTGCGCCGTAAAACCTCCGGCTTTAGCCGGGGGAGGAAGTCAATTTTTAGGACATCTTCCATTCCGTACGCCAGAAGAATCCTTGGATGTACCCATACCATTTATCTCCGGGAGTAACCCATCGGGTATTGTATTCATTCCAATGACCGTAGGCACTACTATCCCTCGAATTTCCCTCACTGATAAATATCTTCCATTTACCGGAGGAGTCTGTTTCGACCTTTTCCACAAAAGCGACGTGAGTTATAGCACCACTACCGTCCTTGAATGAGACACCAGCACCGGGCTTAGGAGTCTTCGACGTAGTCCAACCTTGTTTACCCTGAAGGTCGGCATACAAGTCACCGCCCGTAGCAGTATGGGGATTCTCCATACTGCCGAACACCATATAGGAGCGCATCAGCCAATACCAGTAGCATTGGTAATCAGGGCCATTAGACCAGAGGAAGCTTGGACCGGTGTCGCCATCCTTGCAGACTTTCGCCTTGCCGCTGCACATCCACCCATAATTGTCGGTGTTGGTTGGCGCACCACCGATTTCACCGTTTTGGGCGGAATCCCCATCACCGTCACTACTGGTCGGACATACAACGTTATCGGAAGAGGAATCATTGGAGGAACCACCCGTGTCAGCCGGTGGCGCGGAATCAAACTGCACTTCAGAGGATGGTGGGAACTTGTTGGTCTGCTTAATATATGCGATGAACTGTTGGGTCACACCCCAAACGGTCGAGACGTAATTATTATCCGTGGCATATCCGGCATTCTTTAACTCCTGAATATACGCGTGTGGGTCGGTGCGCTTCTGCAAAGCCGTCGCATAACGGGAATTCTCGGTGATGAACTTGCCATAACCGGCGAAACCATCCTCGTCGGAATCGTAGACCGCGAAATCACCGGTCGTGTCATAGCATCCACCTTGATTGCATTCCTTGGTGGCAAGCTTGACCGACTTTTGACCATTGACCGCCTTAATGCCAAAGAAGTTATGATATTTGGTCGTCAAAGTGGAAGCACCCCAAGCGCTTTCCACTGCGGACTGTCCAAGAATCGCCTCATATGGAATACCGTACTTCTTACCAATATTGAACGCGGCCTGACCATACTTATCCGTATATGATTGAACGGAATTGGTTACTGTCACATTGGCCGACGCGGTATCGGTGGTTCCGTCCGTATCGTCGGATTGTGTGCAACATTGGGAACCGTCATCATCGGAATCCCCACTCTTGCCGTTGAAGGAGATGTCGTTCAATCCTTTGTCGTAATAGTCCTTGGCTACCTGTTTTCGGCTATCCTCATTACGGGAAGCCCAAGTTGGCCTTTCCCATCCGGCCATCCATGCGACTGCGGCCACTTCCGGGTCGCTGGCGTCATGCCAAGTATCATACAGACTGTCGTTCTTGACGGTTATCTCGGCCTTGGCTTCCGACAAGTAATGATTGTTGAAGGAGCTTTTCGCGGTTGCCACAAGCATTTTTATCTGCCCGTCCTCGTCCGAATCAGGCGTGCCCTCCAGTCCGTTGGCGTCCATCCAAGTGCGGATTTTGCTTCGGGGAGTCCATTGTCCGAGACCGTATCCATTGTCGGGGCTGCTTCTGTCCGCCACGAAACCGGATTCGGAATACACGTTGCCCAATACTCCAGCCGTGGCCGCTTTGGAGAATCCCGCTGACGCGAACGCCTTGGCGATTTTGATTGCCACGTCATTGGTCTTGAAATCCGAAGAGGAACTGGCGCTACCGGAGTCCGAAGAGGAAGAATCAGAGGAGTCGGAAGCTGAGGAGTCGGAAAGACGATAGTAGGCGGTGTATTTGCCCCCGCCGTAATCCAATGGGACTTCCGACACTTCGTCCCCCTTGCTGTCTCCATCCTTGCCGTCGGTGTCCTCGTGAGCGCCCACGGTCTTACTGTCACCGATATAGATTTCCGTATGACCGTCCCGCCAGACCACGTCACCTTTCTGGAGCTTGTCCGCCGAACCGTCGAAGTCGGTTTTTGTGAAACCGGCCTTGCTCATCGGGCCGTCCATACTGGACGTGTTGAACGGTGAGTCACCCAGATTCTTGACACCGCCTTTCGTCAACGCATAGTAGACGAAACTCGAACAGTCAACATCGGGATTGAGCTTTCGTTTCGACTGACTGTAGCCGATTTTATCATCCTTAGCCATTTCCTCGGCCTTGGCTATGTACTTGTCTATGAGACTGCCACCAATGTCCGAACTGCTTTGAGCAGAGGTTTTCTTGCACCCGTTGGAGCGAATGGACATCATGGTCGTATCGGACACGGTACTCATACTGGTCACGCCGACCGCCAGCGTCAGGTCGAAGAGGAGTAGGCCAGCCATCCCCATCGCCACCATTTTTCCAAAACTTTGCACTGTACCCGCCTTACAAAAAACTTGGAAGAGATTTTTGCCATCTCTTCCAAGTTAACAGAATTTTTTTAGATAGTAAGGGGAAATCAGTGGAATGGTTCAAACGGGATACTGAACACCATATCGTAAAGGTCTTCCACGTCACCCGCCGCAGTCTGCGCGTCGGATAGAATCTGTTGCGGTTCCCGCTCCTCCCCCCAAAGGTCGAACAGGTTCACGACCGTATCGACTTCCTTCTCGCTTTGACTGTTGATTGCGAACCCCAATAGTCGGCCACGATTAAGGTCGGACAATGGTTTGCTGATTTCCTTAGACCATTCGCACGCGGTTTTCCACGCGTCATCGTCCATCGTGTAGTCGCCGTCCACGCCATAGGTGAGCAGGTTTCCATCGGTGTCTTCCTGAGCGATGTCGTGAATGACGAACATGTATTCGATGGCTAGGAGATATTCGTCCAAGCTCATTTCGTCCGCGTCCCAATCATGGTTCGTGGGAAAATGCAGGTATGGATACCGGTTCACGGTCTCATTGCCGATTTTGTCTCCTTCATGGAGCAATGCCATCGGAAGCGTGAAGATAGGGGACAGGTAGACCCTTTCCTCGATGCCGCCATACTGGTCGTTCTCCGGAATGGCGATAATCTGCTTCATCGAATTGACGATACGATTCACATACTTGGTGGGCCGTTCCAACAGCAACGGTCTTCCACTGGAGAAGCCTTGGAAAGACATCACATCATATTTTTCAACGACCGGCGTGGTGTCGAACGTCGGCGGAGACAATGGTGTGATGTTCTGCTCGTCCCCGGTCTTATGGGGCGTCGGACGATTCTCTCCGAAGAAATCCTTATAGCTCACTGTTCTTGTCCTTCCTGCGTTTCTGACGCTTGCATTGCTTTCTTCTTCTCCTCTTCACGGCGAATCTTATCGGTTGCGGTCGTGGAGATTTCCTTCAACAGGTCTGGCGGAATGATGACTTCGACGGGTACCGGCTGTTTGCTGGAATCCTTGAAGTAGGCGACGGCACCACGAATGGTCTTGTCCTTGCCGGTCTCCTTGTCCTTGATACGCAGACGCCTCATGCCAGCCCAGTTCGGCTCATCGTTCTCCTTCGTATCACCCATGCTCATACGGGAGCGAATACGATTGCCGGAATCCTCAATCTGCAACAGTCGCAAAGCGTCACGGGCAGGAGAATCCTGAATCGGGTCGTCCAAAGCCAGCAGGAACGCTCGGCCGATACCGCCGGTCATACCAGCGTTGATGAACTCCTTGACCTTCTGGGAGGCGAACACCGGAGTGAAACGGCGGGAACGTGCGGTACGCATCCACTCGTTCACCTTGGCGGCACCCTTGTCCTCGCCTAGGATTGCCCAAGCCTCATCGATGCCGACCATTCCGTCTCGTTCGCTTACTGCGGCACCCGCGCCGAACACAATCATACGAAGCACCCAACGTTGGATACGTCCGGTAACGGTGTTCTCGGCTCCCGGTTCCGGAATCATGGAACGGTCGCCAGCGTTGATAAGGGTAAGGTTCTGACTGACACGCAAAGGGGCCACGTTATCGTTCGTACCGAAGATAAGACGCAACGACTGGTTCGTGTTGACGCTCATCGTAATCAGTTTGAACACGTCCAACGTGTCCGGATACAAGTTGTATTGCGAAGGGTCTTTCCCCGCTTGCTGGAGAGCACGGAAGTCGGTAGCCGCCTTGTACAGGATTGTCCCGCAACAGCGGCCACCCTTCTTGTAACCGTAATCCAGCATGGCCTTGACGGTAAGCTCATAGGAGGTGTCGCCGTCAGGTTTCAGAATATCGGAAATCATGATAGCGGCCATATCCTTGGCCTCTTCCTCGCTTCGGAGCACATTGTACGGGTCGAATGTTCCGTCAGCGATGTCGGAATCCATTCGGAGCACTGTTCCGTTACGGGACAGGACGGCATCCTCGAAGTCGTTGCCTTCCTTCGGATTGACGAGGATGCAAGGCGTTTTGCCTTTGCCGCTACGGGAGTCAATCAGCATCCACTGGAGGAACAGGCTCACCAACAGCATGGACTTTCCGGAACCGGTTTCACCGATGACCAGAATGCCCGGTCGGGTATCCTTATCCTGCACGGTGGTAGTGCCCACGTAAACGGGTTGCCGGTTCGCTTCGGTCAATCCGACCAGTGCTCCAGTATCATCACCGGCCTTGGCGAAACTACTCACGCCGCCACCAGCCACGCAGGTCGCAGACCAGTGAATCTCATATGGTGTCATACGCACCGGAGAACAGGCTTGCATGCTTTTGAACGCCATCAACTGTTCGTTGGCCGTGGTCAGATTGGTGAACTCGAAATTCTGGATGTTCTGCAACGAGTCTACGGCAATCTGAGCGTTACCTGCCACGCAGGTGGCGACACTCAAATCGATGATGCTCGGAGGCATTTCGGGAGAATTGTAAATGGCCTTCTTATAGTCCAGACGATATTTCAAATCGGTCATATCGGCGGAAGCCTCACGGCCATGCTGATAACGTTCCTTGATGTTCTCGTCAATCGTGCGGGCGTTACGGCGAATCGTGTCAGCTGTCACCTTGCCGGGTTCGACCTTGCCGCGAATGGACGTTCCGACGGCGTTCGCACCACCCGCCGTGGCGACTTCCATCAGTTTCGCAATCCACAGGTTGGACGGGTCGGTGATGTCCGATTGTGCGAACTGGGTTGTTCGGGCGAAGCAGATGGACGCCGGATACTCGCTGTCGATGTTCCACTGGTCGCAGTCGATTCCCTCATCGTATAGTCGTTTCGCGTTCTGGCAGACCTTACTGTTCGGGAAGAAATGCAGGTGGTCGTTCTCGGCAATGATGGGAAGGGCGGACGCGGACGCGCGGCTCACCCACCAAGTCTCCATCATCGCAACCATCTGCTCGCGTTCGCTTTCCTCCATGATGGTGAACGGGATAAGACCGGCGTTCAACATGATGCGTTCGATACGATGCGCGTCCGGCAGATACTCCTCGAACATGGCGTAACCGTTCGCCATGGAGAAGCTAAGCTGATTGAACTTCGTGGTGACTTTCCGAAGAAGCGACTGTTTACGGCCTTTCCTACCGGCTTCGCCACCCAGTTTCAACGGGACTCCGATGACAGCGAACTGCTTGCACACGTTCAGATTACGGTAATAGTAAGCCTGATAGCTTTTCAAATCATCCTGCTGCATGACCGGCGGACGGTAGGGGATAGGCATGGAACCGGTCAGCAGGTGGAATTCCCTGTATTCGCTTTTCAGAATGTCACGGTATCTCATGCCAGCCACGCTGACCTCACCGGCCAACCCGTCGAAGAACGCCATGAAACTCTGTTCGGCTTCCTTGCGTTTCGAATCACCGGCACCGTCCAACAGTGCGCTCGTCCAAGGAATCTTCGCATACAGCCATACAGTCCTGTCCGGCGTGGCCGCTCGAAGCAGACCGTATTCACTGCCGGGACTAATGAAGCTTTCCGGACGATAGAAACCGTCTCTTGCCATTTCGGGTCAATCGCTTTCGATTTTGTGGAATTTTTCTACATTGCTGGTTTCGACTCTAACGGCTCCAAGTGTTATAAACCTTCTAAAAACGGAAAAATCCCTCCTCTGGGATGGATGTTTGAGGAGGGATTTTTGTAACGTGATTTCAGTCATCCAAACCGAAGAACTCCACGGGGTCGAAATCGGCGCTCATGTATTTCCCGGGATTGTCGTCTTCGACCGGCTTGGCCGGTTTGAATGGCTTGTCGATGGGTTTCTCACCTTTTTGCTTCAGCCCGGAATAAGCCAACTGTCTCACGTACTTATCCGAATCGTGGGACAGTTTCTTCAACGTTTCGACGGACGTGTTCGAGTTCGTCGCGATAGCACGCTTCACATGGGGACTCCACTGGTCGGACATATAATCCAATGTTTCCGTCGAAGTATTCGGATTACCGGCGACGTTGATGCGGGTCTGAGTCCAACCGTCATCGGCCAGAACGTTCAATGTTTCCGGCGAGGCATGGGGATTGAACGCCACCTGCTCACGAACCGCATTGTCGGCGTTAAGCGCCAACTGTTGCAAATCCTCCTGAGACGTATTCTCGTGTTCCGCGACGTTCCGTTGGGTCTCATAATCATCCACGCGGAGACATTCGTGAAGAGTATCGGCGTCGGCTTGCCAATTGTCGGACGCGGCACGGGTTATTTTCGACATATCATCGGTCACGGCACCATCCAGTTGAAGGGTCGGTTCCAAAGCGTCATCCACGGCTTTCCTAATCTGCCCGGAATTCAAATCCGAACGTTTCAACGCTTCCGCACGGACGATGGCCTCATCATCGTTCAACAGTCGTTCCGTAGCGTTCTTCGGAGTATGTGGATTGCCAGCCACGGCACCACGAACCTTCCAAGACTCGTCGGACGAGAGCACATCTAATGTGCGGGCGTCATCCGTGTTGCGTGCTACCGCATTACGGATTTGGGGATTGTAGTCGAACCGGCATACGCTCAACGCGGTATCATCGGCACCACGTTCGATTGCCGTGCAACGAACCTTGGAATCATATCTGACCAACTGTTGCTCGTAATTATACCGGTTCTCCCTCGCGTCCTTCGGTGGTTCGCCGTTCGCATTCGGATAGGTCTCATTCTCCTCGAACGGATGGTTGAACCCGTATTCGGTAGTGGCGAGATTGTTCAGCACGGCGGTAGGTGTCCTATCGTCCAAGGCCATGTTCTCCAAATCGACCATGCTGGTTTTGGCGACGACATCCTCAATCGAAGCGCCGCCATGCTCCTTGACCCATTTGCCTAGCGGGTCTCTTGCTTGTAAAGGATTGTACATTCCTCCTCCACTTTCTTTTAGTATTCGAATTGGATATCGTCGTATCCGCTATCGTCGTTGAAATCGACTCCCGCGTATTTGTCCGAAAGTCTTTGATTCTCACGGCAATGTTCAAGATTCATGACGGCCCTACGGCTGACTTTCTCGTCCTTGTCTTCGCTTAGCTTCTCCAACGTGTGAAGGCTGGTGTTCGGATTGCCCGCCACATGAAGTCTCGTCTCTGAGTCCTTCGACTGGGAGAGCCTGTCGAGCCTGTCCGGCACCGTGCAGTGTTCCGCCATGGGGCGGGTGCTGATGGTGTTGGTCATGTCGAAACGGTTCAGTATGCCCTGCGCCGACGAATCGTAGCCTAGCTCATGGAGTTTTTCGCACTGCTCGGACGAGGCGTGGTAGAGGAACTGGTCGGCCAATTTCGTCTCCGCGTCGATAGCCATGGCGGGGCATTTCATCCTGCCTTTGCTAAGGGGGAAGGTGGTTCCCGCCCTGCCGTCTGTCCATTCGCTGTGACCGGCCTCGAAGATTTGCAAGGCTGCGTCGTAGTCGCCGTTCCTAGCCGCCTCCGTGGCTATCTCTGACGTGTACGCGTCGCAGACATGCAGTTTCTCGTTGGTCTCGATATAGTCGTTGTAACCGTCCTGCCCCGGTAACGGCATGGGGTCTCTCACATCGTCGTAGTCCATAAGCTCTTCGAGCCTCAGTGTTTGATGGTATCTGTTCTGCCCGAGCAGGACGCTGGGATTACCGTAATCGCCTTCCTTGCAGTATTCCAGCGAACGGTTCCGACACCATGCCATGAGAGCGTAGTCGGCAATGTCCTTGTCGGCATCGCCTTCGAGCCGTTCCAGAGTGTTGGTCGGGGTGTTGCGGTTGAGGGCCACGGCACGTTTCACATAGAAGTTGTCATCGTCCGCCATCATGTCGAGCGTCTTGCCATCCAGTTTCGGATTGGACGCGACTGCCGTGCGCTCCCTCACATCGTCGCTGTACTTGAACGAGTCAAGTGTCTCGTCGCCGATGTTCGGGTTCATCAGCGCCTCCAGCCGGTTGTCCTCGTCTTTGCCGGTCTTGGCTATCTGGTCAATTACCGCTGTCGGCGTGTTTTTGGTATCGACAGCCGCCCCATGCTCTTCCGCATAGTTGAGACTTTTGACATTATCGGCAAGACTCGCCTTCGGATTGCCGCCATGCGCTTTCATCCACTTGCCCAGCGGGTCGCGCGGTTCTGACGGATTATATGCCATAGAAGAAAACCTCCTTTTCGCTGTAAACAACCTTACGCGAAAGGGAGGTTCTATTCTTGCTGTTTTGGGAAAAATCAGACTCCGGCTTGAGTGGTGTCTTTTTTGACTATGGACACGTATTCGTTTACCAGTTTCTTGAGTTCAGGATTCTGGTCGAGACGGACTTCCACTCCAAGCTTGGTGTTCTTGTAGAACGCATAGTTTTCCTTGGCGGCGATGGACAGGCTGAAATCCTCGACCTTCCAATTGTCGCCTGTCCCACGGTTCAGATTAAGGAACATGGCTCGGGCGAACCATTCCCTGCCGGTCGTATCCTTGACTGTAATCATGGGCTGAATCTTATGGGTGACATCTGCCGTGAGACGTTTGCCCGGCACGATGATTTTAGGCATCTTCCTTACCTTCCTCCTTATATACGAACATGACGTTCATGTGGCTGTTCTTCAAGGCCGCATCCAATGGTGTTTTGCTACGAGCGCGATGACGGTATGCTTCGATATACCATTTTTCAAACGGGAAGTCGTCTCCGCTTTTGATGTTCTTGACCTTCACCCAGCGGGACGCGGTTTTCGCCCGCAGTGCCGTTGGGGCGGTGTAGCCGTCACGGTCGTCCATACCGTACTTGTAGTCCTCTCCGGACTCGTACAGTTTGCCGATGAGATATCTGCCGTCGGTGCGCCAGAGGATGAACTGGGAGCAGGTGTCGAGCGAGCGGACTGAAACGATGCTGTCGAACGGGATGATGGCTTTGCCATCGTTCTGTTCCGCATGGTTGATGATTTCATCCATCATGCTTTCCGCCTGTCGCCAGTTGTAGCGGATGATGGTGTCTTCGTCGGGTTTGACGCTGGCTTTTCCAATGAGGTCTGATTCCGAACTGATGCGCATGAATACTGCGCGTCTGTCCATGAGTGTTTCGGTCATGGTGTTATCCTTACTCTTATGTGACTACTTCCAGTATAGGGTGTTTTTGCGAATGTGTCCAATACTGGAACCATTCACACCTCACGTAGTCGAATACGGGTAAGCCCCGAACGTCGGGAAGTGGTAGCGGACTTGCGTTTGCCATCGGCGTCGGCCATGGTCAGCATGGGTACCTTGCGTTCGAACACCAAGGACAATGGTTTGCCCTTGTCTTTACCTGCGGCGAGTTCATACAGGTCTGGGTTGAAACCTTCCAATGGTCTCAGGTTGTCCAACGCTATCCAGTATTTGGCTGGTTCTTTAGACCATGGTTTGGGACATTGGTAGAAGCTTCCTTCGTCCCATGTCCTTGGATTGTATGGGCTTCCGAAGCCAGTCACTTCGCCTATGAGCATGAGGTCTTCGTCGTGCGCGTACAGGATTACCTGCTCCACGTTTTTCATGACGCCGATGATTCCGCATTTCCATAGGACGTGGTTGTCGTGTTCTTTGCTGAATCGGAGATATTCCTGCATCACGGTGTGTGGTTGGAAGTATACGCGGCCTTGTCGGGGTGCGTATCCGATTCGTATCATCAGGATTTCTTTTGAGTGTGTTGTACCAGTCATGCCCCCATATTACCATATGTGGACAATTCCAATATAACTTGTACCATCTTAGGGGGACAACCTAAACTCAGTGCGCGTCACCCTTCTTCGACTTGCCAGCCTTGCGAGAAGCCTTCAAAACGGCGGCAAACATACGAGCATCGTCTACCACGGAAGAATCCTCAGAATTTTTTAGAAAAAGTTCCTTCGGGGGGTTCTATGCCAGCTTGCTCATACGTAACATCCCCTGCAAGGAACTCAAACAGAAAATCCAAAGCCGCCAGCAGAGCCTCGATAATCACCACGACGGACGGAATGACCAGAAGCCCGACCGCATACGTTCCAAATACGAGATGAAGCAACACAATCGCCAGCAACGTGAACACGAACACCGCCAGCAACAGGCTGAAACCCCGATGGAAGGCTTTCAACAATTCGGCTTCGATTCTACGAAACCTTAATCTCGTTTTCTCCGACATGGTTTTTCTGTCTCCAATCATCCACTGTTTTGCCGTGAGGGTGCCCCTGCCTTTAGGTGCGGGGAGGAATCACAGCTTTCTTTTTCCATATTACGCGTAATGTGGTATTATTAGAAATATGAGTCAGAAAGTCGTGTTGGAACGTGTGACGTTGGACGGTGCCAAACCGTTCATCGGTTATACCGACCAGCATGACCCATGTTCCGAAAAGCTTTACGCGAATACCGGCAGTCAGGCAATGGAATGGCTTTGTGACGCTTGGCGTTACCGGTTCAACCAGTTAAGGTCGAACCGTTGCAAATACGGTAAGGACAAGACTCTTATCCCCATTGGCGGCACGCCCGACACTCGTAGCGTCAGCCAGTCCCGAAGCGAATGTTCTTGGCTGGCGGCGGTGCCATCCCTCATATTGGAGTCCCCAACACGAATCGAACGGGTCGAATGGTTCACCTCCGTGAAACGACGCAAGACCCTGCTAAGCAAACGGTTGAAACCGGGGAGAATGCCCCGTTTCAAATCGTACAAGCGTGACGGACAACGTTTCATCTGCTGGTATAACGGGGGACGCAACGCCGTATACCGTCGAGTCAACCGCAACCACGGCATCATAACCATCACCGGACAGAACCCCAAAGGCATGTCATTGCCGGGCGAACCGTTACGCTACCGCATCCTCCTGCATGTGCGCGTCAGCCAGCCGATACGCGAATACACGGCCATCCAAGTGGATTGGACGAACCGTACCGTAGTATTCAACAACATTCCCCTCCCCATCAGACGCAAGCCCACCGGAAAGGCCATCGGCATCGACCGTGGATGCGCGCATGCCGCCGCCGACTCCGACGGTCGATTCATGGACTTGCCGAAAGACAGGTTGAAGGCCATCGACCGTGAAATCCAGAAGCGTCAGAAAAGCCAAGCCCGTAGGGTCAAGACAGCCGGATATTCCAGTGAGAAAGAATACGCGAATAGTGGCAGAACCAGCCGCGCATATTGGAAGACCCGACTGGAAATCACAAAACTGCATGCGAAATCCAAACGTATATTGGATGACGTGTACCAAAAATACACGACCCAACTCGTGCGTGACAATGATTTGATTGTGTTGGAGAACCTACGATTAGCGAACATGAGCCGACGCAACAAGCCTGTTCCCGACCCGTTGCATGAAGGCAGATACCTTCACAATGGTCAGGCGGCGAAACGTGGACTCAACCGTAGTCTCCGACAGGCGAGCATGGGGCGACTGTCCTCCATGCTCGCATACAAGACCAAGCTTGCAGACGGCGTGGGCATGATACTCGTCAACCCGGCCTACACAAGCCAGACATGCAGTCAATGCGGGTATGTGGCGAAAGAAAACCGCGAGAGCCAAGCGGTGTTCATTTGCAAGAAATGCTCGTATAAGACGAACGCTGACGTGAACGCGGCGAAAAACATTCTCAAACGGGGATTGGACACGCTCGCCGTCACGTCGGAAAACCTGTGGGGCGCGGACGGCACCCCGGTCGAACAGGGACGTAAGACCAACGGAAACGCTACACGCGAATCCGTGGCAGTCTCTTAGAGACCAGAACCTCTCCCATCGTCAGGATAGGAGGAATCCCCCGGCTTCAGCCGAGGGGAGGACGTCAACGACAGGAGAAACAACGCCAGTGGAAACACGACTAGAAACAGTATGCCGCATACGACGAAAGGCAAACCCCAATACCAAGAAAATCGTTTCAGCAGAAAAGAGCCGACAAGCCCCAACAGGGACACCATTCCGGACAGCAAGTACAGACCTAGACCATACCGGAACATAGCATAGGGCACTCGCTCAAGGAACGTTTCGTTCTCCTCCTTCATGTCAGCGCTCCTTTCCGGTCGGATTCCACACGCCATCGGACTTGTCCAGTTTCGCAAGACCACGGGCTTGCAGACGGTAGGCGATTCGATTCTGCGATTCGGTCAGCTCCTTGTCCTGCCAGACAGCGGACAGAATAGTTTGCTCTTCGTCGGTCAGCATGGACTCCAACAGTCGGATTCGACGCTCCAAAGTCTTCTTGGCGCGGGTATAACCGGACTTGTGGTCGCAAGCGAGTTCGGCCATACCCTTCCAGAATCCTCGCATATTCTGCCAGTTGAGTCGGGCGAGCTTCCTCAGCATACGTACTGCTTCATCATCTGTGTGGAAGTCACAGTAAGGTGGAACAAACGAGTCGAGAGGATAGAGTCCAAGAGGCTCGTAGGGGCTTTCCTCCTTCGCACGGTTCAGATACCAAAGGGCTTTCTTCAAGTCTTCCAGACCGTTCTTGCCCTGCCAGCGGTACACGTATTTGATAGCATTTCCACCTAGGAACGGGTATCGTGCGGTCAGTTCGATGCATTCGAAGGGGCCTGACGTGTAGTGGCTGGGGTGGTTGACGTTATCGTTGCGCAAGTTTTTCTCCTAAACGATAGGCTGTATGTGAACGTTTCCAGTATAGCATACTATTTTCTAACGGGGACAAGAGCCTTGCGATACGCCTTGGAAAGCTCATCGTACGAACGCTTCAAAGACCCAGCCCTCCGCTTGTCGCCATCCAAATCCGTGGAGCAATGCAGATTCTCATACTCCTTCGGCTTCTTGCCTTGCAAAGCAGCCAACATGTCCAAATCATATGATTCGTCCAACTCGTTGAACTTGGAAGACACCTGAGCATACAGCCGGAGCGACTTATTATACGATTCCGTCATCCTGCTGACTTGTTGGAAACAGGCGTCCTCAGCTTCGGCATGGGCACGCTTCGCCTTGCCTTGGGTATCCCACCAATAGTATCCGCCACCACAACACAAGGACAGGGCGACAAGAACGGACAGCACGGCGGCTATCCTTTTCTGCACACGCTGTCTCGCCCATTCCTTGCCATCCCTTACTCCGGCGGCGATAAGACTATCGAAAGAAGGCGTCTCGCCTATCGTCGTCGGTCGGGCTTGTCTGTTTGAATGCCTTCCCAATTATGGTCAGTCCTTGAAACTCGGGAAAGATAAGTCCAGTCTCGGTTCGGACTCCGAACAATACACGGGAGAGCCTTCGCAGAGGGCACGGTTGAGGTTTTCAGCGAACTTGTATGCCTGTAGTTTCCGTTCAGGCTCACTACCTCGCAAGCATTTGCCGGTGGGAGTGTCTTGAAACCCGTGAGCGTCCTTCTGTGCCTTGGTGAGAAGGTTCTGCAACTGTCCGACGGTCAGCGAAGTGGCCTTCCCCGCTTTCAGCCTTCCGGTTTCACGCAGTTTTTGGATGGCATACTCGTTGTGGGACAAGTCCAAGCATGTATGCCATTGAGTTTTCCCTTCCGGATTGTCTCCCAGTAGAAGCGTTACCCTTCTGGTGTCCTCTGCGAGTTCCGACATTATGTTTCCTTTCAGTTTTTCAGACCGTAGTAGACGACCCCGTTTGTTTCTTTTGTACGGTCGAACAGTTCGTGGCCGCGTTGTGTGGTTTCGATGCTCCTGATTACTACTTCCGGCGCGTCGAAAATGGTCATGGGTTCCTGTCCTGCAAGTTTCGCCCACTGGTTTTGGATTACGGTGAGCGTGACCCGGCTGTTGGAGTCGAGTTGTCGGCATTGTCGCTCGTGCTGGTGTTTGCGCACGTAATCGGATGCGACATCGGCTAGCGTGGTTCTAGGCATGTGTTTCCTTGCTTTTACTTAAATGTGGTTGATTCCAGTATAACAAGGAAATGTTTCAGATTTAGCTTTTCTGTGAATCTCGACGCCAACGGGAGAAATACACCCAAGCCGGAACGTCGGCGGAAACCGCCGTCACACCAATCAAGCCAGTCAGAATAGGACGGACAATCATATCCTCCGGTTCCGAAACCGGCATAAACCAGAGAAGCGGCACCATCCCAGCCGCATATACGATGCTGATTGCGAGCATGACGAACGGCATGATTTGTTCCGCGGGACGTTTTGGCCTGTCGGGTTTGACGCGTGTCTTTCTGACTTTAACCGGTTTGCTATTATGTTTGCCGTGCTTGCCATACATGGTGGTCTCCCTATTGTCTGGACGGCTGGAAGCCATACGAACGATGGAAGCTGGGTTGATAACAGTGGTGAGTTCTCCGGTGTCTTCTGATTGGGTTTGCAAAATATGTTCCTCTCTATGTAAACGATTCCAATATAACACGTAAAGAGTTTTTGTCTAGTCTTCATAAAACAAATCAGAGTAGAAGCCAAAAGGTATCTTTCGTTAAGGCAAATCGAAAAGGAGGAAGGCACGAGATTTGGATTTTGGGTGGAGCGATGATACCGATACCACGCCATACCGAATTAACCGAAACAACTACAAACGAAATCCGGAAAGAATGTTCAGGAGAACTAGGAAAGGACTGGTGGAAATGATTTACGATGTTGAAATCAAACCGGACGAGGGTTACTGGTTTATTAAAGTTCCCTCTATCAATAGAGTCACACAAGCCAAAAACCTTAAAGAAGTTGACGATATGGCTAAAGACCTTATAACGATTATGACAGGAGAACAAAACCCTGAGATTACCGTAAAAATGCAGTTACCTCAGACCGTATCAGACGCTATCCAATTACGTAAAAAGACCGAAGCCTTGGAAAACAAAACAAGAATAAAGCAACGAGAGGCCGTCAGAATTTTGCATGGGATGGGTTTTACGTTTCGGGATATAGGGAAAACCATGGGTATTAGCTATCAAAGAGCACATCAATTAGCTGACTGAATCTAAAAAAAGCTAGAGGGCACGGTTAAAAGCATTAAGCCGCGCCCTCTAGAATAGAAACAAATTAATCGTCTCACCAGTCGATGAGCATGTCAACGTGGACGATTTCTCTCGCATACTCAAGCAAGTCGGCGTCCGATTCGACCTTCGGGTCGTCCACCAGCCTTTTCAGAGTGTGTAACACCGCTTGCTCGTATCCTTCCCAAAACTCTTTCGGAAGATATTTGCTCCAAAAATATTCCCCCATAAAAGCCATGCAAGGTTTGCACATTCGGACTATTGGAATATGCTCTTTCGGAGTGTTCTCGTCTCCCATGGTGAGGACTTCCAGATAAACGTACTTTTTATCCGCTTTGAAGAACAGAATGTTCTCTTTTGCTGGATTAGGGTCGCCTTCCAGTACGAAGTCCGGGTCTCCGAAATGCATTCCGAATACGATTCCAGCATCGTAATTGTTGAGCCGATTGACGCAATCGCGGAGTGCTGAACTGTTGCATTGACTCCAATCTGGATAATCCGATAACGACACCTCGCGTCTGGCACATGAGGGGCATTCTTTTTCTCCGTTTTCCAATATTATTCCTCCCTTTTTAGATAGCCGTTTCGAGTAGAACCGGGGGAAGGCACTGTTTCCAATTGACTCGCAACGCGCTCGTCAAATCGTTCATGTTCAATGCGAACAGTCCGGAATTCATTAAACCGTTCAATTCCACGATTGACACTTCACCGTTGATAAGACACAGGTCGAGCGTGTACGCGCCGTAACCGCAGTGGGCGAACATGCGTCCGGCTCGCGTGGCGAACTCACGGTATCGTTCTGCCAATTCCGGTCTGAGTTCAACATTCTTAACGGTGGTGTCGTCACGATGCTTCTGCATTTGAGGGTCGAATCTCGTATGCATGTTGTCGATAGGGGTTTTCAACCCGATATTGCCAGCGCCGCAGACAGGCTGGTCGCCAACCATGAACATGCGATACTCATATTGGATATCGACATTCTCCTGAATAAGCAGAGCATTCGGGTCATCATCCGCATGAACAAACGCCCAACCTCCCCACTCCTGCACCTGCTGTTCAAGCTCGTCAAGATTAGTTCCGGAGATTTTCAAATTCGGTAGCAGTTTGGCTTGGTTCATGAGTTTGATGAAGAACGACGAGACACCGTCCCTAATAAGAGAAGCGAACGCATGTTTGATGTCATCCTCGTAGATGGAACTGAGTTTCGTCTTCCGATGCATGAGCATGCGCACGTTGGGATTGATGGCGTAACGGTCGGCATGAGATGGGTCTGCATACTGGTCGATTGGCGGCATGTCCAACACTTGTCCGAAGTGCGGTAATCCGATTAGCCTCTTCGAGTCGAGGTCGGTTTTCCCATGCACTCGGACTATGGCGTCCTCACCTAGATTGCGGACGCCCCAGTAGAGTCGGGAACAGGTTTCAATCCAATCCTCACGGTCTCCACCTTCCGGCTTGACCTTGCCGACGTACTTTTCCCATATTTGAATGTAATAGTTAGGGATGCCGGTCATGTCGTCAGGGCATTTGACGGGTGGAACGGAAATGACCCACGGTTTCCTATCGGTCAATCTATAGCTCCTTTTCGAGTATTGTTGGCGTATTCGATTCCAGCCTTGAAAGCTTCCACCGCGTAGTCGTGGAGTATTTCAAGCTGTCTGAGACTGAACCCGTCCTCCAAATGCGGGGACAGGTCTGGCAGGTTTTCTTCTATCGTCTCTTCCGACATGTTGGAGATATTCAATTCGCCACTTCTTTGTTTCATCCGGCGTTTGTAAACATCCCCAGTATAACAAGACATGAATGATATGAAAGACGAAACAGGGGTCTGCACACAAAAGTAAGCCCAGACCCCTATTCGACATCAAAGACCATGCTTGGTCAGATACTTGTTGTTGATGATTTTAAAGCAACGGTTGCTGCCAAGCTCGTTGTACAGGTCGTCGCTCAACCGTTCGCCCGCTTTCGCATGCCAGACGATTCCTTCGTCCAACAAGTCGCGGGTCACGTTGCCTCTCAGACCATCCACTTTGGCAATCATGTCCATCACATCGCCGGTCGGCTTCCACTCGGTCTCGTCTAACAGTGGGACGGCGTTGTCAAGCATGGCTTTCGGCCAATCCCTACGGTCGAGTTTCATATTGTCACGCCATACGGCGAACACGAATGGACGATAGGACGCCAGCTTCAACCTGTTGCCGTTGACACTTGGGCCGCACAGCTCGAACTGGCAGACCATGCCTTTCTCCAACGCGTCAACCAATCCGGTTTTCACCGCCACCTGCATGTTCGTGCATTCCGGCTTCAACTCCCAATTGCGAGAGTAGACGTGAACCGTATCATCCATATCACGGTAGATTGTGGTGCTGGTGCCGTCCACCTTCACGGTCGGAGTCCACGCAATCCGTCTGATTTCATCCCAATATGCGGTGAGATTCTGCACTCGCGTAGCGTCGGACTTGGAGCATGGCGCGTTGAAAGCGCCAACCATATCCCCGCCTTTCAAAGGCGGTAGTTCCTCGAATTTCCACACGTTCGCCTGCAAGGTGACGTCGGTGCCGACTGGAGTATCCTCCGGCACGCCAATAGCCGAGAGCGGCATGACCAAACCCTGACTGTATACGCCTCGCAGTCTTGCGGTCTTCAACACATGTCCGGTGATTTCGCGTCCTTCGCCGGTAATCGTGTTGGACACTGGCACGGTACGCTGCCCACGTTTCTGCAATTCCGCATACCGTGGGTCGTCGGCGGGCAGCATGGAGTCGATTTCGAAATATGCCACATGGTCGCCGGGCTTTAATCCCATGTCCTTGCCTACTACGACAATCCATCCGCCAATGCGAGCCTTCTCGATACGGTCTGCGTTCTCGATAGGGTACACTCCCTCAATCTTTTGAACGCTTACCATTTTTCTAACCATCAGGTTTTCCTTTCTAACAGTAAGAGGGGAGAAGATGATATCGGCTCCTCCCCGAAAAATGTCAGTCCTTTTCGGACAGTGGAGTCAACCGCAACGGGAATTGTTCCTCCAGTTCGAGGGCGATAAGAACCCTTTCGTCCACCGGAACATCATGTGAGGCCAGCTTGTCCAGCAAAGCCGACAGGCTGGAATGACCTCCCAGATGATACTGTTTGCCACGATACTGTTCCGGCAATGCCACGGGAGTGCGATGCTCCTTGCTCCACGGTTCGCTACGCAGAACATCCAACGTGATGGGAGTGGTGGATTCTTCCATCTTGCGACGCGCGTTCCAATACGTTTCGTCGCACTGGTATCGGCATTCCGGAACATCCACCTCATACTTTCCGTCCTTGTAACGGATGACGGTCACATAGCCGTGAATGTGGGAGTTCTCCTCCCATGGCGTGTAGATGAGCGTCTGATAATCCAATTCGTCATACATCTGGTCGAGGCTGACGTTCAAGTAGAGGGACAGAAGCCTAATGGTGCCGAAGGAAGCGTGTTCGAACGCACGCTGGTCGCGGCTCCACCGGTTGATATCCTCGACAATCTCGTCCACCGGCTTCAACTGTTCCGGGTCAAGGTCGCGGATTTCAGAGACAGAATACGAATCGTATTCGTCGCAAGCGATTTCCTCGGCAAGCTCACGGACGGTCATGCCACTGGTTGCGAGAATGGTTTTCAGCCCAGACTGCGTGTCATGGCAGAGCGGACAACCGCAGTATCGGATATTGCGCAGATTGCGCATCAACTCCGTATAATCCTTGCCTGTCGCATAATGGGTGCCGTCCGGCATGGCGTATCCGGGCTTCAAATGAGTGCGAAGCCCATCCTTGGTCTCCTGCGGGATGGTGTCGGAAACGTATTTGGCGTTCTCACCGATAATCTGCTTTTCACTGGTGTCCATAAAACGGTTCAGCCTTTCTTCTCGCTGGTTTTCTTGGTGGACGTTTTTCGGGTTTTCGGTGGCCTGTGGAATTCAAGAACGTTTTCCTCATTCAAGGATTTGCGTTGCAAGGTCATGACGGTTTTATGCGTGCGCATGCAATGCTGGCAGATGACCAATGTTCGAGCGTATGAGCATCGACCGTGACCGCCTGTTTGGACGACGGAGATGATGTACTTGTAACCGGTGTCCAAGTCGGTGACTCTTCCGCACAACATGCATGCGTATTTGGAACAAATCACGATTCGTTCTCGCCATCTTTATCGAGTTCATTGCGAACGATTTCCAAAGCCATGTCGATAGCCTCGTCCCAGCCTTTCCGCCATCCGATGACAAACGCTTCCGCCGGAGCGACTTTACCAAGCTTCGATTGGAGCAATGAGTGGACGGCCCTTTCTTTCAGTTCGTTTTCGTTCAAACTTTCTGCTCCTTTCCCTTGTCGGCCATCAGTGCGACGGCCAACCATGCCGGTAGTGGTGTATTCTGTAATTTTTGTGCTTCCTTCCGGGTTTCAGCCACGCGAAGGAACGGCTCCTTGTCTTCGGTGAGCATGTCGCCCGCCATTTTGACCGTTTTTTTCGAAGTGGATAGAAGCTGTTCGGCCTTCTGGTCTCCGCCCCTCCACATGATTTGGAATCTAAGAGTTGCCCACAACCATGGATTGTCCCAAGAGTCATTCGGAATATCGTTGGCCGCGAACAAGTGGAGCAAATGTCGGACACGTCGGGTCAGGCTGGCTTTGCTTGCGGAATATTTGCCGCGTTTGGAACCAGAGAGGAACGCTTTCATTCCTGTGTCGAACGCGTCTGGATTGGTGTGTTGGAGCACGCTCCCGGAAAGGACTGTATCATTAACGGTTTCGGCGCTGGTCAGATGCCATCCGTGGCATATGGGGCAATGGTATGCGCGTTTCTCAGTGTGTTTCGGGTTTCCTCGTCCTTTGATGACGGCCAATGCGAGTTGGGCTTCCCTTTTGTTGGGGTAGCGGACTTTGCTTCGGTTCAGAGTGCATTTACCTGCGGTCTTGTATAAGCTGTGCATGATGTCCGTCCTCTCTTACTGTTCCAGTCCGAGGTCGTTCATGCAGTCGGTTACGAGGCTTCGAGCGCCTTTTTCGTAGTCGTCGTCTTCGGAGAAGTCGTAGTGGCCGTGTGAGTATTCGTCGTTGTATTCCATGTCTTCCAGCGAAAGGTAGAGCGTATAAAGAGCAGTGTCGGGGTGGTCGTCCGGAATGTTGATGATGACGATTCCTACGGTCTTGCCCTTCTTGTCGCCTAGCTGAAGGAGGAGCGTGTCTTCTGGGCATAGGGTGGAGAGGATTTTCTGGTCTTTCACGCGATTGTCGTTGTAGGTAGCGTGCCTGAGTTCGTATGGGTCGATGTTTTTCATGGTGTTCTCCTTTTTTGGAATGGTTTTTATGTGAACACCCCCAGTATAACATAAACCTCTCAAAGAGGACAACTACCCCCTCTTCAAAGCGATAACGGAACCATACTTGTCCCGCACCTTCTCGATGACCACGACCTTCTTGTTCTTGCGGCTTTTGTTACTATGCTGGGCCATTTCGACTCCTTCTAAAAAAGAAAAACAGCGAGCACAGTATTGTGCCCACTGTTCCAGTATAACAATAAAGATTTGGAAAATGCTGAAAACTCAGCAATCCAACTCCAGCTTCCGTGCGACACCAAACCCATGGCCGGTCGCTCTGATGGCTTCATGCCCCAACAAGGTACACCAACAGTCGGCATACCTGCTATCGATAAGGGACACAGCCGCATCCAGATTATTTTCGTCAACCTCCGCTAAGCGCCCGCGATGGTACGCGTCACAGAGGAGCCTTTCGGCTTTTTTGTCCAATGAAGCCGCCTTTCGACATGATAGGAGAACATGTACTTTCGGCGCTCCCTGACCGGAGTGTAAATCACGAACTTGATGGTATCCGTGTCACGGAGAATGATACTGATTTCCCCGACGGAAGTCCGTTGGATGAACTGCACAACGCCACGAACGGTCATGGAACGCCGACTCAATGTTACCTTGTCGCCAAGATGCAATCGTTCTCCGACGAGATAATCATCCAATTTGGTCACTAGTTCAGCGCCGGTTTCGATGAACGGGTGGAAACTGTTCATCGGGTTCCGCAGGAAGCTTCCTACCTTGTATTGCCAGTCGCGTTCTGCCTCGTGCAGTGTTGCGAATCCGTTTCCTCCAGTCGTTTGCAATCCGTGTTCATCCAGACATAGGTGGGAGTATTCCCAGCCTTTAGGTCGGTAGAGTAGGTACCCGTCCCACATTCCGCACATTTCGTTTTTGGCCTGATATCTGAATTTCGGGGTTCCACTGCAACATGGGCAGGTGAGCAGATTCTTCACGACTGTTCCTCTCTGGTTTCCAGCAGTTTGTCCAGTTTTTCTTCGATGCTTTCCAACCGCAGTCGCAACGCTTGCTGATTTTCGTAGATAGCCGCAACCTCGCCAGAAACCGCATAGCTTTTGTCGCCATACATGTCGTGCTTGTTGTCGGCTTGTTTCTCAAGCTTCGCTATCTCCCGCTCCCGTTGCGACGGCTTGCGTGATTTCAGATAGTCCCTGCATTCGGGATTGAACATGTCCTCATACCCCATTCAGCGTCCAAACTCCTCTCTACGCATAGCCTCATACAGCATGTTCTCCTGAGTCGCGTCAGACAAGGCACGATGCTCCTCCACGTCACCGATACCATAGTCGCGGATAAGCACGGCAACCTTATGGCTCGGCTTTTCGGGATGGATTTTCCGACTCATTTCCAACGTGTCCACGAACCGGTGCGGGAAGAAGAACATTCCACCGTTCACGGTTTTCATGGCCGCGTCCAAGAAACTCAAATCGAATGACGCGTTATGCGCCATGATGATGGTTCGCGGGCCAATCCACTTGTCGAATCGGATGATGGCTTGGCTTACGTCGGGTTGTCCGACGACCATACTGTCGTTGATTCCGGTGAGCGAGGTGATGTATTCGGGGATTGGCTGGTGTGGGTCAATCAGTTGCTCGTATCGGTCTACGAGTTTTCCGTCATGGATTTTCACGGCTCCGATTTCAATGAGTTTAGCCCCGTTTTCAGGTTTGAAACCGGTGGTTTCGGTATCCAAGACCACGTAATCGTAGAGTGGTGTTTTCATTGGGTCGATTCTTCTGGGGTCTCGACTTTGGTATTTGTCCCAGCTCATGGTGTGGTCTCCTCGGGTAATTGAATGTGTGGACGTTTCTAGTATAACGCCTATTTGGTGATGGCCTTGACACGCCCGTCCAGAACCGTTCTCACGACATCCTCGAAGTCCGTGCCGTCAGGCAATAGGTGGGAGTCTTGGAGGGTTCCGATAATCTTCAACAGTTCCGTATGCCCGTGCGGAGTGCGCTTATAGTCGCGGGTCGCACCCGCCTTGTATGCGCGACGCAACTGCAACGCCAACTGCTCCCGTGTGAGCGTGATGAAGTCTCCTTCCTCGATGGGATACCGTTCTTCCAGTTCTTCGTTGAGAATGCTCATTTTTTTGTTTTTCCTTTCTGTTTTTTCAGACGTACATTCCCTCATGCCAGCCGTGTAGCAAACCCCATTCGGATAGTTTCCGGAACCATTTCTCGCATTCGTCAGCCACCTTGTTGGGATAATCCAACGTCGGGTTCACGTTGAGTAAATACTGGTAGTCGTAGGGTTGGCAGAAGTTCTCGTCCAACACGTCAATCTGCCAGTCGCTACCGTCCTTGGCAATCTCGACATTCAATGTCATGTCATGGTCGGGGGAGACTGAACGGCAGAGGTACCAATACCCCTCACGGTGGTCGGTGAACCCCAGTCGGCGCATGGTCGAATCTTCGGCGGAACTCATGCTAAGCGCCGCATTGTTCTGATGCTTCGTGTAGGTGACGCCTATGGTCGAGAATCGAGGCGTGTTCTGATTGTCGGACATGTTCTCTCCTATTCTTCGCTTTCGCGCAAGTCGATTACCGGAATATGGGTATCGGCGGAATAGTGGACGGAATAAGGGTCGATTGTCCTATGCCGCCAACTGACACCACCTTCCACCGGCCAAGCCAACCAGCTTATGCCGTCCAAATAGTTCAGAATGCTGACGTGAGCAATCCAACGGCACCATCTTGCCGGGCATATCACGTCGAACATGGGAGTATCCTCGGTTCCCGGTCGGCAGGAATGCCGTTGCCAAGAACGAAGGCATACGCGGTAGAGCGCATAGGAGTCATATGTTGGCAGTTCCTTGGTGTCGAATACCGCGCGAGTTGGGTGGTCATCGAAGAGGATTCGTTTGCCGAATTTAGTTGCTTGATTCAATGCGTCCTCCTTTTTGGGTTTTGTCTTTGTTTTTGTTGTGAACAATCCCACTATAACACAAGGGGGTAGAAAAACGCAACACGCAAACCTAAGCCAGCGTCCCGTTAAAAAAGAACTCCCTCTTCCCAACCCGATACAAACCCACACGAGAGACGGACAGACGAAAATCAAAACGACGGAAGAAACCCTCATACATCGGCAACAACTCTTCCGGCACTGTCACCAGAGGGAACCGTTCATCCAGCGATTTCAATGCATATTCGACCAGCGTGGAACCAACCCCTCGACTCCGAAAACCCTCGTAGACATACAAAGTGCAAATCTTCCGTTCAGACGGATTTCTCTTGAGAACGCAAAACCCCGCCAACTCACCGTCTATATAGGCTAAAAGAATCACACGGTCTTCCCCCAATGAGGGGAGAACCGTGCGGTCGAACCAAATATCGAAGCCGGGATAATACGTTCGGATTGTCCCCGGAATGGGAATAGAAGCCGCAGTGCCAGCGTCCCGAACTACACTAATCCTCAACGAACTCGAACACATGAAAATCCGTCACACGCTCGACGTTGACATGACTCGTATCATCCGGCCAAATATATAAGACCGGCATGTAACCGGACAGTTCACGAACTGCGAGATTGCTGAAACCGTCCAAGTAGAGGGTTCCGGCCATGGGTTTGCCGTTCCATTTGAATATCGCGGACTTGCCTTCGAATTCTTTCCAGTTGATTCCGTCTTGATAGGGAAGTTCTTTTAAGGCCATTGGTTTTCCTTTTTTGGTGTGGGCTATCTCACTCTAACACAACAGGGGTAATGCAAAGAACGAAAAACCACCTTCCCACACTTAGAATTCCGGCTCCTCAACATTCAACAACACCAGTTTCGGACGGCGGCGCAGAATCCTGCAATCCTCTGCCCACGCGTCCAAAATTTCGCAAGCCAATACGGGTGCTTCCGGAGCCAGAGTAGGCATGTGTTCAGAATCGACTGGACGGAGTCTAAGTCTGCGAAGGGAAGTTCCGTCGCATTATTGGCTGCATCCAAAAGATAGTGGGGCATTCGTGCTCCTTCCAAAAATTGAAAAGAAAAAGCCTGTGGGCAACGATTTTCCACAGGCATTCTTAGCTTATTATTCGATTTCGCGAGGCTTCAGAACTTTGTCTGAAACACCAGCGCAATCGCGCTCAATAATAGACTTTTTTACCGACTTTTATTCGTCGCACAAGTCGGTGTTGCGTCTGCCATATTCGTTTCGTTTCTTGGCTTGCGGATTCCAAGCGCTACCTGCATCCCATTCGATGTGAGTGGAACGGTTTTCCCTGTGAGTGTTGTTCTTGTTGGCATTGCCGGTGTTAATCCAGTCGTGGTTGCTCATTTTTTTTCTACTTTCAGTAGCAGTCATCGCACCAACCGGTGTCCCCGCACGGATTCTCGTTTTCGTCGGTTAGCAGACAACCGCAACCGCTGCAATACATGTTGTCCGGATTGTCGGACGAAGCGAAAGAACCTTCCCTGACAATGTTACCAGCCAAGTCGGTGATGGTGTAGATTGCCCGAGTGTCGGCTTCCGGTGCGGGATAGCCGGACATGCCTAGAATCCTGTTGTACACGTTCGTCAGTAGAGTGCGAACGTTTCCCACCTGACGAGTCCCATTCAGAATGGGAGCCGTCAAATGGTCGAAGAATCCTACCGTCGTATCCCAAGAATGCTGACCTTCGTGGATTTCAATTTCCAGCTTTTCCTTGCCGTCCGTGAATCGCATTTTCGTTTTTCTACAATTCCCTCATGGCCTTGTCTAAATCGGACACAATCGCGTCATACAGTCCGTCAACATCCAACGATTCCAGCTTGTGCGACGGCAAATCCACGGGAGTGTATTCCCCGTCGTCGAAAGTCCAATGCTCGACCGAAACCGTGTATACTCCTCCACTCCAACGGTAGGAACGTCTGCCGTTATGTTGCGAGTCTGCCACAAGATAGTATTCGAACATCTTGCCCATGTATGGGCATTGGAATGCGACTTCGATTCCGTCTCCGAAGATGGCGTGGGTGGCGTGTGCGCCGGTCACGTATGGGATTTTGACAAGCTTGTCAATGAGTTTCCGATAGGTGTCTTCGCTGATTTTCGAGTACATTCTGATTGTCCTTTTTTCGTGTGGTCGGTTTTGTGTGGTTGGGGTTTTTGTGGCGATTGTTTTTCAGCAACAGTATTCGTTGACTGCGTTGACGAGTTCAGCCATGCTCATGCCGTACACGTCGCTGTGGTGGGCGTAGATGTCTTTTGCGAAGAGTCTGTTTTGCATGACGTCGCGGGCTTCGGCGCTTTGTGCGAGTTTTACGCTTTCGGGGAATGTGCCTGTGGGGTTGTCATTGATTTGTTTGGCGTATTCGATGGCTTGGGCTTTGGGCATTTTCCTTACGTTCATTGCGCCGCCGATGTAGTGGATTGCGTACATGTTATGTGCTCCTTTTTGCCTATCGCTCTTTGTGTGAACAATTCCACTATAGCACACTTGAGAGAAACCGCAAAACCCCAAAAAACAAAAGCAGGACACCAAAACAGCATCCCGCCTCCCCTCCATCAAACCTCAATCGGACAAACCGGCACGGGCACGCATCTTGCGTTTAATCTCGCTACCCTTGGCAAACAAGCGCTCCATACGGGCCACGGTCTGCAACGCCTTCTTATACTCCTCCAATCGAGAAGAGATTTGCCAATTACGAGGTTCCGCCAACGACTCCTCAATCAGAGAATCGGGAACATCCCACATAAAGGACATAATCCAACGGCGGTTTTCCCCGCCCATGCGACGCCACAAGCGCACGGCACGCTTACCTTTGACCCATTCCGGATTATTAAACAAGACTTGGATGGCGGATTCGTCGGAGAGGGAGTCCAGCAATGGGTCTATGTCCGTTTCTTCCGCCAATGGTGCCGATAGGGCGCGAATGGTTTCGTCTTCGCTTTTTACCCAATGCTCGAAGCAGAGCCTATCGGCCAGCTTGTTTTCCACCATGTAGCGGATAACGTCGTAATCCGTCTCCTCCCAGTACATGCTTGCAACGGTATGCTTTGCGGCGAGCTTGCGTAGTTCGGGGTCTTTGTCCTTGGCGAGACCAATCGCGGTCTTATAGTTAAGCTTTCCCTTGTATTCCAAATAGTCGGCCACTTTGCGGCGAACGTCACGACTCCGGTCTTTCAACACGGTTTCACGCAGTCCGTCGTATATTTTTCCGTCCTCGATTTTCATGTTGTACTTCAACTTGCAGTTGATGTAGTAGTGACGGAATGGTAGGGGGAGCAGAAATATTCTTCCACTCCGGTAGATGTTCTTGATGCTTTCCAGCAGGTCGATTCCCTTGTTGGTAAGCTTCCAACGGTCGTGTTCCTTGGTCAGTTCGATTAGGTTGGCTTCCTTGATTTTGTCTAAGGGCTTCTGGTCGATGTATGCGCTCAGTCGTTGCGAGTGGGTTTCGTTGTCGAAGTCCTCGAAGTAGTAGACGAGGTTGGCGTTCCACTTTTTGGTGAGAGTTTTGATTTCGTTGTTGTCCATGGTTTCTCCTTTTCTGGTATATCTTGTGTGAACAATTCCAGTATATCATATTTAAGAGAAAGCGCAAAAGCGCAAAAAACAAAAAGCCGTGCAAATACAAAAAGCATTCACATGACTCGGAAATTTTTCCCACTATTAGTTAGTCAAAGTCCGACGGTTCACCATTGACGTAGTTTAAAAACTGGTCGAAGGCATATTGCGCGGTATCTTCATAACGGCATGGCTTCGGCTGTGCGTTCTTTTCCTGCTCTTTCTGCTCTATCAACTGGTCTATTTGGCTTTGCTCATTGCGGTGCTGCCATGAAAGTGGTTCGTTGCCTTGGGCTAGGTTCTCATACACCGTGTATTCGTGCCCGCGATAGCTGTAGACAAGATAGACCATATGTGCGTCGTATCCGTGCCCGTAGTATTTTCTGATAAATGTCGCTTTTCGCATTGCTATCCCTTTCAACCAATCTCGCGCTCGGCACGCTCCCAAATCTTCCGGCGAATCTCACTGTCCTCGGAGAACATCGTACCCAACTCCAACACTTGACGGACAGCTTCTCGGTATTCCTCCAAACGGTCATGCAAGGCCATGTACGCGTCGCTTTTGAACGCCTGATTGATGAATGAGTCCGGCATGTCGCGCATGACCTTGACCAGCCTGTAACGTCCCGCCTCGTCCGCGTTCTCCCAAGCGTTCATGACTCGTTCACGCGTGGCCCACTGCGGCTTGCAGGCCAGTACATGCGCCACATCCTGTGAGTCGAGGCGGGCCAACACTTCATCCACCTTGCCGTCTTCGGTCAGAAGAGCCGCCTGAACGCGAATCTGACTGTTGGGATTGTCCAGCCAATGTTCGACGCATTCCTCATCGAAATTATGGTTATAGATAAGAGTCTTGACCACGCGCTCGTCCGACTCCTCGAAGAAGAGGTGAGGGTCTGCGTTCTTTGCCGCCATGAGTCGAATCTGATAATCCTCGTCGTGGGCCAAACCGTTCGACGTTTCCTTGTCGAGCTTGCTGAACTTGTTGAGCATTGTGGCCGCTTTCTTGCGAATCTCGGCGCTCCTGTCATGTAGGGCAACTTTGGATAGTTCCTTGACGGGTAGTTTCTTTTCGTCGTATACGCGCCAGTCGAAGTAGTAGTTACGGACTTTCAGGGGTAGTTCGGAGAGTTTGCCGGAGTTGAAATGCTGTCTGATGTTGGCGAGTTCGTCTTCGCCTGTTTGGGTGAGAGTCCAGTCGCCCGTCTCGTTTTCCTGAATGAGTCCGGCTTTGGCGAGTTTGGTGATGTCGCGGTCGGGGAATACTCGGCGTTCGGGTTCACGCTCGAATCGCATGAATTCGTAGACTGCGGTTTCGTTCCAGTTGATGTCGCTCATTTTTTGCTCCTTGGTTTTTCTTTTATCTTTTGTGTGAACAATCCCAGTATACAGCGTGCGAAAAAACGACACACCCAAAAAACTATAAACAACCTCCGAAAAAACAAACCCCTCCAACCTATAAGGGAAGGAAGAGTACTGTTACAGAATCGCTCAGGCGTCCAAGTGGGAATGATGCAGAAGCCTACGAACATTGATATTGTGGACAAACCTATCCTGACCGACAATCCTCGAAGCAAACTCCCTATCGGTATATCCACCGTCGGAAACACCGTCCAAAACAGTCTCGGGAATATTGTCCAACATGTAATAGCTGACGCCGGTCTGACTCTCGACATGCTCGAAAAGCATGTAGTAGACGCCCTCGGGGTCGTCTGTGAAACGACTCATGACATACGACTTGTCCTTGACTACGAAGATGTTGTAGTCCTCTGCGCCGAACTGCTTGAAGTATGCAGGCTTATTCATTTTTTTCTCCTTGGTTTTTCAACTTTTTTTATGTGAACGATTCCAGTATACTCCAAGCGTGGAAACAATACAAAAAAAGAGGGACGGAGACCAAAACGGAAACCGTCCCTCAATGCCTTTTAGAAAAGTGACCTTATCTCAAACAAGAATCTATTTTAAACCACTTCCGTTTAGGCCGTCAACCTCTACTCTCGACAAAGCTGCCCATTATCGAACTTAACCCCTTGGTACATGCTTTTTTAAAGTATTATACTTATTATAATTATTATAAAATCAAGGAAACAGAC